TCTGACATTATTCTTCTGTTGGTTCAACATCTTCAATGTCCGCGTTTGCACCATCGATACCTGCGCGGATAGCGGCCATTAAGTCTTTTGTACCTCTTTGGATATTTTTATTACTAGTATCTCCACCTGCTCCTTCAATCTCAGTTTGATTCTGTCTCTGTTGATAGATCTCTATATCTCTAGCAATTCTTTTAGTACCTTCTTCTGCAGCCATCAGATACATGGTCTGAGATTTGATAATATCTAACATTGACTTCTGTAAAGTTGCTAGTACTTCAAACATTCTAGGTGCTAATTCACCTGAGTCGATAGTTTCTAATAGAGTAGTTAGGGCTCTTTCACCTGCTTGCAATTGATAAATTAGAGAAGACATTGTCATCTCATCCATTTGCTTCTTAGCTTTAATATACTCATCCTTCTCAATAATATCTGCATCCAGATAAAATTTCATCAGAGAAGTAATGGTTTTTTGTGCCTTTTTAGTTGCACCTGCTTTTAATTCTGTATAGTTAACCATCGGAGCTAATGCCGTTGGTTTTGACTGAATAGGTAAATCTTTAGGATCGTTCTCTACGTTTAGCGGACTATCTCCGATTAAATCGTCTAACTCTTTCCTAATATCATCTGCCTGCTCAGCTATTGTCTTTTTCTTCTCACTCATAATATGATATTATATTCTATATATCTAGAAAATTATCCTAGATTAGAATTTGGAATAATTACCTGTTTTGGTTATACCTTCTTAACTGAATAGACGGAACAGCGTTATCGATAATATGAGCCAGTCGGTTATCTCTAACGATATATTGTTGTAGAATATTAGTATGTTGATCTTTACCGATCACTTTAGTAAATAATCTGATATTGGTTAATGCCATTTTACCAGGCATTAAAGACCATTTTTTAGTGGTAACCCAACCTAGTTTACTTGTAATTTCAAAATTATTATCAAGCACTTCAATTAAAGTATCTGAAACTGCCATAGAAGTTATAGCATTACTAACTGGATTTAATTTATACACAGATACATGTGTATTTAGATGTGTATTATTTAAATTAAATACTAAACCATACCAGTTATCGTTTTCGGGTTGAGTTGCAAATGGGTATTCTAGTACTAAGTCATTAATATATGCCTTGACATGAGTTTTATTAACTGTTAGTTTTAAACCCTTATTATCTTTCGATCCATCGATAATTGTTTGTTCTGCAGTGGCCGACGTAAAATTAGGTTTAAACCAAGCAGAGAATGCAATATTATCTGATGTCTGTAATTGAGAATATTTACCATAGACCAGACATTCAATACCTAAATCTTTAACTGATTCTAAATCATAAGAGTTCTTTCCGATAATAGTCCACTTATTTCTAATCTCTTTATCTGAGATAATTAGTCCGTTATGGATTCTCTCTCTAACACCATCACTAACTTCTGAGAAAACAGTCTGGTATTGTTCTGGCTTAGTAGATTGTACATATTCATCTTGAATTTCTTCTCCGAATACTTCTTCAACGCCAGTATAAAGTTCATCTAACTGTTGCTCTATTGCACTTCCATCCTCAACAATACTAGAGCTACGCTCTTCGTATTTTTGTAGCATTACTCTCCAGTACGTCATGGTTTGGTTAAACTCATCTGCTAAAGATACTGAGCTCACCTCATACATTCTATTCATAACTGGAATGTACATATAATCTCTAGGCCTTGGGAGTATACCTTCACCGAATGCCTGTTCCATTTGGCCTTTTGTAATATGGATCTCGAAATCCTCAAAGCCCATACCAAAAATATCGTATGTAAATTCTCTAGTTGGCATTGCATTATCTGGAACGATAACCTTTAAGTCGCCTTGCTCTTTTACATTATATAGAGAGTACTCCATTAAGATAACATCTCTAGATCTTTGATCAGGTTCTACTCTAAAATACTGTACTGGATGTCCCCACATATTAGCAGCAAGTTCACTAATCTCTTCATAAATTGCTGTCGGTTTATTTAAATTATATGGGTTGTAGATTGGGTCAGTACAGTCGATTACAATATTAGTGCATCCAGCAACATACGGGTCGTCACATTCGCCACAAATATTAGGACATGATTGAATTGTACCTTCTGCCGTTTCCAGTTCAAAAGTTACTGATAAAAGGCTTAAGCTATGTAAACTTGATAATCTATAAACCTCTGCCTTTACGTCAATCCAGAGCGGTTTATCCGCGTCAAATTGCATGCCCATTAAGTCTCTAGGCCCAATCTGATTATTTAAAGGTCTTAACTCAGACATCTGGCCGCCGTCTGAAGAAATACTTTCTTGGGACCATCTAAAGTCATAGGTAAAATAATTATCTTGATCTGGGTATTCGTACCATTTTGCCGCAGCTGCAGAAAAGTTAGCAGGTTCTGTTGTAGTAATACTATATGCGTCAATACCAGCAACAGTGAAAACTTGAGAACCTACGATAAAGTTATTGCCCGGCGCTAAATTCCAGTTTACATTAGTGCCATAGATAACATTGGAACCCGAGGTTAACTGTAAAGTACCTACGCTATTTGGAGAGTTAACTCCTACTAAAATATTCCAACCTGTTACTCTTGTTACACCAGAGAAAGGCTCTTGTAGTTTAGCGAAGAAATAGTCTCCGATTTGATTTGCTGTAAAGTTTGTTACCGCCATTAATTGAAGGGGTCAATGCCTCTATTTTTTATTATATATCTGACTCCCAGTCGGTGATTAAGAGCATTTCTGGATTATCCTGCTCGTGTTGCTCTAATTCATGGATAAATGCATTAGTAACTCCTAATACCTCAACTGTATTATTTTCAGCCTGATAAAGGTCTAGGGCACTTAAAAAGTCCATAAGTTTAAATGATTTAAATTTCTCACCATGCTTAATTAAACCCGCCTTTAATAGAACGTTATTAGCAAGTCTTAACTCATGTTCATTGAATATGTCAAACATTCTAACAGAGCCTCTTATGATTTTAATATCATATTTAATGGTCTTTACCTGATCGACGCTAACAATTCTATTATAGCTAGAGTTTGTATTTAAATTTACTCTAACATACCTTAAATTTGGCATGCTTTTAAAGATCTGCCAGATAAAGTAAATTGAAGTCGCTTCTTTATGAATATTTACATCCGAAACTGCATTAAATCTATTAATATCTGAACCAAACGCTACCTTTAGATATTCTAGTAATCGATCTTTTGAAACCAGCATACTACTGTCTCCGGTTTTTCTAGTCTTAGAGTCACGATTAATAATGCCCCAGATCTTTAAATCAATAGAGTTATACTTATAGAGCGTAATGTCTATAATCTCAGTAAATGTATCTCCCTTATTTTGCATAGACGTCTATCTGTTGCTCTATTTTTTGTAAATCAGCAAACAGCGCGTCTTTTGCAAATTGCTTTAGCTCTTCAATTTCTCGATGGCCAATTTCGTTTCGATCCATATAGATCTGCAAAGCCTGTTCGCTTGGAGTATATTTATCGGCCACATTTTTAGCGGCCTTTTTAGTTTTAGTATAAAACCAGCCCGGAACAGATTTAAACCTAGATGCAACAGTAGCCCAACATTCTACTACATTACCGCCATTAATACCATTAATATTAAATAGCTGTGCATTTGATGGATATTTAATAGCAAAGAAACGGTTAATCATAAAATGATGCCTCTTCTTTGTGTGATTTTTTAGTTTACTGTATTGGTCTCGCTTTGTGAACATAATTTTCACAAAGTCAAATAACTTCGTTTCGTCTAGCATGTTTATTATATGTTAATAACGTGGAAAGTTTACTTAACCCACTCAGCGAAAGCTAGAGCATAAGCGTCCTGGTAGCCATAACCCTCTTTCAAGAATTTGTTTGCACTTTCTTGAACTTCCGACTTTAGTCCGTACGCGTTGGCCTCTGTTAATACTTCTTCAACGTATAAGTGTTCTTCTAGGGTCATATCTGTTAAAACAATTTCTTAGTTTTATCTTTAGTTTCCGTCTTAGTTTGAGTTTTCTTTCCAACTAACTTCATTTTAGGAGCTGCCTCCTTCTCTTCTGGAATATCCATACCTGCAAATGGATCCGGTGCAAAATTGGCCTTCTTAGCACCGTCTAACCAGTCAGTACCCTCTAAAATTCTATCCATTTCCATGATAGATTCTTTAGACTCAATTGCACCCTCCCAATCTCTTTCAATAGCTTCATAAATAGCCTTTTGAATTGGATCTGGAATTGTTTTATTATGTAACAACATAAGGGCAATATTACTAGTTAGATTAGTCTTAATCAGTGTTGTTGAAGTTTGACCGACTACTCTGTAAATAATATCTGATAAAATATCTTTAGCTTCTGAAGAGAATAAGAAGTCGATAGTAAATCCATTGTATTCTTTAATATACTGATTCCAAATGGTTTCTGCTGTCTTATCAGTAATTGAATAATTACGTAACTTACCGCCTTTCATTTCTTTTTGCCAAGTTACTACTGACGGTATGTTATCAGACTTATCACCTACTAGAATCTTTTTAAAGATAAATTCATCACAATCAACTTCGGTTACACTAATTTTATTAGCAGCAACCCATTCCATGATGTCTCTTTGGTAGTTATCGCGTAACATAGACTGGCCGCCCATATTAAACATTAAGTCATCTTGTGACATATCTTCAGTTGCTGATCTTTCCATATCCGCAACAAATCCATTATACGCATAAAGCGTCTTTTTAGTATTGTAGTACCAAACTGTATGCGCATCATTAGTCTCTGAGTAATTAACTAATTGAATTAAGTCTCTATCGCCTGACCAAACAATGCATGATTTACCACGAGCGTTAAGCATTGTGGACCAACCAAAAATTACATCATCTGCTTCTGCACCCTGGATTTGGTGTACAGTAACACCTTTCGCAGCAACAACTTTTTGGAACTCTTCATAAACAGCATAGACTGATGGCCAGTCTACGTTATTGTTTTGTTTTCTAGTACCTTTATAGTCTGATGCTGGAAATAGGTCTTTACGCCATGACTTGGAATCTACGGCCAAGACCACGTCGTCTACAAACATTTTTAACTTACGCATCTCTGATGCAAAGTCAATGGCCAACTTACGCATAAACTGCGCTCTTTGTTTATCGTCTTCTAATAGCTTGCCTCTTTTAGGTTTAGGTAAGACAAATAATCTACTGAAGACAAAGTAATTGCCGTCGATTAGTAATGTATGTTTTCCCACTTTCATATCTTTCTTATATTTCTTATGCTTCCTATACAAATATAATAAAAATATCTGACATAGAAAAATTATTTAACACATTTTTAGCCTCTAATTATGCCTTGTATTTCGTACACGCAACTCAACATTGTAATTACGGGATCTATCACATGAACTCTTTGCGATTGGTGTTTAGCTACAGAAATAATGATCTGTGGGATATGCTTCACACTTTGCAATTGTTCTTGGTTTATATATTCGATAAACTCTTCACCTAGCGTTTGTAAAATATCATCAACACGATTAGAGTAATTACTTACTAATAGCTGATAATTCTTAGCAGGATCAGTCTCATTAAAGATTAACTCAAATACATCTTTATAGACAGAGTTAAACTTCTTCACATCGCCCACTGTAATATTTGTAGTGCCCTGAGTCTTAAATCCTTGTAACTTATTTAAAGTAGATCTTAGATCTGGGAAGTTACGTCTAACAAATTCTACAAGAGCATCTTTCTCAATTGACATTCCCTCTTGTTTACAGATCTCATAAACTCTGCGAATATATTTCTTAGTCAATTCAGACTCTTCTTCTTTATCAAAGTCAAAGTTAATAACTTCGAATCGACTTAGGATTGGGTCTGGTAGTTTATTGATATAATTACATGTGGCAATGAATCTAGAATTAGATGCAAATTGTTCCATTGTAGCACGCAAAGCCTTGAAGAATTGGTCTGATACTCCATCAACCTCATCAAGAATTACCACTTTAAATGTGCCTGGTTTATCCATAATAGAGACTGTTGAACAAAAGTCTATAATTCTAGTTCTAATCACCTCGACTGAGGTATCTGTGGACGCGTTGATGTACAGATAAGGTAATCCAAACTGATTTACTACGGCTTTAGCAGTAGAGGTCTTACCTGTTCCTGGTGAGCCAGCAAATAGCATATTCTGTACTAGTCCGTCTTTAAACTTATTCATGACCGTGTCAGGTAAAATAAGTTCTTCTAAATTTTTAGGCCGATACTTTTCGGTAAAGAGTTGATTTATTGATTGCATACAACTTGAGTTTAGTTATTATAGTACTAAGTGGCCTAAAAGTTTCATCGATAAATATACTATATGAGTATACGCATTGAAAAGACAGGAGGCCCTTGGCCAGCTAATCGCTATGGCATTATTCTAAAGCATTTACCTAGATTCTTAAGAAAGTTTCTAATTACTCACAGGAATCTTGCTAAATGGTCTGATGATGACCAGTTCATGGAGTGTGTTTTAAGAATGCAAAGACCTAATTCAACGACAAGCACTAAAATTTATTGGGACGTAATTAATGATAGAGCATTAGACGAGAAAGGCCTAGAACGTTCCTATAATACGGTGGATTGGTATTGTGCCATTTCACTTAAACCGATCAAGGCTAAGTTTATGAATTTTGACCTGGAGAACTTCGTGCATCCAGAATACTATGATGTTTTAAAGGCACCTATGGTGGATAGTCGTATACTTAAATCCTCAGTTGACTTTCGCAAAAAATGCAAAAAACTTCTGCTAGCAGAACGAGAAGAGTTTCTTAAACTTGCTAAAAAGAACGCTAGAAAAAGGTTAGATATATAAATCGTGAGTATTCCAAAGATAATACATCAGATTTGGATTGGAGACAAACCAATCCCGGAGAAATGCGTAAAATTTATGCGCAGAGTCAAAGAACTGCACCCAGACTGGGAGTATAATCTATGGACTAATAAAGAAGTTTTTGAAGAACAATACAAAGATGATGTTTTTCTACAAGATTGGAAAAAAGATATAGGTATTCATTTTAAACCGGCGCATGTTGCTGATAGAACCAGGCTACTTTTACTTAGAGATTTTGGAGGAGTTTATATTGATGCCGATGCAAATCCAGTAAAATCATTTAATCATATTCTAAAAGAACTACATAACCAAACTACTTTCTTTGGTGGAGTTAGGCCTGTAGGTCAAGATGGTAATGAAACCGCCTTAATAGACTGTACTGTATTAGGAGCAGCTCCTAATTCTAGAATGATAAACTCATGTCTTTCAATATACGAAGATATAGACTGGGCATGGGGTGGAAAAGCATTATCAGAACAAATGTTTAAATCAATTGGTCCAGATGTATGTTTATTTGATTATAGATATTTTTACGATACTAAGATGACTGATAAAACTATAGTCATACATGATTCAGAAGAAAATAGACTTTGGTCTTGGAAATAAAAAAACCCCACGAAAGTGGGGTTTTTCATTATATCTATATTCTGATATTACCTATTCATTAAAGCTTTAAATTTATCAGAAATACTCATACCTTCATAAATAATTGGATCTTGTTTTTCTTCTAAAGTATCTAAATTAATCTTTTCTGCTTTAGTTCTACCTGAACCATCTTTAACAATAGATTCATTTGCTCCGGAACCGGATGGAGAGCCTTTACCAGCTGGAGCCTTTCCTACTTTATGGAATATTTGCTTATCGCCATCAGGTCCAGTCATCGTTTTGGTTTCACCCTCTTTATCTTTTGGAAGTCCACCATCTTTCCAGCCATCTTTCTTTAAAGCTTTAATAGCCTCTTGATGATCTTTCATTTCTTGTTTTGCATTATCAACTTCAGCAGGATCAACGTCTTTCTCAATTTGCTTAATAGCGTCTTCCTCTTTCTTTAATTGAGTTTGTAGTTCACCCATTTGGTTTTTAAGCTCTGCTTTTTTCTTTGGGTCATCAGACATACCGGTCTCTTGTTTGATAGCATCTAATCTACCTTCAATATCTTTGTTAGCGATAGCCTTTTTTACAACTTCACTTCTATCTGAGAATTTGTCTCTAACTGCCTTTTCTAAATCATCAGCTTTCTTCTTAGCAGAATCTGCCTTTAATTTTAAAGCATCTTTCTTAGCCTTTTCTTTATCATCACTACCGTCTAGTCCTTTTGCAGCTATATCGATAGCAACTGCATTTTGTTTGATCTTATTAACTTTATCCATGGCCTTTTTAGCCTTTGGCTTATACCAGATAATATCCATTAGCTTTTTGCTCATTTCGCCGGCTTCGTTAATAGTTACAAGGGCTTCTAGGATGTCTTCGTCAGCTACGCCAGCCTCAACATCTGCTTTAAGTCCATTAAGATTTTCTTGGATTCTAGTTGATAGAGTTTCTAGATTAGTTAAAATAGCATCAACGTCTTTGATAATCTCTGCTCTAATTTGAGCACCATCAGTCTTGTCAACTGCGATCGAATCTGTTTGTGTTTTAGCAGCGGGAGCTACATTTTGTTCAGGTCTAGTGATTTCACCAGCTGAAAATTCTTCAAACAATTTGATTTTATTTGTATTAAGCATATTAATCAATTTATGTTTCTTATGATTTATATATCTAGATTTGCTGGTAAAAAAGAAAAGGCCCTCGAATGAGGGCCTTTTTTATGAACTTCTATAAATCTTAAGATTATAGATTGAAGTTTTCTAGTTCAAATTTCTCGTATTGAGTACCTGGGTGGAAACCAGCTTCAACTAGAGCGTATCTAGACTTAACAGCTACTTTAGGAGCCATTGTGCCTTCAACGATAGCTTGTACTGATTCAGCCATTAAGTAAGGCATGAATACAAGACCTGGACCGTTACCGTCACCTTTTCTACCAACTAGTACTTCTACTGAGTCGAAAGAGATTGATGGGTCAGTGTAAACGTTGATACCAGCGATCGAACCTAAAGGATAGATTGCACCAGCAACTTGGTTTACAGTGTTAGCCATTGGGTAAGCAACGAAACCAGCAACACCTTGTAATGCAGAAGCAACTTTACCGCCTACTACAGCGAAGTTACCAGCACCTCTTCTACCTCTTTGAGCGATTAAGTTCGCAGAAGCTAAGATAGCTGTTAAGATTCTTCTGTGTGCGTCACCTTTAGTTTCACCAGCAGAAAGATCTAGATCTAATTTCTGACCAGCACCGAATAGGTTTTCACCAGCGATAGATCTCATCTTGGTTAAGATGTGGTTGTTGATTGACTGAGTCAATTCGTTAGTTAAAACTGCTTCTACTTGAGCAACAGCGTCAACACCGAATTGCTTAAGATCTTGAACTTGCTCTCTAGTTACAGCAGCAGCAACTTGGAAAGTTTCTGCAGAAACTGACTTAGAGAATAAGCTTAGACCCATTACTTTGTCAGGAGTAGATTCACCTAAACCTCTTGACATTGGCGCGCCTGCATCGTTAGCACCAGAGAAACCAGGAATGTGGTCTTCTAGAGCAGCAACTAATTCAACACCTGAAATAGATGTGAATAAGTCAACGTAAGACTCTTCAGCACCGATAGCAGCTTGACCTGCGTCTTCGATTTTCCAGATGTCTTTACCGTCAATTCTTGACTTTTGATCTAACTTAGTTGCGTAAGTAGCATCTGCTACAACAGCACCTGCAGTAGCTTTGATGTAAGTTGGAGCAACACGACCGTCAGCGTAGTTAGGCTTAGCACCACCTAAAGTACCACCTTCGTATACGAAGTCTAGGTAAGAAAGTAGACCCATTGGACCAGCCATAGGAACTACAGGTACTAAATCAAGACCGATAGTTTGTGCAGCAACTTGCATTGCTAATGGTAATAAAGTTGGAGCTTTGTCACCAGAACCGTTTGCAGTTGATGTTGGGAACGCAGTGTCACCCATACCTGCTAATGTCATACCTGGGTTAAGAGATACGATGTTAGCATCTTCATAAAGCTTGTGATTGTGGCAGTATTCCGACATCCAAGCTAGTTTTGCTGATTCATTGATACCAGTAGCTTCCTCGATAATAGGAGCCCAAGTATTTCTGATCTCAGCTTCGTTAATTAAATTTGCCATTTTTCAGATTTTATTTTTTTCAATGGTTTTTATTAATGTTCCGTTAGGAACTCGACTTGCTTGGGTGTTTTGCTTCTGTCACCCTATATCGTCGATTGTTGTTTATATATCTTTACTTTTTAAATCTTTTCTTTAAGCTATCAGCGTAGTTAGAAACATCATAAAGTGGCTTCTTCTCATCAGATTTTACTGCTGATTCGTTTACCGCTTGTAATTTTTCTAGGTCAACTTTTACCTCTCTTAGATCTCTAGTTTCCCAGAAGTTTCTAACTTGATACTCAGTATTTAGAGTATGGTAATTAGCTTGAGCTTTGATTTGATTTTGTTTTGCTTCAGTTAGAGCTTCAAATTTCTCTTTGTACTCTGCAGGCATTGCAGTGATAAAGAAAGGCTCAGAGTTTCTAGATTCAACTACTGCTTCTGCACTTTCAACGATAGCGTTGATTTGTGCTTCAGTCATGAAACCTCTCTTAGCAACCTTTTGTCTAACTTCAGTTTTAGCATCTTCATTTAGAGCGTTATATTTCTCTTGAGTTGTGGCAGATACAATCTTAAAGAAAGATGGGTTTTCATTTTCTTTAACCTGTGCAGCTTCAACTAGAGCGTCTAATTTAGATGAAATTTCTTTTTTGTAAGATTCTAATGGGTCGTGTGCGCCATCTTCACCTTCAGCCTCTTCTTCAGACTCACCTGGTTCAGCCTCTTCAGTCTCATCTTCAACTTCAGCGTCTGATTTTACAGTTTCATCTTCTAATTCTTCTGCAGGCTCACCGATGTCACCTTTAGGATCTACATCACCTTCTTCTGAATTGTCACCAATTTCTTCGATGTCATCTTCAGCGTCTTCTTTTTCTTGACCAGGCTCTTCAGCATCATCGTCTTCAGTAACTTCTTCAGTTTCTTCAACTTCTTCTGCAGCTTCTTCTTCGTCAACTACTTCTTCAGCACCTTCACCAGCCTCATCTTCTTCAGCTACTTCTTCTTCGTCAACTACTTCTTCAGCACCTTCACCAGCCTCATCTTCTTCGTCAACTACTTCTTCAGCACCTTCACCAGCTTCGTCTTCTTCGTCAACTACTTCTTCAGCACCTTCACCAGCCTCATCTTCTTCAGCTACTTCTTCAGTTTCTTCAACTTCTTCGTGGTGTGCCTCTTCAGTTTCTTCAACTTCTTCTTCAGCTACTTCTTCAGTTTCTTCTTCAGTTACTAAATTTTCATTGATTTGTGTTGCGATATATTCAGCATACTCAGAAACAGATTGTAGGTTTTCTTTTAAGTATTCTACATAAGATAATAAATTCTTAGCAGTATCTGTACCTTCATTGTGTGCTTCAGCTAAATAATTAGCGAAATCCTTAACTTTACCGATAGCTTCAGCTAAGTGCTCAGAGTATTGAATACCTTGATCTAATTTTTCTGCAACAGTCTCAGTGTAAGAAATACCTTGGTCAGCTTTCTCAGCAACATGCTCTGTATATTGAATTGACTCGTCTAATTTGCCGGCTAAATACTCTACGTATTCTGAGAGAGTATTTACGCTTTCGACGATGTGGTCGTTATGAGACTTTACGTTCTCTAACGTAGTATCTTCGCTTTTCGCGTCGATAGACTCTTTAATTGACTTAATTTCACCAGCTAAGTACTCAGAATACTTGTGGAAATCTTCAGCCTTTACAAATTCTGCCATGTTTTTATTATTATTTGTTTCAATATTGGTTTCAGTAATTTCTTGTGCAACTTCTCCTTCGCCGTTCATTTCATAGATCCATAGACCTGATTCGTTATCGAATCCATAAGATTCGTTTACTCTCTTTAACTCGGCATTAGCGAAACCAGGATCTGCTACTAGGTCATAAGTAAATAATTGCTTGATTTTTACTTTACCATTAGATTCAACAGCACCTGCCGCTCTAGAAGAAATTTGTAAAGGTACACCTGCATCAACAAGAGCTTTAGCTTGTCTACCAGCATCAGTATCTAAAAGTCTGATTTTACCTTTTACTTGTTTGTTGTCTTTGTCGTAATAAAGTTCTTCGATAATGTGTGATACATTCTTTAGGGAAACATCAAATTGCTGTGGGTGATCTAACTCACCTAATAGCTTTGATGATTTAATCTTATCTTGCAGTTGCTGAATCTGAGGTACATACTCATCTTCAGTATAGATACGATTATTTTTATTTTTGGAGTCAATTTCTCCAAAGATACCCTCTAGAATATAATCTTTGTTCTCTGATTGAGCGACGCTCAATTGAGACGAAGACATTTCGACAATCAATAAGTCATTTAATTTTGCCATATCTATGGTTTATCTATTTTTATTATATATCTGCTTGTATTATGCAATTATCTTAATACCTTTTTAGATGCCAGCTAATGGATCTTCTTCCTCGCCGCCTTCTTCGCCTTCTTCCTTCTCGGCTTCTTTTTCCTCTTCAGCTTCTTCAGCGGATTTGTCTAGGTAGTATTTTACTAAGATGTCCATTTCACCCTCTGCGAATGCATCATTACCGTACTCATTAAAGAAATAATCTTTAAAATCGTTCTCGGTTGCAGACGCGGTGATAGCACCTAAAATTTCAGCAGATTTAATAGTTGCACCTGAGTCTAATTTCAGATCTTCAACGTAGACCTTAGACTCCTCGCCTGCTTTTAGGGCATCCTCCTGGATAAACTCTTCAAATGTTTTAATAATTTTCATAAATTATATATCTCTTTTTCTATCAGATCTAGGTTAGAGTGCCATTGGGTCTTCTGGCTCTGGCTCTTCTGCGTCAGCTTTAGCAGCTTTTGCCTTATATGCCTTGTTAGCTCTAATCTCGTCGTCGGTTAGTTTTAAGTATTTAGTTACCAGATATTCTTGGTCAAAGTAGTATTCTTCTTCCATAGTTTCTTGGTTTGTAGTCATTAGAGAATCTCTCATACTTGAGATAAAGTCTAATCTCAACTGCATGATTTCTTGCTCTTTTAATTCTGCAAAGACATTCTCCTCATTATATCTTAGAGCAACTTGGGTTTTAAATTGTGGATCGTCCACAAACTCTGGGTACTTAAGACACATTTGAATATACAGAGGCTTCACTAAGATTTCTTGGAAGACTGATCTTAGACGCTTGATAAATTTACCAAACTTAATCTCATCTCTTACCATACCATCACCTGCTAATGCATAGTCACCGCCGTCATCTTCATATAAGAATCTGTTGTAAGGAATTTTAGAAACCTCTTTAAGTTTATCAGAGAAGTATTTAACTGCTTCAGTATCTGATAGATCTGGTCCCTCACCACCGAGAGTTTCAATTTCTGGTTGTTCACCGTCTTTAGAAGGTAACCAGTATTCTTTTGAGAATTGTAGCATTGGCTTACCATCAGTCTGTAGTGTACCTGATTCAAAGTCAAAATCAACAACCTCTTTATAGTTATTCATTAGCTGAGCCAATGATTGCTTTGCTCTTGTTTTAGATTTACCACCAACAGGAATAATAAACTTCATTCTAAATGAAGCGTTGGTCACTGCCCAGATTACTCTGGTGTGTTCCATAATTCTAAGTAGGTTAAACGCTCTAACTAGACGCTCAACATAAGAGACTCTAGATGCAGTTGAAAGTGAAGAGTATGCGATATAAATGATTTGAGAATCATATAATACCCTCTCTTTTACTGGATCGTCTTTATATTGTACCCAAACTTTCTTACCATCGTCTTTATTGTAACCTGGCATTAGAGTTACAGGATCTAACTCTTTAAATCCAATAATCTCTTTTTGGTCTGGGGAATAAATTATCTCGAATGATAGATAACCATCTACTAAGAATTTTCTAAAGAAATACCAGGCTGATTGCTCGCCGTTAAATCCAAAGTAGTGATAGATCTGTCTAAAGTATTTGTTCAGGTCTTTGTTAACCTGGTCTGAGACATCAAGTCCCATAATTTCTGGTTGACAGAAGAAATTCTTATCATCATATACCACTGCCTCATCACAAAGAATATCTAGAATATCTTCAATCTCATCGTTCATTGAGAATCTTCTCAACTCATCTCTCTTACCTGGATAATCAATATCAAAGAACGGTACGTTCTTCTTCATATTAATGTCACCCATCGAGAGTGCGGCAAACGCACCGTAGATGTCATCGTTATCTAAACCAAATGGATTCATTTCCCTATAGCCAAATTGGTCTTCCATAGGACCAATAGCCTGGGACTGGCGTAAGACCATGTCATCATAGCGCATACCAAAAGAACTTAGCGATTTCAAAGCATTTGAAAGGCTAAATGGTCTGGTATTTGAGCTAAATGGCCCGTTTCGTTTGTCGGTAAATCCTGCCATAATATAGTATTATTTCTGTTTTATATATCTCATTTATTTAGGTGCTTTCTGAAGGCCGCCCTGATCTTACCAACGGACGAGTTATTTAATTCTAGAAAGTCACAAAGTGCTATTCTACCCCAGTGTTCATAGGACACCACAACTTGTTCTGTTTTACGAGTATTAGCATATTGTCTAATCGCAAAGTCAAAACCATACCTTTTTAAAAATGATTTTGCACCTTGGTAAGAGAGTGAAAGTGGTGCCTGTGCTCTGGCATTCTCAGTTTTCGACCCCCTAGTCTGACCTTGAATATATCCCATATACTGTTCGTATATAAAATCCAATAGGTCCTCTTTTACTTTTACTGGAAGCATATTCAGGTTAATACCCATATCATTGCCATTATCTGCCTTATTTAAGGCTAATACAACTGGGTTACTATCCCACCAAAAAGCTGAGATAGGATTATCATACCTAAATACGTATATTTTACCTGGTTGAAATGGTCGAGAAGATCTAGCGACCGCTTTCTCTCTGACTGATTTTTTACTGGTTTCAAACCACGCTTCAGCCTCTTTAGCAGCTTTAGTTTTACTGCCAAACTCTTTACTTAATAGTCGTATTTGTTTCCTAATCTCGCCCATTATTTAAGAGTTTTTTCTGTTAAAACAATAAACCTCCAACCTCTATTTTCACACCAAGCATTAGCATAAGCATACTTATCTCTATTCTTAACATATTGCTCTGCTAAAAATTTATATGAGTTCAATGCTTTCTTAGATTTAGTTTTAGGTGGAGTAGGCTTTTTAATCTGTGCTTCTGGTTTAATCTCAACCAGCCATTCTACTGGGCCTTCATCTCCTTCTGTTTTCATATAGAAGTCTGGATAATACTTATGTTCTTTCTTATCCATTGAAGACCAGTATTTGATTTCAACTGGTTCGCTTGACCATTTTAATACATTATCTTTTGTATCACACATTATCATAAACTTTCTTTCCCAGGAAGAACGGTAGATGATCGGAGTTGGTCCGATATACTTATCAGGATTCTGTGGTTCGTAATAGCCTTGTACAAATCCTGAGTTTCCACTGGGTTTTAAGTTCTTTATTGACATTAAATATTAAACATTCCTGAGTCGCCATCACTATTCTTAGTGTTGATGCGATCCATGGACATTGTATTTTTATACTTAGTAGGGTGGATTTTGTTCCAACCTTTAGCATAACCCCTCTTTGCAATCTCAGTAAAATACGCGAACGCGTTTGTATACTTAGGGTTAAAGTTTCTCCAGTATTTTAATAAGTCTAATATCGCAAACTGAAGACAATCATTCTTATCATCTTCGTTTAGGTACACTAGTTTAGTAATCGCCCTTTCAGCTATTAGTATTAACATCTTCTCTGCATCTGGAGTCAGTCTATCTGCTTCCAGCGAGAGCACAATCTGGTCGTACAGATCGCGGTTATTTAAATAATTCTTTTTTCTTGGCACGATTTAATTCTAATTGATTATCAATTATATGAAAAAAAGCCCATTTGTTTCGAAATGGGCTTTTTCTTTATATGGTATAAAGCTAGGAGATAGCTTTTATAGATTATCTTCTTCTGAGATATTAATCTTGTACTTCTCTACTCTGAAAGGTTTATCTTCAACGAATACAGTTAAAATATCGTTTTTACCTGCTTGGTTAAATTCTACAGCGTCAACTTTTAGTTCAGCGTTTTCTGGTAGACCATCAACTTCACCCTTTAGCGATGCATTAACGTAACCATCTTCAATAGTAAGAGTTTCTTCCTCCATTGCTGCTAGGTCTTCTTTTACTTTAGCAATTTCAGTTTCAATTAGATTATCAGCTGCTTTAATATCTGGAAGGTTTCTATCAGCCTCTGCTAATCTACCTCTTTGGTCATATAAGAAAGATAGCATCTCTTTGTAAAGTCTGATCTTCTCTGACTTTAGTTCAGTTTTTCTAGTAGCTGCTTCTAGTAGATCTGTAAATTGCTCTGTTAAATCTACACCTGTTTCTTCAGCAACATATTCGATTGCAGCATCTGCTAACATCTTTTGGAATTTGCTGATTTTAGTCTCTTCATTTACTCTGTAAACAAATACATTATTCTCAGCTCTCATAGTTGCAACAGCAACGTGGCCGTTTGCAGACTCTGTTACAAAGTCTAAGGTTTTATATGCGCCAAAATTATCAGCTGCAATTTGGAAAGCCTCAATTAACTTCTTGTCCGCATATTTAATATAGCCTATGTTAAAGAATCTTTCTGAAAGTCTTTCTTCAGATCCTAGTACTACTTCAATATTACCCGCAAAGAAAGCGTTAGACTCGGCAACATAAGTAAACTTAACCACCATTGAAGATGATTTAGATTCTTTAATAGCCTCTTCTGTAGCTGTAATCTCTTTAGTAACTTCAGTTAATGCTTCACCCTTTTTGCCGGCTACTCTTAGTTTTTTAGCTGACTCCTGTAAGAAGCTTAATTTTTCATTTAGACCTAGAAAGTTAGAGAAGTTCTCTACTGAACCTTCTTCAACCTTAGTAACTGATTGTTTGTTATTGTAGTCATAGTAAAATGAAATACCTGACTCATTAATATCGAATATTTTATTGGCTGCTACTAATGTTTTAAAGGTATCATTAGTTTCAGCAATTCTTTCGATATGACTGCCTGTAATTTTAAAGTCTGCGCCTGCAGCATGAAAGATCTGGCCATGGCCATGTTCTAATACAGGAGAAATAACTTTGTTGTTAACTTTATTTGTCATTATCAAATTATTTTGTTTTCTTATTGTATATATCAGTTTAATTATTCATCAATTTTATCACCCCATGGAAACTGTCTTGCCTTAACCTGGAACTCATCGCCTTTAAGTGCGCTATCTGCCTCGCCGCTAGGTGCAGTACCCACATTGGAGTTACCAAATGTAAAGATTCTATTTGACTGTTTTCTACGTCTAGAGACTCTCATAATTTGAGTTTCTGTTGATAAGAATTTACCTAGAAGTGCAAATATTTCTGGATCTGCACAAGAAACGCCCTCTTGTACCTTAATCCACTCTTGGCCGTTAGAATCCCATCTTGCAGGCTCATAGCTATCGAAATAAACGTCTGGGTTTTTAGCAGGATCTAAGAACTCATTAGGATCTACAAAGTCTCCACAAACTGTGCCGTTTGGAAATGCTTCAGATGGACCGTATGTAGATCTAGTGAATTTTCTATAAGTATCTTCTTCAAAGTCGAATGATGGTATAAATGAATTAATCTCTAGACTAAAAGTTACTTTATGATTTGCCTTATCATCGAATGAATATTCGATCGGACGCTCTTGTGTATAATCATCTGGCATCATATATTCAGATGAAATTCTATAAGTGCCCTCTTCTAAGTGGCCTGCATCAACGTGGTAGAAATTAGCCTTGTACATTTTCTTGACAATAGCTTCGGTAACCTTAAATAGATCTAATTGACTAGAGACTAGAATCTCTACATCGACACCGATCACTACTGGAATCATCTCAAACTCTGCAACGAAACCTTCCATTAAACCGTCTTTGTTCATCATCATATAGTTACCCATATTCCTCTTGTTTACCAATTTAGAAGGGTCTACTGCAAATGAAGTAAGGTTGACAATACCTCTAGGCACTTTATCATAGTTACCATCAGCGAACTCACCGGAAGGGTCACAGCCCAAGCCGTTAACATTAGAGAATAAAAAGTTATCTTTTAAGAAATTCTCATCACCTGAAACAGCATAAAAGAATGGCACATCTACCTCGGCACGCTCATTATTGCTAATCTGTCTCCAAAAACTCAGCTTACCATTTAGGTCTGCTAGGAGACCTATGATAACGTGTCTGATAACTGAGTCATCTTTATTAAATTTTAAGTTGTATGTAGCCATAGGTTATATATCACCATTTACTGGAAACAAAAATGGCCAATATTTCTATTGGCCATTTTCTATATTAATTGAATTTAATTCTAATTAAGGTTGTGCAGGTGTACAAGTACCTGTGTACTCTGTATTTGTGATTGTACATCCAATTTCACTTGGAACTCCTGAATAAGCACCCACGACATAAATTGCGTCTCCTATTACAATAGGATTAACAGGTTGTGTACCATCGACTAGGTATGCTTTTCCATCTGTAATCTGACCGATAGATCCACCCCATGCTACCGCAAATGATGCACCTGATCCATCACAGTTCATTGCTTGGTAGTAAAGATCATCACTTGTAGGGGCTTCAGTTGTAGTAGTTGTAGTTGCTTCTACAACAATCTCGTAGTTAGTCCAACAAGAATTATTGTCTAACCATGTCATTGCTTGATCAGCATTTGCAAATGATTGTGGAAATCCATTGATAGCTGTAATTTCTTCTACAGCAGCGATAAACGCAGCGTTCGATCCTTTTACAGTTCTTTTAAATGCAATCCAAGCAGGAATAGTGCCCGCGTCGCCATCAGTACCTTGGTCACCCTCTGTATTAAAAGCTAGAAAAGTACCTTCTGGATCTCTTTTTGTGTATGCAATAATAGGAGCATTAGCTTCAAGTGACTCATCCGGTCCCATGTACCAGCTAATACCAGAAGCTGCAGGATTGTAACCATCTGGTGTAGTGTTTGTAGCTAGTGCTGCAAAAAGGCTTCCGATTTTTTCAAAGCCTGCTGGAGCAGCAGCATTTGCGTCAGCCGTGTATGCAAAAATTCTTGATGTTGCCATAATTAGTTATTTGTTTTTTGTATTTTAATTATATATCTGTCTTAATCTATACTTTCGATCGTAAACTTAGAAAATCCGTTCTCTCGGTATATTTGAATCTTCTTGTCAAAAATCTCATGTGGCAAAACAGAGTGGTTAATTACAAATGTATTTATCTTATGTTCTTTGATAACTTGGTTAAGTATCTTTAAAATATTATAGACACCATCGTGGTCTACTGAAGATAGTAGCTCATCTAAGAATAAAAGATTTAATTGAGGGAATCTTAATTTTAATATTTTGATGATCGCAACAATTACAATAAAATCCGCCTTCTTACGTTCTCCTGTTGAAAGTGTAAGTGGGTTAATGTCCTCTCCTAGGTGATTAATAACACAGTTAAATTTCTCATCAAACCTAATATGGAACGGCAGGTGCATGGTTTGTGCCATCGCAGCGATGTTAGTATTTAGTCCTGGTAAAATAGTTTTAACTGCCAGATTCTTAACTCCATCTTCGCCCAATACTTGTTCTACAATTTCCATAAAGTTATAGTCTGCATTTAAAGTATCTTTGCTTGCTGACTTAATAGCCTCTTTTTCCTCAAACTCCGTAATAAGATTTCTGAGGTGGTCAAAATCTGCTCCCTCTGGAGCGTCTTTAAGTTTTATCAACTCAGCCTTTAATTGCTTCATTGAAAATTTATGTTCACTAATTTGTGACTCTAGGCCTTGTTTCTTTTCCTTTGCATCTCTTACCATTTCAGATAGAGAATCCATCTCCTCTTTAATAGCGATAATATCATCAGTATGCTGTTTGATACCCTGTTCAAATTGACCCTTCTGTGATTTATGCCAGTCTGAGTCTAATTTAGTTTCACACGTTGGACAGTGGCCGCTTTCATATAACTCAAGTTTTTTCTTCAGGTAATCAATTTCTCTTTTTAAATCACCAGCTTCAGATCTCTTTTCATTATATTGCTCGGTAAACTTATTTACTGAAGATTCCTCTTTATTCCTAGATGCCTCAATCTCTAATACAGTTTCATGTAATTTAACTAGATCATCTTTTAACTCTTGGATTTTAGATTTATTTGCAGTAACTGATTCCTCTAGCAGTGTGTTTAATTTACCTTTAACGGATGCAATAGAATCCATGATTTGATTTAGCTCGGCATCAAACGAATCAATATCCATCTTGATGTCTCTGCGCTCATCTTTAATCTGGCGTTGCATATCATTAAGAATAGAGAAGCCGAACATTTTATCGATAATCTGTTTCTTGTCCTGATTAGACATGGTTAAGAAAGACTTAAAATCGTTTACGGATAGAATAATAATATTCTTGAACACATGATATGGAATACCAAAAACTTCCTCTTCTAAATAATCTTGGACTGATTTTTTACCTGCTTTGTCAAACTCAACACCATTGATTAAGACTGTAAATCTATTAGGTGATAACCCTCTTTCAATCTCAATAAACATAGTACCACATTGTAGTCCTATTTTTACATAAAGTTCTTTATTAATACGATTAGGTAAATCTGCTAATTTAACACCCTCCACCTTTCCATATAATGCATAGATGATTGCATTAGCAATTGTTGTTTTTCCGTCACCGTTTTTACCTAACGTCAGAAATAGCTCAGAACCCTCTTTTTTAAACTCTATTCTCTGCTTCTGGTTTCCGTATGATGCAAAGTTTTTAAACTCAATATAGTCTATCCTCATTATTTGTCAGTGTCGTAGTTGTATGCACATTGAGTATACAACTGTTTTAACTTACTCTTTAGTTTTAGAGTCAATTCCTCATCATGTTTCATCCCATCAATATACATATTGCAAAGATTAAGAATATTGTAATTCTTGTACATTTCCTCAATCTCATTAATATCATAAAAATCTTTATCGATATAAGAGTCTTCTTCGTAGATATTCGGTTCTAGTTTTCTAGAAATATGTTGTATCTCATTAACCAGTTGGCTCAATGCGTTGGTTGTGGCAATTTGTGATGGCACGAATAGATCTACAAAGTTATTTTCTATTTGTTCCTTAAATTGGCCGAGAGGCATATCATATAGTGCTTTGATGTTATATCTTAAGAATTTAGGGGAAATATGATTCTCAAAGAAGGTCTCTTCCATATTCTCTAGGTTAACTAGGTCAAATCCTTTTGGATTGTCTCTATCTGATCTAGTAAGCTGATATGGTACACCTACCATTAGTAGTTTATTCTTCTCTTGTCTATAGTGAATATGTCCTGAATAAACTCTAGTATACTTGTCATAGATATTGGTCTCCGTCCCATGTTCGTTCTTTACTTTTGCATTTAAATAAATACCTCTCACTTCTGAGTGGCAAAATACAATATCTGTTTGTGGGAATTCTGCTAATGTCTCTGCCTCATGTTCTGAGTCTCTTCTCCATGGCATTAATAAAACCTTTCTACCAGACCAGTCTAATAATTCAGGCTCTTTGTAAACCTGTACATTGGGAATCCATTTTAAACTATCGATCGATGAAATGTCATTTGATTTCTTAGCCCAAATATCATGATTACCACAAATAACATAAACTGGCAAAATTTGACCCAATCTTTCAAATAGATCAACTGCATAATTGAGGACTTTAATATTAATAGATTGTCTATTATCGAACGTATCCCCAACTTGCACTAAAACATCCCCAGGTTGCACATGCTTCTTTAGGGTAGGAATAAACAGTTTCTCAAAAAAATCTTTTTGAATTTCTAACCATTCTACTGAATTAGCTCTTACACCAAAGTGTAAATCCCCAAGGACCCAAACTCTTTTTGCGCCTTGTTCAATTACTTTAGCCTCAATCATTTAAAACAATCTTTTAATATTCTTCTTCTCTAAAATACCGGTTTTTGCATCTAACTCTTGGATTAGGTCTTCTTTATATACATTGGAAAGTGAACTGTAAAATTTAGCCGGTTTAATATCGAAATAGATGCACATTTCACTAAATAGATCTATTCTAGACCAGTTCCTTCCGATTTCATCTATAATATATCCATAAACATCATTAATATCAGTTTTCTTTAATTTATTACATCGACCTAGCTCATCAACGTCATTAAAGACTTTAAATCTAGAAACTGTAATCAGCTCATGGATCTTACGAGCGATCATCTCATAGTGGATTCTATCCTCTTCGTCTTGGTCGTTTCTTACTGAGGGATCTAGTTCAAAGCTGATACTTGTTAACTCAAAGTCTGGTGTATCAAAACTGTTATTAAAGATTTTATCATTTGCCATATTTTTTATTTTATTTTTAAATGCCGTGAATGCTGGAGTTTGTTACATCATCCGTTTCATTCAATCGCATATAGTTGTAGTCGACATTTAACTTACACTTATTACCTTTACCCTCACCGTCTCTAATCTTAAGTACCTTTAGCCAGTACTCTTGATTAGCACGCATTAAGTCATCTTGGATAATACCAAGCATTACGTCAGCTGTATGTGATAGACCTGCAGATTCTGCAACGTCGGACATGGAAATATCTGAAGAATTATAGCCGTTTCTGTTTATTTGAGTAGCAGTGACAATCAACCAATTATTACGAATACCCATCGCACGAAGGTCTTCTGCAATTTGCTTGATCTTCATATATGTATTCTCCGTATTTTGGTTACGATAATTAGCCAAAATGTTGATGTAGTCAATTACAACTGCACCGACTTTAATCTGTAACTCTTCTTCTATTTGCGCGACATACGCTTCAATATCTAAGACTGTAGCCTGAGATGTTGGGAATTGTTTTACATAAAGTTGCCCTGGAGGGGTAAACCCGTCACCAACCGTTTCCAATCTTCTTTTAATGTGGTCTCTATTTTTAGCCTTCTCGGGATATTCGTCAATGCGGATATTAAGAAGGTTAGCACCAATTCTTTTTACAAATTTATGTGCTGCCATCTCTGCTGTGATAACTACAGTATTTGTACCCATCTTGACAAAGTTAGCTGCATCATTGGCTAGATAAATGGATTTACCAATGTTCTGCTCACCAGCATAAACAACTAGATTACCACCTTTATCATAACCCCCACCTAACATTCGGTCTAAGAAGTTGTAACCTGTACTCACTTTCTCAGCCTCTTTCTGGTCGTGTGCATCAAAGTCAAAGAAGTTAAGACCAAGATCTGAGTTGAATGTTAAATTATTTCTATCGTTAATTAAACCCTTTACTTTGGTTACGATAGCTTCTACATTTTCTGGATTAACATCTGTGGTTTTAATATACTCAATTGTATCTGTTAATGAGTTATTAAATGTTCTCCACTTAATCCAAGCTTCTGCAGTATTAGTTAACCACTCTTCATCGTATTTGTCTAGATCCACATCAAAGACAATATCTAGAATCTCATCTGAGACCCTCTCTTTAGATTTAGGGTGATTTTGGACTAACAGCTTTAAGTTCTCTTTAGATGGAGTCTCATTAAACTTAGCGTAGAACTTATTAGCTAAATAACTTAAGGCATCAATCTCTTCTGAAGTGTAGAAGTTAAATTTGATTGCCTGTAAGTATTTAGGCTTCTCTAATGAGAGTCTAAAGAATATTTTTTCAAAGTCTTGTCCAAACTGCATATTAATGTTTTTACTTATTCTATGGTTAACTCGCCAACTTGTTTAGAGTAGGGTTCATTTTCCCATAGATTAATTGCGATAGCGTTTCTAACACCTCGTGTGACTTGTTGTACTGTGTGCAGGTCTTGTCCTGCCTGAAAGATAATAAATCTATTAGGTTTTGCTTTCACAATCTCTGGGGTCGAATCTCGGCCATCTGTGTATATTGCAAGATCCCCTCCATCAAAGTCCTGGCCCGCTGGGTAATATACGCTACCTATCACGGGACTTACCACTTCTTTTGTCTTTTGCCACCACGCTTCATCCTTATCGAAATGAATCTGTAGATTATCTTTCCAATCATCTTCTATATCGGCCGCAGTTTGAATTCCAGTCCAGTATTCAAAGCCATCAATTGAAAACCCATCTGCGATAGGGCAATGTTCACCCCATACATATTGAATTATCTTTTTTGTAGTATTGTTGGCTTCTGTATTCCACCAACCATTCCACCACTTATAGACACCAGGCTCTCTAAAGATATAGTTATAGTTTGTCTCTATCTCTTGTAGTAACTCGGGGTCTTTAATAAAATTGTCAAATACTGCTATCATTCGAATGGATTAATTAGGATTTTAAAAGCCTCTTTTCCAGCTTCATCATTTGTTTGTTCACAAAGACCTAAATTAACCAGCTCTTTTGCAGACTGTAATATTCGATCGTGGTCTGATTCTGGAAAGCGGTAGGTCTTTAGTGCATGGTAGGTAAAACTACCCTTATATCTTTCTGGGTTTCTATTACACAGTTTTACTTCAGCGTATAAAACATCTAGTGCGGTAGGATAATCCGGTAGATCTTTTTCTATCCCTAGGATATACTTGATCGGCAGCTTATCTTTATTCAGCTTCACTCTCTTCTAAGATTTCGTCAATATCGATTTCTCTAGCTTCAGTATTATAGTTGAAAAGAGGCTGAATCTTCTTTTCAATCTTCTGAAGTACTTCCTCGGTAAAGACTTTTTCAGTGAAAAACTCTGAGTTGGGTACTGTTTCGTCTAGGTGTTTACAGATCCAGTTTCTGGCACTGGCTTTTGGTACTTTAACACCCTTTTCAATATTACCCTTTGCAATACCAACATCTTCCCAATCAATATATTGTTCTAGTCCGACATATCTGTTCATACCCTCAGTAAAGTGTAAGTGGAACTTAATAGGATGTGGTTTTGCAAATCTATTTTTATTTGGTTTTGCAGTTACAATAATACCTGCCTTCTCACCGCCTTCTTTTAGTTGTGCCTTATTTAGGAATAAAACGATCGACGCAGCATACTCAGGTCCAGTACCACCGCCGGCAACTTGTCTTGAGATAAAGTCTTGTGTCTGATACGTGTGGTTAGTAAATAGAAATGGAATTTTTAAGTCAGCTAAAGGAGTCATAATAATTCTAAAGATAGACTTAAGAACTTTTGATCTGGTCATATCTGATTTCTCAGATCCCGACTTCGCGTCTTCAATCTCTTTCATTGTTGCCAAGTTACCAGCAGAATCTAAGATAATCATAATCTTAGGTAGGTCGATACCTTTGCGTTTTGCCTCTTGCATCTTACCTGTAATAGAAGTTACAGATGTTCTAAACTCTTGTACTGTATTACATGGCTGATAATTTACCTTCTCAGTGTCGATACCGAACTTCTTCATTAACTCTCTGTCTACAGCAGCCTCTGAATCATAAAAGATAACATTGTAACCCATATCGATTGCTCTTGCGATCGAGTTTAAGATTAAGAATGTTTTACCTGTACCAGAAGGTCCTGCAATTGAGCAAGATCTATTATTAGGCCACCCTTTAAAAAGTGAACCACTGACACATGCGTTTAAGTGATAGTTACCGGTGTCAATCCATTCTGTAACTTCACTAAATGTTGAGTGCTCCATAACAGAGCCGAGTGGATTAAGTTCCGCCAACTCTTTGTTTATGTCATCAAAACTAAATTCGTTCTTTTTAGCCATGTCTTATTATTTTATTTAGTTATATGGTAATACTACACTTTGTTTAAAGTATATGGTCATCACCGAATTCTGCTTTTTCTTTAGCCCTTAATGTATTAAGCTCTTCAGTCAAAGCTTTTGCTCTTTCTTGTAAAGTTTTAATACCCTCTTGAATATCTGAAAGTCCATGTAAGATTCTTTGATATTCTCTTACATAGACTTGTTGTTCATGTGGTAGATCCTCTATATTAATCTTGTCTGCCATAGTCATCTTCTATTCTTATGATGTCATCCTCTCCAAAATACGTTCCTGTTTGTACTTCAATAAATTCTACTGGAGAATCTGTTTTATTCCACGCTCGGTGCTTATCACCAATGTGGATAGAAAGAGTCATACCTGGATTGAGTACCACGTCCCTTCCGTTTAGTACTACAGTTAATTGTCCGTTAACGACAACCCATTGCTCTCTTCTGTTTTCATGGTACTGGTACGAAAGTCTTTGTCCAGGCGCAACTGTAATTTTTTTAACTTTACAATCATCTGAGTCTAATAAGACTTCATATTCACCCCACGGTCTAACGTCCGTTTGGTGTAATACCATCTTTGATTTTATAGAATCTTCCATATTAATCTTCTGATCTTGCAGCAAAAGATTCAATATCTGCATCTGTAATATGTACAGGATCTACTGGAAATTCAATCTTTAACTGATTAGGATCTTCAACCTTTCTGTTATTCCAGTAAATCTCTCTTATCTTTTCGCCTAGTTCCATGTCGTTAGGGTATTGTTCTACTAACTTCATGATTTTTGTAAATTTATTATCTTTCATAATTATTAAAATAATGCTGATGCATAGATTAGATTAGTGTCTAATGTTTGTAGTCCGATTGCTTTCAATACCCTGTTAAGAGGGTCAATCATACACTTTTCAAATTGTGTATCATAGTCTATTGGTGGTGCAATTTCATAGGGATGTTCTCCTGGTAGATAAGCATAAACTTCTGAGATCGGAGTTTTACAATTGTAGATTTTTAGCTTCTCGCCGTTACCGATCACTTTGTATTTGTTTTTATACTTGCTATTTTGATTTAATACATAGTTATAGTAGCCGGCAGCCTTTACATTGGCTGGACATTTTAGACCTACTTGAAATTCAATTTGGTCGTCAACAATATATTTTTCAATATTATTAGTTCTACGATTAAATGCAATATCGTCTGTATCTGCAAGTTGAAATTCTTTCTTAGATTTCTTCATAAAACTAACCAGCTCTTGTAATTCATCTGCACCTGGTGTTTTACCAGACTTAAATAAAATTTTAAGTGCTTCAACTAATTTCTCTCTAGCAAACTTAGGAGTAGAAGATTGGATTGTATCAAAACCGATCGTTTTTACCTTCTTCAATGATGGGTGTCGATCTGTTACTTCAAGTTTATCATCCCATGCGATATTCTGAATATACTTCTTCTTGGACATCCAAATGCCATTATATGCAAGTGACTCTAATTCAAATACTAAGAAATTATCCGTATTTCTAGAGTCGGCATATTTTTGCATACACGCAGTGATATAGTCTTTAAGTCTAAATGCATAAAATGCTAAAATAAATTCATCGATTGATAATTTTTTATCATCGTCTTCCCAAATGATAGTTTCATATAAATCTTGAAACTGCACATAACATGAGTCCGTGTCGATATAGATTACTGCTGGTTTTTCAACTTTACCCTTTACTCTAATACCGAAGTTCTGGTGTACTGCAGTATCTTTATGCCAAAACTCTTTAACATACTTATTAAGTATTGCCTCAGAGTAAAGGATAGCATTTTTACCCTGCTTTGTAATAGACTCTGCAATGTTAATATTAAAGAAATGAAACCACTTATTACCAAATGCGCCGTAGATAGAGTTAAGAGTTAATTTTACAGCTTGTTCATACGCAGTATATTTAGCAGATAACTGCTTGTAATGATTTACAAGCAGCTCTGCCTCTTCTCTACTAAGTTGATCGATTGGTTTCTCAGTAAGTGTGGTTACATCCATATTACGCCGTTTGGCAAGTAGATACTGTTAATAAAGTTTCAGATTCTGTAGACTGGAAGACAATTTTTGAATCTGTAACATGTACTGTTTGTTCTTCGCGGTCTAGTAGATTTAAATACTTTTTATAGACAGTTACTTCTCCAGCGCCGTTTGATTGTGGGTTAATCACCGCATTAAATGATTTACCATTAACGCTAACTCCGGTTCCATTTGCCTTCACGCTAAATGTTTCGTCTTTATCAAGTCCAAATAGATTTTTAACTTTATTGATAGTATGTGTATCAATGTTAAAGCTAAATTGAGTGCTATCAACTGCAAAAATTGCATTTTGCTGCTCTGGAGTTAAGTCTTTAAATCCAAGAGAAGGCTCTGAACAAGATAAAGTAATTTCAAGTTCATCATTAAACATTCTTAAAGAAGATGCGATAAGTTCTCCCTCTTGTTCGATAAATTCTAACTCACCTTTAATAGCATCTGCATCAAAGTGCTTAATGGCATCAATTACCTTCGCACCTTCGAAGAAAGCAACTTTCATCTCTAGGTCAGTATCTGGCCACTCACTAATTTGAAAAATCTTATCACATGCTACTGAGTGAGATTTCACTGCGTCTCGCTGTGGTAAGTAAACTGCTGACTTAATTTGTCCATCTTTAATTTTCATATAGACAAAGGAGTCGATTAGCTTAACTCGATTAATGAAGTCGGTTAAAGCGTGCTGGTCAATTCGATCAATTTGTAATTTCATCTGAATATTATTTTGTTTAGTAATTATATGGTATGGGAGTGAGTTGTTTCATAAAAAGTGAGGCCAGGAAGTAGCGAACTCCTGGCCTCTTAATCCGAGAACTATCCCGGTCCTAAGTCGTGGACTAAACCACAACTAGATAAAATAATTAAGCTTTGGCTTTCTTTTTTGCCGCGAATGACCAGATAAAACCCATAATACCTATTAGCAGTCCTACTGCTTCTACCATCATAGATTCGTCAATCCAACCTTTTGCAACAATCGATCCACCAAGCGTGGTTAAAATGTGGCGAACCACTCCAAATGTTTGTTCTTTAGTTAGCATAAGATAAACATTTTTTTAACCCCCGGATCGGGTACCCGGGTTAACCGTCACATGCTAGACAATCTGGATCTGTAGCAGCGGCTGCAATGTCGCCTCTTAGTACAGATTCTGTTCGCATGTAATAAAGCGTTTTCACTCCCTCTTTGTAAGCTTCTAAATGTACTTTATTAATAAACTTAGTATCTGCTTCAGTTGGGAATGCCAAGTTCAAACTAACAGCCTGGTCAACATATTGTTGTCTAATACCTGCTTGCTTGACCAAATCTAATTGGTTAATCTCTTTAAATGTTTTAAAGATATTCTTTACAGGCTCCCAGTTGTTTTTATCCATTTCAGATAGTGCTTCAAACTTAGTTTTTGTAATAACGTTATCTCTATCTGTAATAGAAGTTCCTAATTTTACATAGTAATCTTCGATAAAGTCTAGACCTTGTACAGATCCTCCATCTTCTAAAATCTTATCCCAAGTTTTTCTAGAGTTTCTATTAATCATTTGTAAGAACTCTTCTAACACTGGATTTTTTCTAATGAAAGTACCCTTTGCTGTTTGTTCTGTAAACACGTTAGCAGCCCAAGGCTCAATACCTGCAGATACATTACCAGCTAGTTTTGAGTTCGATACGGTTGGCGCAATGGCTCTCAGGTGAGTATTTCTCATCCCCGTACCAACACACCATAGAGGTTCACCGAATTCCTGTGCCATATCTCTACTTGCCTTTTCAGTTTCAGTTCTTAATTGTTGGAAAATCTTACGTGTTTCAAATTGAGCAGCCATACCTTCAAATGGAATACCTCTTTCTTGTAAATAAGTATGCCATCCTAAAACTCCTAGTCCCAATGCTCTACCTTTTTCTGCAGATCTAACTGAGTTCTCAAAACCTCTCATGAATTTTGCCTTCTGAATAAATTCATCTAAAACTCCATCTAGGAACCATGTTGCAGTGTAAATAAGATCTGTGTCTTTCCACTCATCATATTTTGCTAAATTCACTGAGCTAAGGCAACATACAAAAGAGTGTGACTCATCAGTATGTAGGGTAATCTCAGAGCAAATATTAGTCATATAGACTTTTAAACCATTCTGTTTGTAAGCATCTGGATTAGCTCTATTAATATTACCCTTAAACATTACATAAGGCTCACCTGTTGCTTTTCTTTTTCTAAGTACTGCAACCCATCTCTTTCTAGCCTCTTTGTCACCTTCTTGTACCTTTTGCATAAAGCCGTCCGGTACAACCACACATTGGTGTAAGTTAAGAGATTGTCTGTTAACGTCGCCCTTTGGCTCTCTAATCTCTAGCCATTCCCAGAAATCGCCGTGCTCAATATCGATATTAACAGATGCGGCACCTCTTCTCACTGAACCTTGATTTGTAGCCAAGATTGTTGAGTCATAGATCTTACAAAAAGGTACAACACCGTCTGACGTACCGTTGCCTGTGATTTTGCTACCAGCAGGTCTGATTTGGTTTACACCAATACCGACACCGCCGCCATGTTTAGCGAGTAGCATCATCTCTAAGTTCTTTGCACCGATGTCGTGGATTGAGTCGGCAACATCAATGCCAAAACATGAGATCGGAAGACCTCTTTCTAGTCCGGTATTAGATAAAACTGGAGAGGCTAGGTTCAACCAGCCTTTCCAGATATAATCAAAAAATTTGCTTGCTAATTCAGGTTTACCTAAACGCCTTGCAACTGTAGTAGATACTCTCCAGTATGCGTCTTTTGGTTTTTCGCCAGTAAATAGGTAACCTGCTGAAATTGTTTTTACATATACCTCGGTGTTTGCCCAGAGTGGAAAGTCCACTCCTAATTCCCAGCCGAGTGATTCTCCGTGGTTTATTTCTTTGTCTGTCATAATAATCTTTTAATCAAATAAGTCGTCTTCGTCCCAGTTTTCACCTTCACCAGCTTTAGCATAATCAGTAGGTCTGATTGCAAAGAAGTCTGTGTGAGTGTGACCTCCGGTTAGATGGTAGAACCATTCCAATTGATCTGCAGATTCCTCGTCATATTCAAATGCTGATTCGTAACCTAGCTCAACTAATTTTTCATTTACTCTCTTAGTAATAAAATTCTTTAAATCTTTAGCTTTTAAGTTATCTAGATCTCCTTTTTCAAACATCTTATCGATAAACTTATGCTCTAATTCTTTGATTAGCCCAGCTGCTTTTAATACATCCGCCTTAACCGATTGTTTCAAATCTGGGTATTCTTCACACATGTGTCTAAATAGTCTACATCCCATTCTAGAGTGTAGAGATTCATCTCTTACTGACCACTTCATTTGCTGACCGATACCCTTTAATAAGTTTCTCATTTGGAAAGAGTATAAAACAGCAAAAGAACTATAGAGTGAACAACCCTCAGCAAATGCTGAAAAGATCGCTAAAGATCTAGCCACTTCTTTTCTAGCCTCACTGTTTCTTTTTAGATCTTCGTGTGTATATGGTGCAGATGTAGAAGTTAATAGTTCAAATTTATCTGCAGTTGCCGGCTCATGTAAGAACGCTTCAAAATCTTCAAGACCTAAAGTCTCGTTTAGATAAGAGTAAGCCGTTGCGTGAATTGTTTCTTGTGACCCAAACATCATAGCCATTTGCTTGATCTCGTGTTTAGGAAACCATGTTGTCACGTATTGAGTCCAATAATCTGATACTGCACACTCTGTTTGTGCAAAACCTAAAAGAATATTACCTACTAAATGTTTCTCGTGTGGTAGTAAATTTTCGTTCCAGTCCTTTACGTCTCCTTGCATGGAGATCTCTGTATGTAACCAGAATGCTTGAGCTTGTTTCAACCAACCCTCCGTGTAGTATTCAGGGTACTCAAATGGTTTAAATGGAATTCTTTCAGTAAATAATGACATTTTTTGCTAATAGTTTATTTTTAGATTTAATTTGTTTTAATAACGGGGTCATTTAGACCAAAAAAGGTCTTTCTGTGGAAGACCCCCTTAATCTATAAACCTTAATAAAATATTAGCAGCGCTGCTATTAGTTTATATATCTCTGCGCTGCTGGAATTTGTTAGATTTATAGATTAAATTTTTTTGTTAACTCATGTGCTTTTTCAAAATATTGATAAGAAGTCTTCTTGTATTCTTTTCTTTGGGCATAAAGATCGCTTAGAATTTTTTTAAGAATACTATCTTCCTTCTTGTACACAACTCCATTTTCACAGACAATAACTGAGTCGTCTTTTCTACGCTCCGCTATTTGTGATTCTTCGACCATTTCAACAAACGAGTCCGGCGAGATATTAAATTGTCTCATAATTGAGGGGTATAGTGACGCGAAGTCAAATGCAGATACACCACCATAATACCCAACCACAGGATCTTTAACGAAAGCACCTTCATATTTGCTGTCTTTCTTACTGTCTTCTCTGTCGTATTCTACACCAATACGTTTACCCTGCTCGGTAAGCTTTCTAGCGATCAGAGATTCAGTAACAGCCACTGGCGAAGCGGCTTTATATAACGGCATTCTAGTTATTGTTGCTAAAGTCAATAGCACTTCCATCGATCTGAGTTTTTGATCGATGTAATAAACTAGACAGGAGTCGACTACATTATAGAAAACATACTTTTGAAAGTCATTTTCATATAGGTCTTGTAGGCTACCGCTATATTTAATTTTACTTATACCTTCTAGAACTGCGCCGGAAACGAAATCTAGTGAATTCGATTCTTTTACAGCAACCGAACGATCGTATTTATCATACAATTGCATATAGTCTAGAATACCCATGTGTAGTGGTCTCGAGTCTTTTTTATCTAATGCACCAGTACATGCAACTTCTGTTAAATCAATCTGTAATATCTTACATCGATTAACTATATACTGCCAGTCATAGTTGATAAAGTTCCAACCCGTCATCATGGGAAACTTAGGTAAAAACTTGTGCAAGAATGAATAGACCATGTCATATTCACTCTTGAATTTGTAATAACTAAATTCCCAGTCCTGGTCATATCCAGTAAAGTGATTGTTCGTATCATCTTCGATCTTCTTAATTTGATCGGCCGAAAGATCTTCAAGACCTAATACAATTGCTTTTCTTTCGGGTGTGATAATGGAAAAGGTTAAGATTCTAGACTTAGCCTCTTCAGGTTTAGGAAAGCCATCGACAATCTCAGTTTCAATATCGACAAAATATGTACGTGGCATATTGAACTCAAAGATCTCATCTTGGTCTTTCTGTGGTAAACCATCCATAAAATACAATAACGAAAACTTATTAAAAGATTTTGATATTGACTTCTTAATATGGCGCCCGTCCCAGTTTTTAACAGTGGCATCTTTCCAACGATCATCATCTTTTGCGACAACCCAATTCTGGAACTTATCGATATTATATCTCTTAAATGAAACTTGACCCTCTTTATCGTAATAAGATACGATTACCTCTTTATCTCTTTGTTCAATATCTAAAAGCATCTATTAATATCGATTGCATAAAGATTATCTTGTTCCACTTCTACATGATAACCTTTATAGATTAAAAATTCTTCAAGCACTTTACCAGGAGTATGTTTATGTTCTGCCATAATAATCCTAGGTCTGAGTGCTCCTGTAAATTGTACTTGTTTTATGATTTCGTAGTCAAATCCCTCGGTGTCTATTTTTAGCAGATCTACCGTATCAGGCTTTGCTAATTCTAATAGACGTGCATAGGTCATTGTTTCAACTCGTTCTGCGTGTACATTTTCAGCAATATATTCAGCAGTATGGGTATCATAGGTGATCTTTTCAGATGGATGGAATAGAGAAGCCATACCATGATAGTCCGGATCTTCGTCGGTCCATTCTTTATTAAACTTCCAAAGATCGGCCTCTCCATTCTCATTAGCAATAGCCGCGTTAAAATATTGCACATTATCAAACCTACCGTTGATAACATCAAATATCTCTTTTTGGGGCTCTACTACAATACCATTCCAACCTCGATCAGATAAGTATTCTAACGTGTTAAAATAACAAGAACCTATTTCAATAAAGTTCTTTGCCATTAATATCCGCGGTTTTGGCGATCGTGATTCTCTGCGTTCTTGGCCATATATAAGTTAACAATATCTTTAGCGGACATACCGATAGAAATTGCAAAATTCATATAGAAGTGTAGGCCATCAATCCATTCGTAGAATAATTCTAGTCGGTCTTCTTCAGATAGATCTTCTATCTTCATGTTAGCAGCCTCTTTATGAGTACCTTTCCAGTACTTCCATGCTGCTGAACCGATACCATCGTTGATACCTCCAAGGGCATCAAACATTTCATTTAATTCATCTGACATTGCATGTTTATTTACACACCAAAAGTCAGCAATCTCTTTTAAGGTCCAACCTGTAAAGTCAAACCCTAATCTTTTTTGCAATTCAATTTGTTTGTTGTAAATTAAACCTAGCGTGTCATTGTCTGTGTCGTAGAAGTCTGTAACCTCTAGATCTGCACATTTGTTATCTGCGTTTGCCATATTTCTAATTTGTTTGTTATAGTTAAAATTACCTATCTGTTTCAAGGACTTCACCCCAAGCTCTTTCGGAATTTGTTAACAATTTTGTATTCTCGTTTTCAGGTTTTGGGTCACCTCCAACATTCCAGAACCACGCACCAGGATTACCGTGTTTTACCATAAATTCCCAAGCCTTGGCGTCATAGTTTAACGCTGATGGAAATGGCGGATAGTATTCTGGATCTACGTTTTGTGTGAATGCTTTAGGATGTGACCAGAGTTGTGCTCTACCTCTCTCGCCCTTTTGAATATTTCTTGCAACAGCAACTCCGTTAAACTGAGCATCAGGCCAAGCTATCTGTAGAGCTCGAGATAGAACGCCTGTGGATATTGCTGACCATACTTCTTCTGGATAACCATGTTTCTCTGCAAGATCGTATGCCACCTTCACAGCGGCTGCTGTAACCAGTTCATGGCGAAGTCCGAGTGGAATAAAAAATGCATCGTTATCTTCAGCCCATTGTTTTGCATGTGCATTTAATACTGGCATTGCTGCAATCCTCTTAAATTTCATCTCTGCACCTCTTTCCACACAAATAGCCTGATGGTCTGAAATCTCTTTTTGACTTGGGCTAAAAAGAACAAGTCTTTTATTATACTTCTTTGCTAGATACGCAAGTGAAATACCTGCAAAACCATATCTAGGCTGTACGTATACCAATGTGTCTTTAGGACATGTTTGTACTAAGATGTCACCAAATCTACATTTAGAACCAAAGCCCATTAGATCTTCTCTAACCACATTGAATCCATTATGCTCGTGGATTTCAGGTGCTGGAAAAGGATCTACCCAATCACCGGCTAAATCTAACCACGCCTGTCTATTAGGCATCATTAAATTTAGATCTTGATTAATTAATAAGTCTGTGTGTTTATTATGTGCCATAAATCTGTGCTACTCTTTTTTTATATTCTTCTACTGTAATTCCAGCTTCTGCTATGATTTTATCATCTGATGGGTGGTGTTTCATTCCGTTAAATGTTTCTACTAGACCTAGGTCTAACATTGCCTTCTGTCTACCATAAGGATGGTCTAAGATAGTGGAAGAGTTCCATAAATTATCCATATCAATATGTGCATAGTCAGCACCAGGTCTCATGTAATTTTCGATCCATCTAATAAAGTCACATGCAACATCCTCAGCATTATATGGTAAACTACCTGTTTGCTCATAAATCTTAGTCATTACTGCATCTAGGAATGGCTCAGACTTTTTACCTTTACCCTCTACTGGATCTGCTAGATAGCCAATACATTCTACAGCATTTGTGCCATAATAAAACATTGACTCCTTATTGATGTACTCAGGGAACCAATCTGCGACATCTGCTAAAACTGCTGCATATTGGAATTTATACGCTCTTAATCCATTTGCTTTATTCCAGTCAAACATCCATTGACCCAATTCCCTTAAATCTTTCTTACCACCCTCTTCTAAATAGTTAGCCATATCTCTGGCTAGGCGTGGTGCAAATTCACACAGGAAATAATCGCCGCCTCTCTTATATTGAAACTGAGGTGCCTCAAAGCCCGACATGCCAACAAAAACATCTTCGTTAGCCTCTGGTTGTGGGGGTTTTGGGAAAGCGGGAAATTGATAACCTACTGATGTATAAAAAGATTTAGTAGCTGCTTTTACCTGCTCACACATTTGCTCTATTGTATCGGATTGCCACAGATCAAACAGAAGTGTGTTGTGGTAGCCGCTAGGCTTCGTGGCATAGTTGATTGCAGAACCACAGACTCTGTGTAGTATGAATAGGTACAGCCATTCTGGTAGGCCGAATACTTCTTGCTTACCAGTCCAATTAGTGGCAACCTCTTTTCTCTGCTCTGTTACTAAACCGGCCTGCATCCTAGACCAATACGGGTGCTCAGGAGTCCAACCATAAAAGCAATCGTTAACGATCTGGCTAAAACCTGCGAATTTTCTTTCAACTACATCATACAACTCAATGTGCTCCATCAGAGGATCTTGCATATCGGATTGTGCATGTGGAATATGGCCTAGATTAGACTTCTTTTGCTGGTCTAATGCCAATTCGTAGTAACGAATAAATTCGTCGTAATATTTGGTTGTCTTAATCTTCATTTACAATCTTCCAGTCTAGAGCAGGTCTGTTTCTTTGATATTGTTCCATGGACCAATCAATATTATCAGTCTCTAGTTGGATTTGATATGGTGCGTCAGTTCTACCGCCAGTTCTCTCTAATGGCGTAATTAAAATATCATACTTTTTCATATACTAAAATAAAGCTTGCGTAACTGGTTGTAATCTCTTATTGGGCTCGTCACGCTCTAAATCCCAACGATAATATTCTCGTGCAATATGTACTGACTTAGGCTTTTCCATTACGTCAAATGTTAACTCACCAAATGAGTTTAAAAAGACTGCAGGGTGTTGCCACGTTTTCCAGCCGTTTCTATTACACATTTCTTCTACTATTTGGTTAAACTCTTTTACCAATGCAGTTCTTTCCGCCCAAGTACCTGCAAAAGGAGTACCTTTGTAGTAACCTGTTTTTGGTAACGGTCTAGACTCGTTTTCGATAGGTAGGGCCTGAACCACTTCAATATCACTTATTTCTAAATCTATCAACTGTTGTTCATAATTAGCCAACATATCTTTTAGAGACTTAGATGGATTATCTTGTCTCATTAAGTGGTGTCTTATATCTATATTCCCTAGATAGATGCGTAGTGCATTAATTTCCTCTGGCACATAAGAGCGAATACCTCTTCTTAAAGTACCGAATAGAGTTAAGCCATCATGGCGATCAGTCATATAACCCGGAGTATACTGGCTAAATGAATGTGAATCTCCAAAGCAAAGTTTATCTGTCTTTTGGATTCTATCTACTCTAGGAATTCTAGCACAAATTGATTTAGCGTCTTTTATTTGTACTTCAAGTGTTTTAAAAAGATCTGAACCTGTCTTTAGGCGCTTTTCAATTAGAGTACCTACACAAGGCATATCGTGGTGGAGCGAATACATGCGTATACCGGGAGCGAACATTCTAGTGATTTGATGGTACAAGTCATCGTTCGCCCCACCGAAGATATTAAAATTGCCTTTGAATTCCATACCGTGCTCGATTAAGATTACATCGAATCTTGTTACGTCCCATGGTGTGTTATCTGTAAGTACTTGAACATTTTGATAGCCGGCATGCTTTAGCTGATTTGCTAAATGGAATGCCCAACCTGATTTATGTGAAGTTAATTTACTGCTTAGTTTTCCAACTAACGCAGAAATACCTATTCGAATATTATTATCCTTCTCTAAGTCCGTAAAATAGACCAGGTTATTGTTTGTCTCCATATCCAGCGTCGGCATCAGTTAAATTAATTGGCTTTTCGGTTTCACCGTAGCCATACTTCTTAATGTAATTATCTAGGCCGCCAATATATGCGACCGCATCTAGAAGATTATCTTCTTTATAGTTGTAAGAATGTCTGCTTAATTTAAGTGCGACGAGTGCTGCATACATATCGGATCCGGTCCACTCTTTGCCTGTCATGCCAGAACAGATCATTGCTGCACGACGCATGCCCTCTTCAAAAGGACCATACATACGTTCTTTCTCTTCTGATCTGTGGTTAATAATTTTGTCTGCTTGTTCTAGAATATTGCTCATATAAAATAGATTTATTAATTATAGTACGAAAGTGCTAGTTTGTTTCAATAAAAAAGGCCGTTCATTGTGAGTGAACGGCCCTAAATATTGAACAGTTTTAGAACTTGTTGATGATCGGAACTCCGTTTTCTATAGTCAAATACTCATACGGAAGTGTATCAACAAAATAGTGGTTATCATCATAATCAATTGCTCGCATGTGAGTATGTCCAACCACCTGTACGATATTCTTATCGAGTAGTGAACTCCTTAAAGCCCTAGGACGAATCCACATCGGGCCTTCTTCCGGGACATTCCCATACGCCTCCATACCGGTATGATTAAAAGACCTTTTATCATATCTCCATAATTCGTTAATTTGGTCTGCAATATTTCCATCTTCTGAAAAATTGGACTCATACCATTTTCTTGAGACTCCAGCGTGAGTAAAGAGATACTTACCAGATTGATACGCCACTTGTAGATGGTGTTTGTTCTCCCTGAGCAATTGATTAATCTCAGGTGCAAACATATAGTTGTAGCCGCCGTATCTACCTCCACAATCTGACATATAGTGGAAATCATGGTTGCCAATAAGTAGAGTCATTTTAATCTTTGACCCCTCTTTCCACTTAATAATCTCTTTAAAATTAAAGATTTGTTCGGCGTGTGAAACAGAAAAAGAGTCAAAGTAGTCTCCGACAAATACATATTCGGTGGCATCACCATGTGCACGCATAACGTCCTTCCATGAAGTATGTCCATGAATATCTCCGATAACTACAATCTTACTCATCGTCTTTATTTTTATGTTTCTTCTTTCTTGAATACTTGGTTTTATCAGGCACTGTTTGTTGAGTCATTTTCTTAGAAATATGATGAGCAGCCTCACCAGAGGTCCATCCTCCGTTGAAGTCTAATTTGTCATCATGTTTCTTTTTCTTACTCATTGTGATTTTGAATTTGTAACAAAATAGTATTGATGTCGGCACGCGATTGCCAACCCATTACATCATCCGAATGGTCTTCAGGGAAGAACTCACGTGTGAATTCACCATCAGGAGCAAACACCGCTATCTCAAACGCACTGAAATGTTCTGGGTCTTGACTGTCATCACGAGGCGTACTGTAAGCCACACCACCTGCAACCACACTAAGTGAAAATCCATTGTCGAAATCAGTTCGACTGTTAACGCCGCCGCGGCGGTTCGGATGAAATACTAAATCTTTAAATGTTTTCATATACTTTATCTTTAATTACAGTACTAATATAATAAAAAAGCCTGACATAAAAAAATATCAGGCTAATTATTTTGTTAAAAGTTTGTCCTTTATAGTGGCCAAATCATGGATGTGCCTGCATCATGCCATTCACTATACCACCCTCTTTTATTAAGTTCCTTTTCCCATCTGTTATCTACACCAAATGTTCTGTTCTTGTAGTCTTCAGAGTAGTATGCATAGATTACTCTACCTTTATACTCGTCGCCATTCTCACCTGAAACCCAGATGCCACCTGGAGAACCGTTGAATTCTTCAGTAGTTCTTACAAAATCCATGTGTTGTTCGATCCAAGCCATCATGTCTTCTCTATCTAGCTTCTTTTCATTAACTACTGATTCTGCTAATTTCATTTCAAGTTTATTTCTCTTAACAATTAGCGCTTGAATTTGATCTTCAATATCATTTAATTTGCCTCCGTATTCGTCTGCAATTGGACCACCTTCAGCCTCTGCTTCTTGTTCCATGTCAATTAACATTTGACCTCTATCTGCATATAGATCTTTTAAGTCTTGGCTAATATTCCACAGATCATCTTCAGCTTTTTGTCTTTGTTTACCATAAAGGGGCTTGCGCTTTGGTTTTGCAAGCTCTTCTTCCCTCTTCATTCTAGCAGCTCTAAAAGCTACTAAAACTGGATCGTTAAAATTAGAAGCTTCATTTAAGAAACTATCGAAAGTTAAATGTAAATTTTCCATCTCTAACTTTGTTTTTGTATTATCTTTTTTAGCCTCTTCTTCGTCGTCGTCAATATCTGCTACTGCAGGTACGTCGCCCGATCCAAATTCAGTTGCTGTTGGAAGCATCGGGTCACCAATACCACCGATAGTCATGCCTGGATTTAAAGATACAGCCCCTTGTGCACTTTCGTCTACTGAAACTCCTCTCTTCTTTAAAATCTTTTCAATTTCTTGATAAGCTTTCTTGTAATCCGATTTAGGGTAATACATTCCTTTAGCATAGTTAGCATAGCCATCTAATGCTCCATTGTACATTCCTAGTAATTCTTCATCAGACATACTGTCATTAAATACAAAAGGTCCAATAAATGCCTCATCCACCGTCTCTGGTAGACCATCATGCTTTGTTGCAGCGTATTTCTTTAAGTCTTTCTTTGTCATTCCGTCAGATAATGATTTTACTTTATCTCTGTAAGCTGGGTCAATGTCTGAGAGTTCCATATCGCCGGATTTAACAGCATAGGCCATTCCCATTAATCTTTGTTGTGACTTACTTACAGAAGGCATATTACCAAGCGTAATCGAATGTTTCTATTTTGTTAATCTTATCTTTAATTCTTTTCGCGTAATCTTTAGACTCTCTTTCATAGTAAGACTCTCTTTCTCCATATCTAGCCTCTGACTCTTCAGCCTGTTTAACATAGTCACAATATCTTTGGTAGTCATCAAGAATAGAAGACATGTGGCTAGAAGCATCTCTAGCTTTTACTTCTCTACCTTTAGGAGATTCTCCAATTTTAATTTCATTATACTGAGTCTTCTCACCTTTCTTTAAACCGTCTTGGATCTGCTTAGTCAACATATCGATCGCACCTTCAACCATACTGTCTAAAGGTAGGCTTGCTGCTTTATTGGCTAAAATCTGTTGGTATCTAGCCATATTAGCCTTCTTGAAGTCTTTATCAGATTGGAACGCGGTAGCTCCTGCTTTAGCAGCAGCTCTAGCATCTCTTAATTGAGCAGTAGAATACTTTTGTCTTACTAAATCTAGGTTAAGTACAATTACTCTATCAGAAACTTCTGAGATTCTCTTACCGTTGTTAAGTCCGGTTGCATCCCAGCCTCTATATCTATGAGAAACACCAATTTGGCTTTCATCACCCTTCTTTTGCTTAGTCCAAGTTCCGCCACCTGACCATCTAGACCACTCGTTAGCGAAGAACATTCTATCACCAGACATTGCTGCTAGTAGAATACCACCGCCCGGGATTGTTCTTAATGAACCATAAGAATCTACTGGGAAGTATGGGTTCTCTTTCTCGTTATCTGAAATAAAGAATAAAATGTGGTTAGGTCCGCCGTAATTTTTAAATACTTTACCTGGATCGTTACTCACAATAAAATCTTCATCCTGGATTTTATCTAGGGCTACTTTAGCCATACCATAAAAACCCCTTGCTAAGGTTTTAATGTTTTGCGCAGCAGCTTTGCCTTGCTTATTAGACATAAAAATATCAGCCATAATCTGGCTACCTAATTTCTCGTTGAGAAAATTAGCGCCAACGAAATCACTAAATGACTCGAATAGGAATTCTGTTTTCATATTTGTATTATTATTTTCTGCTAATTCTTCTTGGGCATAGTCGTTATATTCTTTTGCCCATTTTTTCCATTGAGATGATTTTGCGTATGCATCCATTACATCTATTAGATCAAAGTTCATACCCTCTTTATCGTTAACTTGATCTGCTAACCATCTACCTGATTTCGCGTTTAGGAAATATAATGCACCTGCATCAGAGAAGCCTAAGTTACCTGTTAGGTGAATAAACGCGACTAACCAGTGGTCTTGTACCTCTTTTTCATCGTAGTGCATTTCTAAAGTACCCCAAAAACCATAGCCATCATTAACATCATCCATTGAGTACTGATTTTTAGTACCGAATTTGAATGCCTCGTTAACTACTGATTCTTCTACTTTTTTAGCTGCTAGATCTGCATCTCTCTTAGATACGTTATCCAGGTAAGTGCCATCACCCCAAAATGCAATTACATATTCTGTTTGTGTTGTTGAGTGAAAACCAGAGCCTGCTCTATATAAAGCAACATCTCTCATACCCTTTTGTTTGATCTTATCGTCGAAATATTGTCTAGCCTGTCTTTCATTTCTGAATTTCTTCAGGCCTCTCATTCCGTCAGACCAGATTACTTCATAGTTTTCAGTAACTGCAGATTCTTCTACATATAAGTTTACGTATCTACTACCCTTCTCTGAGTAGATTGTAGTAATTTTAAAGTCACCTTTAATTGATTTACCAGTATCTTTCTTATACCAATCTGCATAATAAGCTTTAAAGAATAAGTTTGGTTCTAGTTCTCCAAAGAAGTGTGACATTTTACCTACATAAAATTCAGCTGTAGGATATACTTTTAAAACATCTTGTTCTGTTTCAGCATCTAGAACTGCTTTATCAAATTCTTTTACAAATTTAGCTTCATTAACTTTTGACTCATCAACTCTCTTAATAGTATCATGAAACCAATCTTCTGGCTCATCTCTGAAATCAGTGTAAACATCAATTTCCCACTCATCGCCAAATTGGTCAACGCCGACATAATACCAGTCTTTACCCTCGTTACCGTGGTCGTCAATAATATCACCTTGGTCAAATTCTACTTCATACTTCTTACCACCATCTTTAAACTCAATGTATGGGAATTTATCTTTTGTAACTTTAACTTTCTCGTTAAGTTCAGCAGCTTTAGGAGTTTCATCTAGTTCAGCTAGAATTCTACGACCCCATCTTGAAAGCTTAATGCCCTCTTCAGAAACATTAAAGTATTTTCTATTTCTAGAAGCCCATTGGCTAGAATTAGCAGAAAGTTCAGCAATAATAGAGTTAAACTCTTCTCTTGTTACCATACCATCAGCAATTGCTTTAAGTACTGCATTTCTTACATTAGCAGTCTTGCCCACTGTTTGTGCAGGGTGATTCTCTGTATACTTTCTTTTGATTTGTATTTTTTTACCTTCTGATAAAAAGTCTTCAAATGTTGCCATGATTATGCTTTAATTTTTGCTAGTTTACCCTGTGTTTCTTCATATTGGAATGAGAACTTAGACTTTGCGTAAAGTGTTCCCATTGAGAATGAAATATAAACACCATCTGGTTTTTTCATAGCAGTATTGTACGCGTCTGCCGCACTAGCCTCATCGTCAAAAATGCCGATATGTTGTTTATTGCTACCGCCGTTTTCTAATCTAATTCTTTGGCCATAGAAATCTACTTCATTATGTGCAAATACTAAATACTTTGTATTGCCTTTTTCTGGTAGGTTGTCACTATGCTCACCGAATGCTGTTCTAGTACTATAATAATAAGAACCGAATTGAATTGACTCATTTACTGAGTTTTTAAACGCTTCGAATGTTTTTATATTTCTCATATTAATATAATCTGTTTGTTTATATATTCTTCAAAAAGGCTTCGAAGGTTAAGAACTCTGGTTGCGATGACTCCGCAACTACTCCCATTGAATCCTCTAATTTAGTTTTTAATTCTCCATACATACTATGGATGCCTTTGGGTGTTAATTTTTTAAACATCTTCTCGTCGTTATCTAACATTGCGTTTCTAACCTGAGTAGCTGAGATATTCTTACCTGTCCTTGGTATTTCAAATAAACCGAAATCATCTCTCACTCCAAGATCTTCTCTATATTCTGGCTTATCGACTTGGTATGAATAGGTCTTAAGTCTATCAGTTCCTGTTCCCCAAAGTACTGGCTCGTAGCCATCAGCTCTCATTGTATTAAACATTAGATCAATTGCTGCTCTATCTAAGATATAAACTTTCTCAATAGGATATTTAGACTTTAATTTGTCTAACATTGACATTTGAGTTTCTTCATCATAAGGTCTCTTAAATGCATCTTCTGCCTTTCTAGTTTTAGACTTAATTAAGAAGATAACTACTGGATGTCCGTTTTGCTTGTAGATAGTTTCAACCACCTTAGCATGACCTAACGTGAATGGTTGGAATCTACCAACAAACATGTTAACTGGCTTACTACCCTGTTCTGGATAATTAACAGTTAAACCCTCTGTGATTGGACTAACTTGTGCCGAAATCTTTTGGTTTAATAAATATTGATTGAAATTCATAACGTCGCCTTCGTTTGTTTTTGCCATCACCGTACCCTCAATCTTTTCTACAATATCGTTGATAGTATTCATTAGATCGGCATTGATAATATCTGTTTCTTTATTTCTCTTCTTTCTAAAAGAACCTAATGTAATTTTAAATAGCTCTGATAAGATTCTATCTTGTACTAATGTTAAGGTCTTTTCATTTTGAATAAACTTGTGGTTTAATTCAAATAGAGGAGATTCTGAAAAGTCAGCAGAATCAAATTTAGCGCCAATATATTTAGTAGCATTCTTTTCGACATAGTCATTAAAAACACCTGACATTAGTTCTAAATATCTTAAATCTGATTGCTCTTCTTTTAGTTGTATTGATTCAAAGTCAAATTGAGTTAAGTGCTCTACAATATCTAAGATTGTGATTTGATACATGTCTGAAGGTTTTCTCTCTTCAGCCGGTTTTTTATTAAACTTCTCTAGTTTAAAAGACTTCAACTCTTTTCCATCATGGAAGTTAACAATAAAGCCAGCAACATCCTTAGACAGGTCATTCATTAAAGCTGATTGCTTCATGTTCTGGTTAAAAATACCAAAGACGTTTCTAGTAAATGTAGGCTTATCTTTATCTTCAAATTTCTGCTCAAACTCATTAACTGACATCGCCAATAGAGCTTTAATTGCATCTTTCTGGCCCGAGTCTAATAGACCCTCAAATAAAACTGGAGGTCCAGCGACACCTAACTTATCTGCCCATTTATTTAGGACCTTAGTGTCTCTAATTACCTTTCTAATCTTAGTAGGATTAGATGGTTGCAAAACTTGGATATGCGTTAGAATAAGATTAGACTTTGGAAGTATGTCATACTCAATATCAACAGTCTTATTATCTACTAAATAATCAAAACCAAATTTCCAGTCGAATGGCATGTCTTTTACAGCGCCTTCAGATACAGATCTAAAGTATCTAATAGCATTCTCGTAGTATCTAACAATCGTGCGATCTACTAGATCCATTTCTTGTTTAGAGCCAGACTTATAGAATAAAAAATCAGATCCGTCTCTTTTGACGTGAAAAGAAGATGCATCAATCTTCTCGGTTACAATACACTTGTTGCTAAGAAGATTATCGACGTCTGATATGTTAGCGCCTTCGAAATATGTTTTTAAATTCTGTAATGCCATAATAGTTTATTATCTACCGTATTTAATAATACCCATTAACTGGTTAATAGCGGCAAAAGTCCCAGTTAACTTGAATGTTTTACCATTGTATTTAAAGACTAGGCCCTCGGTTGGAATGATTGACTCAATACCGCCGATACCTTCTAGTCTTTTTAATTCTTTTTCTACCTTCTCAATCTGTTTTAGATCGCCGTTCTTTTTAACCTTGTCAGCTTCAGTTCTGATCTGCTTGTGTAATCTTGCTTTCTCAGCTTCTGGATTAGCAGCAACAAAATTAGAAACATTCTTTAAAACATCTGCGCCTAATTCTAAAAATAAGTTCTCAAAAGGTAGAATGTTTTCTTTATACTTCTTGTTTCTTTGACCATCAAAATCTTTAACGGCCTTTGCTTGTTCTGGAGTAACTGCCTTCTTTAACTCTCTCATATTTAGAGTCTTCTTGTCTAGGTACGCCCATCTTAATAAGAGTCCCTCTTTTAATGCCGGGTCTAAATCTGCAAAATTCTCTTCGATTTGGTTTCTCCACCAAGCCTCGTGATACATTTTAACCTCATCTTGATCCGATAGACTATAAGTATCTCTTAGTTTATTTATCGCCTTTTCGTAATAGCCGACTCTCTCGTCAAAGTTAATGTCTTTTCCTATCTTTAAAATTTGAGGGGGAATTATAGTAAAGGTCTTTTGCACATCGGCCTTTAAGTCTTGTAGTGCTTTTACAATATCTGCTGCGATATTCTCTTCACTAATGATATTACCATTACCATCGGTAACTTTCATACCGTGGAATTGAATAACATCTCTGTCGTAATAGATTACATTAGGGTTCTTAGAGTAAATAAGCTCCATGTTGATAAAAGCCCTACCGTCCATGAATACCGATTGGTCCTTGATCTTTGGCAGTGCTTCTGCTAAATCTTTAGCGGCGAAGATGAATGTTTCTTCAACTAGCTTTGAAGCGTGGCCAGTAAACATCTCAATAATACCGTTTAGGTCAAGTGGATTAGCTAATTGCCCCTTGTTTCTGGCAAACATAGCCTTACCGTCCTTTACTGTTGCGAATACATTCTGGCCATCTGTCTTTTCAGTTGGTGCCTCTTCAAAATCTAGACCTCCTTGTAAAGCAGATCTTACGATAGTTTTAAAATCACCAAATGTTAATGAATGGTCATCAAACGGGTGCATCATGTGGCCCGCGGCGCCACCTTCAAATACGAAATTGTCCAAGTTATTAACCTGGACTTTTTCGTTTAAGAATTCTTGAAAGTTTGTATAAATCTTCATAAGAAGTTTGGTTTTTGTTTATCCTAATGACGATTGTAATGCACCTACTGCTGCACCATAATCTTCACCGTGCTTAGACAATAAACCGTCTACAACTTCTTGTGCTTTTTCTTCATCAAATTTATCACCGAATGCTTTTTGTAAAACAGAGAATGCATACTCTTTAAAATCTTCGTCTGATTTTACTTCAGCCTCTGTAACTGCTTCTTCGTTAGCAAACTCTTCAGCGTTCTCTTTATCTTCAGCGTCAACGTCTTCAACCGGGTAAGTTTCTCCGTCTACTGTAAATTCTTTTTCGCCTTTAGCGATAGCCTCTGCTCTTGCAGCACCGAAAGCATTACCTTCTGCTGCAAACTCTTCAGCGTTCTCTTTATCTTCAGCGTCAACGTCTTCAACTGGATATTCTTCGTCTCCTACTTTGAATTTGTCATCACCTTTAGCAATAGCCTCAGCTCTTGCAGCACCGAAAGCGTTACCTTCTTCAATATATTCTGCTAAATCTGGATCGTCCCAACCAAGTTCTGGATCTGCTAATACTTTTTCAAGGTCTTTTCTTTTACCCTGCATTGTAATAACTGGTGTACCTCCGCCTGGACCGTCCATAACTTTATTAATGATTTTAACCCTGTTCTTCTTTAAGAACTTTAAGAAGTCTTTATTATCTGGATCTAATGCATCCATCTCAACAGTTGCTTCACAGATAGCCTCATCAGATTCTTTAATAACCGGGTAAGTCTTACCGTTAAACTCGAACTCTTCAGCATCTTCCTCGATTGCTTTTGCTCTTGCTGCTAGGAATGCATTACCCTCATTCATTACTGACTCATTTTGCCAGATTAGATTAAATTGATCTACGATTGCTTGAGCCTCTTTTGAGAAGCCCCATCCATCTAGATACATTGCAACACCCTCAACAAGACCGATACCTGACCATCCAGCTGCGCTAGATAAATTAGAGTATCTTTGGTCTAGGAATTTTTGGATTGTTTTTGCACCGATAGGAAGTTCAATACCACCTAGTTCATCGATCGATACCATAATAGTTCTGATCTTTCCGCCAATCTTCTTAGCTACGGGTTCCATATAGCTGTGGAAGTTAGCATCTTCTAGTGCATACATTAATAAGTATTTTACTGCGCCTAGGTGAGTCTCTTTATCTCTAGTTAAAGCAACCGCTTCCATCATAATTTGCTCTAACGACTTAGACACTTTCTTAGCGTCTCTTAAATTACCCTTAGAAGGTACAAACGCTTCGTTAATAATAAATGACTCAAATGCTGGTGTTAAACCACCGCCGCCATAGATGTCAGCCATATACCATTTACCATCTCTTTCATCATATAGGTAAACGAATTCTGCACCACCATCATAGTCAGCATCCTTTAGATACTTATCAATATTTTTAGCGTCACCTTTCAATACATGCTTATCTCCATAGAAATTAATCTTTGCTGGATCTGCTTCCAGGCCTGAGCCACCTCCTTTCTTCAACAGTAGTTGAACGTTAGCTCCGTCCTTATATCCTTTTTTAATTGTAGGTAGCATGTGGTCTGGATAACCATCATAGTGCATATACACTGATTCGATTTTACCTCTTTTAGTAATTCTACCTACTTGAGATCTCGTGCCTTCTTCGATGATTGCTACAGACTCAGAGATTTCAGAAGCACCAAGTTTAGCGTAAAACTTGCCTCTTTCCTCTTCGTTAAGATCTTTTAATGATGTAGCGCCGAACTCGGCTAATAGAGATTTAAATTGATCTGCTGCAGCGTTTCTTGCAGCGCTTTGTTCCTCTTCAAGTTTTACAGCAGCTGCCTTTGCAGAAGCGTTTGCAAACTCTTCAAAAGATTGTAGTTTTAATGAACCCATTTTTATTGAATTTATTTTTAATACTTTACTATAGTATTATATATCACCGTCAAAAGTTACATTTTTTATCTCAAAAGGGAACTTCTGCTCCTTGTAGATCTTCTGCCTAGCCTTCGCGTGTCTGATAAGGTAATTATCCCAGTCCGGTGAGCTTAAATCATCTACAAAATCAATAATATTAACCTCTGATTTGGTGTGGTGTTTTCTTAGACCTCGACCGATCGATTGTCTAATTATGACTTCCGACTTAAACGATTCTGTAAAGAAGATATTGTGTATTTTTTTAATAGAAATACCAGTAGAAAATGTACCGTAAGAAGCCACAATAACAACCTGGGCGCCAGCTTCCATTTTCTTCTTATATTCTTCACGGATGTCTTTATCGGTGTTGCCATCAACATAGTAAATTGGCTTATCGCTATCTTGGCGAAGTTTCTCATAGATTCTCTTACCATGTTCAATCCTGTGGAAAAGTACAAGGCTATTGCCGCGTACTCTGGAAATAATGTTGCAAATGAAACTAAGGCGGCCTGTTGAATTGATGACATAATTGCTTTCGAATTTGAAAACGTCTTTACTTTCATATCTGTTTTGGGACATCTCTCTAAAAGCATTCTTTGTACTTTGTGGAGCATAATCCATTTTAATTACTTTCACATTACAACCTGCAATGTGGCCTTCTTGTTGTAAGAAGTTTGCATTAACCTCTGTAATCACAGGTCCGGTGTGAGACATTAAGGTTAATCTATCTAATGTTTTTGGTTTTGGAATTGTACCCGATAAACCAAAACGATAGTTTGCAGCAGTACACTTTTGTAGAATAGTTTTAATTGATGTGGATTTGGCTTTATGAGTCTCATCAATAATTACAGCGTCAAACTGCTCAAAGTATTCTTTATCCTTTTTAACTAGGGATTGATATGTACCGATTACCACGTTTCTACCGGGTCTTACTTTCTGACCAGAGTAGATCTGTTGTATTTTAATATTAGTAGCTGCACGCCAGTTATAGTCCATGAAGTCCTCAGAGGCCTGTACGACTAGCGAAACGTTTGGGACAATAAGTAATACTCTGCCTGCTTTACCCTTCTCTAACATATACGCAAGAGCCATATACGTTATCAGGGTTTTACCTGCTGATGTTGCTAATTCACTTAGACATCTTCTAAACCTTAAGATATTATATGCGGCCTCAATCTGATAGTCTCTAGGTGTAATTTCATGGCCGTCGAAATACTGTTCTGCCCACTCTGTGAACTCTTCTTGCTTTACACTAGGATCGAACAACGAGGTAACGCCATTCATCTTAAGCTCAAACTTATACTGCTTACACAGGTCCATTATCTCTTTCCATAAGCCAGAAGGAATCCATTTATCATCCTTAATATATGAGATATAGCCATCCCATAAACCCTTTTTCACAAGAGGGTGGAATCGCCAGTTCTCAATCCTACGATTAAAAGTGATGTTAAGCTGTTCTATCTCTAACTCACTCGCCTCATCAACACGTAGAAACTGCTTATTATCTGTTAAACTTAGTTCCATCTATTATAGTCCATTCAACGACAACCTATTTCTAATAGCAAAGCCCATATTATCTAGGGTTTTTACTGAGCTATTAAAAAAGTCTAGTTGATTTTCTAGATGAGATAGAATAATATTCTCATCTGCCAGATCGGTTTCGATAAACCTTTCCTTTTGCTTCTCACCTAGTTTGTAGTCATACTCATAATATCTGATATATGCCTCGCGGTATCTAACTGAGATTGCCGTTCTTTGTTCTTTTATTTTTACATTAAGGTACGCGATTTGGTCGACCATGGTCTGTCTTGAAGATAACACCTCAGCGATAACATCTTCCATGCCGTCGACTTTCTTTAGTCCCTTTGCTAGGCCCCTAACAGTATCTGACCACTGTTGTCTTTGGGCAGATAACTTTTGATCTAGGGCCTGAATCTTTTCTTTACTCATATTAGTTATATTAGAACAGAGATTTTTTGTTTGGATTAGACTTAATAAACTTAGCAGCCTTTTGGCCCTTCTTAAGTTTAGGCTTTTCCACAGCAAAATCTTTACTCTGTACGTTAAACTCATCTACATCAAAGCCGACTAAAAGCTTGTTGCCTTTAAATCTATCAGAGTCTTTAAAAAAGTCTTCTAACTTATCTTCCATTTCTTTTATACATACCATAGGTCTAATTCGCTTGATGTAAAGTAGTTTTCAATTTGTTTCCATGCCGGAGACTTCTGCTCAAAACATACTCTTACCAAGTCGTTTAAATCCTTGATATTATATGTATCTAGCTTAAAATCTTCTAGAAATTTAGACCACATAAAAACAGGTCTACCTTTCTTTAATTTTTCCATCATCTTCTTTTTACCAGTAGTATCGTTATCAAACATATAACGTACTGTTGCCATTTCATCAAACTCTTCTGTGGAACGTCCCGCTGTAGCTAACGCTAAAGAGTTGTGCATAAACTTAGCGTCAATAGGCCCCTCGAACAGAGTTACTGGTTGTTGGAAATTAACTTGCATAATACCAAATAGCGTGCTGGCTTTTGCAAGTTTGTTTAATTCCTCTTGTGATAGATCGAGCGGTTTATTCCACTCTTCATATATTTTTGGTAGGTCATAGGTCAGGTATCTAGACCCATAGCCCTTCATTCTTCTGGATTGTGCACCGATAATTTTACCTTCAAGCCCACGGTTTAGAATCCACAGTCTATTGCCTTTGGGGGAAAACAGAAACTCATCTGCTTTATTATGTAATAATCGGTCTTTTAACTGAAACCAAATCCAGTCCCCAGGTTCAATCTCTTTAGCCCCAAATACTTGTTTAAACTCATCGACTGTTAACCCTAATTCCTGTACTTTAGCTAATGACTGATTCTGTAAGACTTCGTCTTGAGTAACCTGTGTCTTATTAGCCTTAATATAGTCGATAATAGTAAATGAGTCACCATTGTTGGGCATTTTAACCTGATGGTCCTTTAAGAAACTATGCAGGTTTGTGTGGTGAGAGCAGTTATAGCAATGATACTGCAAAGTGTCCCAATACATGTTACCACGTTTCTTGGTATCATCAGTATGAGAATCACCACAATAAGGACACGCCAGGGTTATACGCCCTGGCATGTCTTTAAGTAGTTGCTTATTAGGAGTAGAATGATGTTCTACACAAACTTGTTTTAGTGCTTTCTTTATTCTACTCTTAAGCTCCTCTGTTAACTGTATAGGATTAGAGGTTGAGGTCATTTAAGAAGGAATCTAAATCATCATCCGTATTTGCAGGTGCAGCTGTTTCAGTGTCTACTTTTGCAGGTGCGGCTACTGCTGCTGGTGCTGCCACAGGAGCAGGTTCTGCTTTAGCAGTTGCTTGCTTTGAAGCTGGAGTTGCAGTTACTGCGGCGATCGAGTCACCTGGATTTAGATACATTCTAAGAACGTTGTTAACGAATGCTCTAGTGTCTTCGTCCCATGGCTTATAGTCATATTGTGCCAATGAAGGAGCATTCTCTAGTTCAGCTTTAATTTGACTCATTGCCTCTTGAGTTCTTTCTGCTGGAGTATCACCCATTAAGATTGCAGATTTACTAGAAGAGAACTTAGACTTATCGTAGTTATTGTACTCACCTTGGCGAGTGATAACTAATTCAAAGTTCTTACCTTCAAATAGATCGTATACTTGTGTTGGCTCACCAAAATCAGGCTTCAACTCAGAGTCGATCTTTTCTTTGATCTTGTAACCGAATTTGAATACTTTGTAAGTACCCTCTAGTTCTGGGTTTTGTGGATCTTTAATAATCTTAATAAGAGAATAGTACTGCTGACGTCTCTTTAGCTTCTCAGAAGATTTTCGATCTACCGCTGAGTCAGACTTGCGCAATTTCCAGAATACATCTGCAATTGGACAGTGCTCGCCGATAGTAGCTGGAGAGTCAACTAATTTACCGTCACCGTTTGAGTTAGTCATCCAGTGTACGTACTTTTGAATCAGAGATTTTCTTGGATTCTCTGGGTTTGGAACAAAACGCACTAGTGCTTTGTAAGTTCCGTCTTTGCCGTCATCGGCAGTTGGTTTGTAAACTTCGTTTACCGTTGTTTGTTGGGGCTGATGCGTTTCAACGTCTTCTACGCCCAAGTTAAAAATGTCAAAATTTTCACTCATGATACTTAAAATTGTTTAAATGTTTAAAACTTGAAAATTACTTTCAATACCTTATAGTTGCACAACAATCAATAGTTTCAGTCCAATGTCAAATAAGCTTCAGCATACCCTGTTCTAGAGTCTGTAGATACTTCCTTCCATGTCCCGTCCTCTTGCTTAATCAGCCCTGATTTGTGTAGTAACTCTTCACGCTCACCTTCTGTGAGCTGGTTAGCTTCCACCATTTGTGTAAGGATCTCATTGAGACGGAAGTAGTCCGCTGTAATCAACATATCACCAATTCTTTTGTTTGTTATACATATTATATATCTACATTCTGATTTGTTTCTGCGGTGATGTTAATAAGTTTTTTGCAAAATAGTTGCTAAAAAAGTTTCATATATCAGATTTTTTTATTATATTAGTACTGTAATTAAACAAGGAGACAAATGGCAAATTATCAAAGATTCAACAGACACCAATTATTTGACGGGGAGCTTATGAGCTACCACGCAGAAACCATTAGACGAGTCCAGTCATGGTGTATTGACAATGATGAAAGTATCTTTAACAACGTAACAAATGCTCTTAGCGGTATCTGGGATGGTTATCTATATGATACTCTGCTTGAAGACTCAAAAACACTTGGATTGCCGATGGAAGATGTAAGGCGAATCGAAGACATTATCAATATTATTAAAGACGACATCGCCGAGTACGGTGAATCAATGACACAAGTATGGTAAAAGAACCTTTTAAATGTTGCATTTGCGACGAGCTTATCAAGGGGCAATACGGTAATAATCCGTGGCCAGTTAAAGACTCTGGAAAATGTTGTGATGGCTGTAATATGACAGTCGTTATACCTGCCAGAATAGAGCTCTATACATCGCACTAAAGTTTTTTGAAAAAAGTTTGAGAGCTTTGAAACCTTTTCTGGGAAGTCGCATATAAGTTATGTATTTAACCCCAGGGGAAAGATTAGTTAGCGGATGGAACTGTAGGCAGAGATTAGCCTGAAGGCAGAGACTTGGTTAGTCTGGCAAATTTCCCTCGAGTTGAGTTAGTAAATAATGATTAAGAAACCAGGCATCAACTAGATCGTCAAATGGCTTTGGAACTTTCTTAACCTCTCCAATTTCTTTCTGACAATAAGTGAATAGGGACGACTTTGCAAGTTGTTCATCTTGTAAAACATTATCGATAAAAGCTTTCCATAGAGCAGCTTTATTCATATTACCCTTTCCAGCATGTTTCTTAATTGTAGTAGGAGCTACTGTCAATAGATCTTTGACGTCAAGCTGAGAAATCATCTGTTCTTTTAGAATGGCTGCACCTGCCGCCATGTCGATGATATTATTAGTACCCATCTTTGAACCATAAGATGAGCCCTCGAAAGCAATATAGTAATTTTGCTTAGTTTGTGTAATGCTGACAATTAGATTAATAATCTGATCTGCCATTTGCATATATCTTCTGACTTTAGCCAATTCATTTTTAGCATAATCACCTAAATTAGCTTTCCAGTCGGGTTGATGAACTAGAGTTACGTCTGAGAACGTAGAAATTTCTTCTTGGTGTTTTTGTTCTGCTTTTGTACCTTGACCTGCTTTAATATAGGAGACAAAGTGATATTCATCTGTATCAGACTGCCAGATACAAATACCAGGGGAATTAAGCGAGAAGTCGACTGTGACGAGATTCAAATTAGATTCTTTTTCCCATTGCAGCGCCTAGGGCAGCACCGACTAATCTGGAGGTTAATAAATCGTAGAAGATACCTTTTTGAATACCGAGAACCTTAGCGATCATTTTACCAATTGATTTGCCTAATGCAAAACCAGTTAGACCACCAATAATAGAACCTAGTAGACCCTCTTCAATTATATCTTCTTCTAATCTATCTAAATCAAATTGCCCAGTCTCTTCGTTTAGGTACTGTGTTACAAATTGTTCTAGAGCTAGATCTACCTTTTCTTCTAGTTCAGGAGTCCACTCAGACTGTAAACCCTCTTGTAAGAGTTGCATATCAGTCTCAGTAATCTTTTGCTCTACTAAATATTCATTAAATGTTCTCATGATTTATATATCTTTATTCTATTTCTAATTTCAGGTCGAGCTTATTGTATACAAATGTACATTCAAACGTGCTAAAATCTGCGACGTTCTCTGCCATGTTAAGATTAAGCTCATTGATAGAATTCATAATAATTTTATTGAACTCCATATATGCCACCGAACTACCTTCAGCATCTAATATCCTTAGAGTAAATGGGTCAATGTAAGGCTCTTTAGTAGACCTTGCATAATAATAAAGTAGAGTGTCCATCATAATCCAGTAGTTAATAAAACCATCTAGGAGTTGCATAGTCACTGTGAACTCTCTAGTAATTGTATTCTGAATTGGCACTGCACCTCTATGGTATCTTGTTGTACCATCATTATCTGCTTGAGTAATTGGGTCAAACGCCACACCTGGGATGTTAATACCCTGGATAGAGTAATTGACAAAATCAACAGGTTCGGCTAAAAGTCCACCAGGCACTTTGTTCAAGTACTTCTTGTATTTCTCAGATACTTCTTTAGGAATAAAGTTTCTTGGAAATCTAAAATCAAATGAATTATTTCTACTATTGAGTATCATTATACGTTAGTGAATTTTCCTTTAGTAATCATAGTCTCATCTGTACCATTATCAATACTGATATAGAATGTATTAGACTTCATGCCTCTAATTGTATTAGCGTTCTGTTCGTTAATCTTAAATAAGACTTCACCGTTACCCATATCAATATCTTTGTTATAGACGTGGTTGAACTTCAATTTAGTTGCACCATCATTAAAGGTTAAAATCACCAGCTCGGCATTCTCAAAAGAAATTAACTCAAAGTCATCCCCTCTTTTCTTGCCTATTACGAATTTAATATATGTAGCAAACGGTGGAATACTAATATTTAAGTCTCCTTCATTTACAAAGCCAGAAGAATCCACCTCTTCCACATCTTTAATCATCTCGTTAGTTCCTGCGCCTAATAACTCTACCTTAGATGCCGATGCAATTACGTTGTACCTCTCAATAAATGTGGGTACGTATTTTACAGATCTAGGTAAATTATCAGTGATAAACCCTGAGATAGTTTTATTAGAAGTTAAACTAGGTAAAACATTATAGACTTCTGTTAAAATATTTGGATTATCAATCTTTAGAGCAGCTAATCTTTTACCATACTTATTTGCTTGGTGTGTTATTAGCGACGCTCGTTTAGTGATTTGAGTATTATCAGTCTGGTTGTAAATTCTCATCGTTACGTCGATCGAGAAATTAACAGCAGTACCAGCATTTTGAATCACAGGTCTAAACGTAATAGGAGTACTAAAATCTTCGTATTGGGTAAACGTATTAGTAGAAGTTTTCACATAAGATGTTCCTATTTGCTCAAAAACATCTACATCGAAAATAACTACAATATCATCTGAAGAAGTTTGTATTCTATTTAGAATGTGGCCCTCGAAGCCGGCTAAAGAGTTATCCTTCTCTCCGTAGATCTTAAAGTAATCTCCGTCATTAGCATCTTCCACTACAACTGTAAAATCAACATATTCATCTTCTCTAGCAACGGTAAAATCATTACCCTCTGCGGTATATACAAAATCATAACCATTAATAGTCTGTAACTGATCTAATAGTTTAAAAGAAATATTATAGTTAGAATATGGATTAAGATCACTACCACCTAATGTACCATCTCCATAGAATCTATCTAAGAACTCTTGGTTTTGACCAACAATTGAAGGTACTTTGATATTAATATATTTAGACCAAAGAGTCTCACCTAAAATAAATGGTCTTGGGTTAGAGAACTCATAGTTACTTTGATTTAGATAAACTAATTGAGTTAAAAAGTTTTTAACAGCATTATTTCTCTCAGTACTAACCTCGAATAAGAAACCCTCATAACCTCTAGCAGCAAAAGAAAATCCAGATCTTAAGTGTAGTCTTACAGTATCATATAAGATAAAATTAATATTATCAGTAGCATCTTGCTGATAATTCAACATATCGTTTTCTCTAGATCCAGTCCACTCTAACGAATTATTAATGAAATTATGCATTTCATAATTACCGGTAGAATCATACCCTAATAGAGCATATTTAGTCTTGTCCCCACCTGGAACATTAACAGCATGGTATCTACCAATAGTCTGGTTTATATCATTTCCTGTTGCTTCGTCAGGTGACGCAAATAGAGGGTTAGCTCTAGTATCAACCGTAATCTTACCGCCTATTAAACCAGGGTAAGAATAATCTACAGTACCGTTTGTGTTAGGAGTAAATTCTCCAATTTGAGTTGTAGCAGAGTACGAGTATATACCTAAACTACCGCTGATCGAAAAGTCAGCCGGATTAGCCAGCGCACTTAGATCAAATTTATAGGTCTTACCGTTTTGTAGTAGTAGAGTTCTAGCAGCAAAGTTTTCAACCGCAAGATAACCAGAAATTTCAGTTACATCAAAGTTGACAACTGCACTACCTAGCTCATGAATCAGGTGTCTAGTCCCAAAGGGATTACCCTGTTCCACATCTAAGAACATTACCTCACTACCATTATCATCTACCTCAATACGATACTTTTCAGGATCTGCCTGATCGTGGTAGATAAACTCAAGTAGAATGTCTTGGTCTATTCTGAAATATCTTGATGATTCAGCCATGTTTTAAAATCTTAAGAATTTTGGAGACCAGTATAAGCCTAAGCCAATACTTGGTCCGGTGCTAATCACTTGGTTATTATTAAGGTTAATACCATAACCCACACCAATACCAATTGACCAGCCTGCTTTTTTCTCTATTTTTCTATTTAATCTAGTATTAATTAGATTTAAATTTTCAATATCTCTAATCTCTAAACCAGGATATGATGTTGATAATTTTAGTACATCACTACCATCTACATTTTCAATAGCAGCTAATAGGCTTAGGGTATTTCTAATTTCAAACTTACTGTCAGTAACTTGAAAATTACCGTAATTATATTTAATCAAGCTTGACCCTGTTAAAGATCTAGTATTACCATTGCCGAAATCATCAAATGAACTAAAGTTAACTTTTGCTGTAGTAGAGTCTATTCTAGTTATAGTTGCTTCTGCTAATAGGCTATCTTTTAACGCAAGCTCAGCTGAGATTAAAGCGTTAACTCCTTCAAGCTCATCGTTTAATTTAAGAGCCTTCTTATACTTATTAGTCATGCTGATTAGTTGATTCTTCTTATCATCTAAATCAATAGTAAAAGATCTAATTTGAGCCAATTGATTACCGTTCTTATCAACTAATATCTTAATAGAATCTTGGGCTGCTCTAAAATTACTTAGTGCAATACCAGCGTCTTCTTGTGCGTATTTTACATCTTGTTTTAATTCAGATATTTGATTACACTGTTTAAGAAATAGCAATACGAAAAGAGCTCCAGCGATAAATGTTACTAGAGTCCTATTCGAGAGTATATTTTTTATTTTATCTTTCATAATTTACAATATTAACCAATGCATGATTGAGTTCCACCTGTAATAGATGCACCACTACAGTTAGACGTACAAGTTGGTGCCCCTTCAGAACAAACTGTTATAGGCATGTACGGTCCTACGGTTACTGTCGTGTAACCATTAGTACAGTGGTAGTATGAATATAAAATAGAGGCGTTGTAACTATTATTATTTAATGTGTAACTCCTACAAGTACCGCTACCTTCCCCAGAACCACCCCCGGAGCCGGTAGGTGCGCTAGTCGTCGTAGTTTCACCTGTACCTCCACCTGCGCCGGAGTCAGTTGTCGTTGTTTCACCTGTACCTCCACCTGCACCAGAGTCAGTTGTCGTTGTAATAACTTCTCTACCACCCGCATCATATTGTACCCAAATAGTACCAGTATTACCGTAATTATCTTCAACGGTAAGTGTTGTGGCTATTGAATCTACTGGCGACTGCGCTAAATTCATTGTTATAGTTCCACCATTTGAAGCCAGGTTAGCCACGGAGACCGTTAGCCAGTTAGGAACATTACCAACAGTTACTGAACCAGATTGACTTATTGACCAGCTTGCTAATTTACTAGAAACCGTTGACGAGAACGTTAGAGGTGCTGTAGCGGAACCGTTATCATATAAGGTTAGCGTTACCGGCGCCGCAGTCGTCGTAGGAGCCTGTGTCGTAGGAGCCTGTGTCGTCGCTGGTGCAGCATTCTGTGATATTGTAATAGTATCTGTTACACCAATGTTATTCGGGTGTTTAATTGTAATTACACCAGATCTAGCACCACCCGTATTAGTACTTACGCTACAATCTAACGAGCCCTCTAAATATGAATCAACTGTTACCCAACTAGGAGTAGTTACAATACTATCATATAAAATTAAACCATCAACTGGGCCTGTTGTATATGCAATCTCTAAAGATCCGCCCGTAGAACCAAGTCCTAAAATATTACCATCATCAAAAGATATTGTATATGGAGCTGGAGATGGGCTAGCCGTGGTCGTAGTAGTGTTACCACCCCAAGGTTGGCCTGTATTATTTAATTCTAAGTTACCCTCTTCAACAATATTCACTGAGTTGCCCCATGGATTACCGAATTGATTTAGAACTAAATCACCTTCTTCGACAATACTTACAGAGCCACCAATACCAGCACCACATGGAGCCATACAGAATTGCTTCCACTCTAAAGTACCTGCGTTGTCAATTACACCCCAAAAAGAATTATCATAGAACCTAATCATACCTGCCTCTAAAAGATTAGCTGCAATAAATGTATTAGGTAATTTTAATGTGCTATCTGTACCATCAAAAGAAACATTAGTGTTAAATGTCCATTTATCTAGGCCAGCGTAAAATTCAATAACTTCAGCTGGATTAGTATTTAGATTAAGACCGTATGTTTCATCTAATGTGAATCTAGTCCAATCTGTTGTACCATCAGTCTCTTCAGAAGTTGAAAAAGTAATGGCTATATTATTAGTTGTGCCGGTTCTTTCACCGTGCCATAAAGTTAATAGTTCATTAGACGGGCTTAAACCTTCCACCGCATGTCTACCAATAGTCAGGGTAGATCTTAATCTGATCTCACCGTCCTGCTCTGCTAGTTCATCAAATGTTTGGTCACCCAAGAAAATTACAGGGTGATAGTTATCCGTAGAGACTTTAGGTTTTAAGATTACGTATTCTGCAATACCATCTTCTGGACTCTCATCAACTGTAATTGTTTTCCATCTAGATGTAGTTGCACCTGTTTCACCCTTTTCACCTTTAAACCCTTGTTCACCTTTTGCACCGGTTTGACCGACCGCGCCTTGAATCCCTTTCGAGCCTTTTTGTCCCTTCGGCCCGCCACCATTAGCCAGGATTTGGTCAAAGTTATAGTTAACCTTTTCCCACTTAATCTGGTTAGAGTCACTAGGATGTAGTATTTCTTGAATATTAATGGCCATGCCTTTATGACGTTATTTTTACCATAGGTCTAATTCTATAAGAGTAACCTAATCTTTTATTATATATCAATCTAAAATTAAGGGGCTTTTGCTCGTGCGCAGTGAATGAGAAGTTCTGATCCGCTACAAAACCGTTGTCATCTAGTCCATCTAGCGTTGACACGCTTTCAAGTGTAGATGGTTCCCCTTTTATACGCTTAGTATAGAGTTTAATTTGATTCAAATTAAATATATTAACCAAATTTTTATCAATATACAGCGCTGCATCATCTACTAAAGTAGTCTTATCTTCAGCAGAATTTTCAGGAGTTACATATTTTGTAATACCCGACAATACGCCGTCTGTACTTAATTTTTTATTAACTGAAAAGTCGATATAAAAATCAAATACAACTCTTTCATCATCCTCAAACATTACAACGTCTGTTGTGTTAGTTGAGCTCTGTAAAATATCGTCTTGTTCTGCTTCTGATTCCACTTGCTGGACTTCAAAATCTAACAGAGTATAACTATCTTTTACTTTCATAATTGTAGAGGCTAAATACGATCTCTCCTCCTTAGTCTCAAATGTTCCCGGTACTTGTTCATTTACTCCACCTGATAAAGATCTAGTATAATAGTTTTTATCCCACGAAGATTTAAAGACGTGTACGTCTTTTTTATCAATTGCCACTTCACCTATTAATGGGTAGAGTGGTAGTTTATCAGTCGATGTAGATAATTTAGTTACACCACTTGTATTAAATTCATTTACCTTTCTATAGAAGTGGTTTTTAATATAACCCCAGTTAGCATCATGATTTCCACCATCATAAATAAAACCTAAGTTAAACGCTACTCCACATCTATTATATTTCTTATAGTAATCTTTCGCTAATTCAATTTCAGCAACGTTAGAAAGCGAATGCTTATACATCTGTTCTTCTAACAAGACCTCAGTAGAATTAACGCTATTCTGTAGAGTATTAGTTTTCATGTGTGAGTAAACATCAGTAAATGTTACTACAGGTCTAGTATCAATTGTATAACCACCATTATGTCTAATTAAAAACGGATAGTAAGTTAAGCCTCTATCTAGATTATAGCCTATATTACCGGAGAATAATTTAAACGATTCAGGTTTGTCATCATCTTCAACTGTTACAATATAAGACTCTTTAACTATCTCAACACCATCTTCGAACAGAATAATAAATCTATTTTTAGAAATGCTGCCATCTAGATTCACAGTAGTATATTCCACATTACCAGGGTCTCTTAATAACATATCTGCTACGTTTTTAGCAGTTAATGCGTCTAAGATTGCTTTGTACGCATTGATACCCCCTTGGATATAAGTATACTTAGCATTGTATTGTAAGTAGTGGGGCAGATTATCAATATCAGCGTCTGGTGGATTAACATCACCGTTTGTAATATCTTTAGGCGGTGACTTTAGAGTCATACCATCTTGTCCATCAATTTTAGCAATCTCTAACAATAAGTATTGTGGTCCAAATGCAGTGTTTATCTCGACTAATATATTACCAAACTCGTCATCGACGTTTTTATTTACCTGTTCTAAATATTGTGGTTCTGTACCGTCCGCGTGCATCAGGCCCTGTATCTTTAAATAATCAGGTGCTGCAGGATTAGTTAGGTTTGCAGAATTAAGATCTAAAGAGCCGTCTAATTTAATATCAGAATACTTAAACGTTTGTTCCTCATTATTCCAAACTAAAGAGTGATTTAACTCATATAATAATTTTCTAGTCAGAGTCTTATCTGCCCAAAGATCATCAATGCTTAGAGAAATAAAGAATACTACAAACTTAAACTTCTTATTTTGAATAACTTCGTACTCAATACCATTAGACTCTTGTGCTGTTTTTACATTTAATAAGATACTAAACTTATATCCATTGAACTCAGGTGATTTCACAAAATCAACAGGGCTACTAGAAGCAAACTCTTTTCTATTCTTAAAGATTACTTTTAAACCTTTAAATATTGTATCAGCGAAAGCCATATCATTACCGCCGTTGACGGTAGTATATTTCTTCTGTCTGTTGGTTTTTACAAACGTCTTGTAGTTATTATCACCAATAGTTTCAAACCCTTCTGTTACAAAGAATCTATCGAAGTAATTGTAATTAACATCTTTGAATAGAGCTGGCGTCATTTCAAACCCTTCCATAAAGTTAATATAACTAAATGATTCGTTTAGCCTATACGCTGGGTTTTGATTATCACCTTGGTTTTTAATTAGATGTGTTGGTAAATTATTAATATAGAACCACTCGTGCGTCATGCCCAGTCTATCTCTATTAGGGAAAGACAAGTCTGCTGCAAAATTAGATCTACCAAACGCCTCATTAGCGTTTAAATAATAAGGCTGCTCTCTAACAGTAGTGACATCTTTTAGAACCCACTTGTTAATTGTAGGAACTACTCTAGAAGTTACAGCATATTCTTTCAAGTTATTCTCTTGTAGCCTATCGTATTCACTTTGAATAATAACTTCATCAAACTCATCAGCGGTTTCTTCTGCTAATACATCGCTTAATCCGGTGAAATAGTTAATAGGGTCTAATGTATAATCAGTGTTATCTTTATCACCAAATGGGTAAATATCGTTTAGGTTATTAACCTCAGGTTCATAATTTATTTCACCATGTGTTTCCCATTGAAGTTCTTTTAAATCAGAGTTTGATGTATCATAAAAATCAAAGTTCATATCATGAATATCAAACGCTGAAAATAAGCCTAATCTAACTAGGTTATCTGCAAATACATTAATCTCACCAGCGTCAATAGTATTAATTCTCTCTAAAATTACCTTTTTATATTGCATAGGTAATCTTTCAATATCATCAACAATATCCACCACCCTATTATATACTCCACTAGATCTAGTTTCAATATAATCACCGGCATTAATATTACTAACAGAATCCTCAGTAACCAGTACTGATTTACCAGCAGCATTACCGCCACTAAAATAGTAAATACTACTATTAGATAAAAGATCTACCGTGGCGTTCTCTATAATATTTAATCTTAGTAAATTACCATCATCTCTATTAGCCTCATCGATAGTTAACCAATCGCTGGAATTATCATGTGGAATAGCAACGCCAGCCTGTAAAAGTTTATAGCCAATTACATTTGTTTTAATATAAAGATGTTCTGCCTTATCATACGTTATTGCAGTAAATCCATTATCAATAGAATTAATAGCCTTTGCAAGAGCAGAAGCTATTTCAGACTTAGTGCCCTGGCTTGAGAAGCTAGTACCATTAAAGTGGCCCGCCGGTAAATGGTCTACAGCAAAGAACATATTATTTGCTAGGTCATAAGGTACTTGTAATTCTTCAATTCTAGCCAGAGTAGTATTATTTACATCTGGGGTCAACATAGGCTCCATTGGCCTAAGTGTACCTTTCTTCTCGTAAAAGATAATACTAGAATCCGTTTCTTTTTCAAAAACAATATTACCACCACTAGGTGCGTTGAAGATGAAATTCAATAGATTAATTGAATCATCCAAATCTGCTTGTAGAGTGAAATTAATAGAAGTATAACCTCCATTAGGGTCTACAATTAAACCTAAAGTGAACGAGTCGTTTTGAGTATATCTACTAAACTTAATCCTGTATGTCTGTTCCTTTGAAGGGAATATAGCTAACCTGTCGTTTACAGCAGGAGTATCGACAACATCTAGTTTAATGAAATCATTACCAGCCGCTGAGCTAGTACTCATCTCTATTGATCTTCCAGTAGGAGCTAATTTCACCTCAGCTGGTATTTTATTAGCACTATCCTCTACAATAACCTCTAGATTTTCTGGTTTATATAGAACTCTAGGCGATATTTTATAGAAGTTATCTGAAATATGAGCATACCCTAAAGTTGGAGTGTTATCAATCAGGCTGAAGGGTGGTATTGCTGACTTAGCATCATCATTAATATAAGAGTTTAATACCTTAAATTTAAGCTGACCATTATTTGCAGATTCTAAACTACCGTAGCCAGAATCAATATCATTTACATATAGACCAAAATATCTATTAACTGCATAATCACTAGCCGCGTCATCGTTAAACAGGAATTCCATGTTAATCAGATTAGCACATGCTAACGCGTTTCTTTCAAAACCTCCGGTGATTAAATTATTTTCAGCAATGATAGTCTGATCTTTTTTAACAAAGTCTTCGTATAAATACTCACCCTTGCTAGTAAAGCCACCTTTTTTCATGTCAATCCCGTTAAATGCAGTTCTTTCATTCTTATCGAAATTAACATTAATTGGAGTTCTAGGGAAAGACTCAGACTGTACGTGGTTTCTAATATAAGTACCTAATTCGCTTTTTCTAGTTAAGTCAAAAGATTTAATAATTTCACTATTCTTTAGAATCTCTGTGATATTATTAAAATTAGATGCACTATCAAAGTCTAAAGCTGCAGGGTCGTTTACTCTAAAGATTACAAACTTAGATGGGATATGCTTATCTAACCAAATAGGAGCCAGTATTCTAAAGTCTTCATCATGTAATTTAGAATAATTATAGGTAGTTCCGTAATGATAATCCTCTTCAATTTGTTTAGCAAAAGACTCATGTACTGTAAAATCAGAGAAGCTCTTTTTAGGTAAATAAACCTGATCTAATGGAGTCTTATTAGTCTTAAAGAAGTTGTATAAATCATAAGACCATTTACCCTCTTTTTGTAAAGCCCATTTTTTATATTCTACTGAAGATAATTCTTTTGTCGCGTTAATTGATTCCAAGAACATTTTACCACTAGAGTTAACTACCAACTTGGCGTTAGTGGACAACTTAGGGTTTGTTCTTAATAGAGGCTTAGATACATTATCCAATTCGTAATTTTTCTCTAAATCAAAATTAGGTATTGATCTATTGATAATCTCAGCATCATCAACTAGGTCTAAAGTAAAACTATTAGGTGCTAGGTCTCCTAAAATACAGTCGTTACACTCGGCATAACCATATTTGATAGTGGCACCAGAAGTAAACCCTAAATCAACTGGGTTAATAGACATTGGTCTAATATCATCACCGTTATATTCCGGAATGCTATCTAATATTGAAATAGCGTCGTCAACATTTACAGCAAAAATTTTGTGTTGTAAAGTCATACATTCCAGCATGGTATCACCACCTATTTTAACAGGTGTGTTACCATGTACATCTACAAACTCTTTAATATATGAAGTTGAGGTTGGAGCGATCGTATGCATACCATCGATCACATACATTGGCCAATAAGGCACTCCGTTCTCAAATTTAACTATACAAGAGTAGAACGCATAGAATACATTCTCTCTAGAATTGTTACTTGAACTAGGATCGCATGTATTACCCTCTAATCCTAAACAGAAGTCTCCATTTGCATCCGGTTGTGTGAACTGAGTGCTACAGCTAGCTAACAACGTGGAAGCAGTCCCGTCTATAATAGTCCCGTTTGCATCAACACCTTGCCAATTATAGTTACCAGTATAACCACTTGAATTATCGTTAGTCCAAATAGCAAATTTATCAGTAGGTACGTAACCACTAGTTGAATTGTTATCCGCTAACGCAGCAATATACACTCTAGAACTAGGCATCTTACTGTAATCTAGAGAACTAGCAGCACCCTGGTAATCAAAAATTACCACCTGGTTTTGCATAATATAATTAAGCCTAGCCTCTTCGTCTGTAAGCTCAATTACATGTTCTGTATTAATTCTAAACCATAATGTAGTTTGGATTAGATCTTCTCCGCTACTACATGCAGCAGAGATTTCCATCTCGTTATTAGGACTATAGAATACTGTAACTGATTCAGTAGTCCACATAATTTGTTGAGGACATGCTTGTGCGCTTCCATCCCAGGCGCCAGCAGTAAACTCATAATATTGTTCGGCATCGAAAGCTGGGCCATCCATGTAGAATCCAGGAGGTACACATGCTTCATCTGGTGCAATTGCTCCAGAATACTGATTCGCATAATATTCATTAGAGAATAATTGACCGCCTTGCGCCACGACATCTGCTAAGCTAGCATACGGGCCGTCACCAGTATCAATTACGTTTTGCCAAACCAATGTAGCCTCATATTGGCCGTTACATAAATCTACAACGTCTGTAGAGTATAATACTTTAATCTGCCATGCGTTACCTGTAGAAACTGCACAATTAATTACATTTTGAATTACACCATCAGTATCAATCTGAACAGATTTAACCACTACCCCTGTAGTACCACCTAAGTCTTGTTGGATAGAAAGCCAACCTTGGCTAGAAGTAGAAGCAGAAACTTTATCATTAAGGGCGGTAGTACTATAAAGACTATCACCTATTGCCAAGTTATTAATACTTGTAGCTTCAGATACATTAATATAAGTAGTAGTAGATCTAGATTGATTACAAGCGTTATCAGATGTGTTAGTAAAGCTAGATCTTTGTACTGAAATATAAGATACACCAGTTACCTGAATGGTTAACGTATAGACTGCAGTGCCTCCAAATCCATCTGCAGCAGTAATTTCAAAAACAGCGTTTACTGTAGTATTAGGAGCAATTGACCAGCTACCTGAACTATAAGTCCACGAACCAGTACTCTGTCCCAATGTAAAATTACCCTGCCCTGAGGTTTGAGTATAAGTATATGTTAAAGCATGTCCATCTGCATCCGAAGCATATTGGGCAACATTCCCTGAAACAGAGTTGTATTGCACCACTTGTCTAGTTTCAGATATTGGATTAAATACTGGGTTTACATTACCCGGTGGCGTCATATTAATAGTAATAGACTGCACCCCAGAAGTAGCACCTTCAGTATCTTCTACCTTGTAATAAAAGGTCTCTGTTAACGAAGAGTCATTTGGTGTTAAAGTACTACCAGTATAAGTATATGTAATTAATTGTGGGTTCGGTCCAGTCCCTAATGCTAAATTACCATAAAGTTCAGTTGGCAATGTGCCAGCAGAAGTAATTAGACTTGCATTATTACCATTACTATCACACCAATAGTATATTAATGTACTCACGGCATCTGAATCATCAGACACATAATCTCTAATATTAAAGAATACACTATCTCCGTTCTCAGCGGAATTAATAGCCACTGTAATCGGACTGGTAGTAGGAGCTGTATTTGCGGGGCCGTTTACCGTGATTGAAATAGTTCCCGTAGTTTCATTACCAGCGCTATCTACTACTTTATATTGGAAAGTGTCAGTACCTCCGATTGAATAGTTAGTATTAGGAATATATTCAATTGAGGGTTGGCCACTAGTGTTTAATAGTACATCATTGACAACAAGCGGAGTATTGCTATTATTATCATTATCGTCTAGAATCGTACCGTTACCTGGCACAGAGACTATATAGATATTTAAAGTATCTGCAGCGAAGCTATCTTCATTGTCAGTAACAGCATTACCACTCCAACCACCCGTCGCCGGATCTGAAAAGTCTAATACAACTGATTCGCCATTTCCAGAATTAACCATTGATCTAGAAAAATTACTAGCAATTGGAGGTCCGTCAGTAGTAGTTGTAGTTGTACTAGTTGTTGTAGTTGTACTGGTCGTAGTTGTCGTTGGTGTCTCAGTTGTTGTTGAGGTTGTACTTGTTGTAGTAGGCTCTTCGCCGATAGTTGTAGTTGTCGTAGAGGTTATAGAAGTAACATCCTGTATTGACAAAACTTGACCAGAGTCATTAATTTCTACAATAGTAGTATCGCTAGTATTAATGTAAAATAAACCGGAACCTTCGAATGCTGTACCTAGACCGCCAGCACCATTATCATTATAGATTACATCACCAACCTCTAGTAAACTTGCGGTTGTACTAGACTGTCCGTTTGTAGTATCAGCGTCATCAAAAAATAGCGCAGATGTAGCTCCTACGCTTCCAGCGTCGTTCGCTGCTAACCACGCAGTTGAATATCCTGAGGTTGAAAATTGTTTAGTTACTATGGCCATTTACTTTAATTCTATTTCGAGAATTTCTTCTCTATTATATATCCGTCCAAACTGGGCGTATACATTATCTAAGCAACTGTGCTGCCTTAATAGAATTCAAGTTCTTACCTTTAGGACTGTACTTGGCAAACACTTCTAAATCGAATGAGAATTGCTCACCGTACTTGTCAAAAATATCTAAACCAATCTTTTTAGTATAAGTTAAGTTATTGTACGCAAGTCTCGCAAAACCACCAATTCTACCAGTATCTGTGGTCTCGTCGTTACCAAAGTAATCAGTCATTCTGTATTGGAACACAATATCTACTGAGACTGCATTTGACTCATTATCTTTCTTAGCTTTAATTTCTTTAGCTGATCTCTTAGTTTCACCACTTACTTTTAGTGAGTCTGGGTTTACAGGTGACATAAATAAGAATGCACCACAAGATCTACCACCTAATAAGTATTGGTCAGTTGCGTCAAACGACATTTTAAGAGGTCTTTCAGCACCAGCTCCTGCACCAGAGTCCCATAGGCCAGTACCATCATGGTATGCCATCTGTTGTTTAGCAGTAATCTGGTTAGTATTTAAGTCATAACCAAATACGCTAAATAGAGTACCGCCGGTAGCTTGAGTTGCAGTTCTAGGCATAGAGAATATCATCTCTTTTCTAATAGCACCTAGATTCATATTATTAGATTCTGCCGCACCATCCCAAATATTTTCTAGTAAAGGGTGGTCTTTATGTACAAATAAACCATTATTGTATTCGGTTAATGAGATGCTACCAGTGGCTAGAGGCGCAACCCTAATCTTTTCAGGACTCCATCCTGTAGTATTATCTAAATCTGTAAATGCACCAGACCAAACAAAATTAGTAGTTGAACCTGTATTAGTAACTGCGTTTGGCCATTCTGAATCACCATTTGTGGAAAGATCATACTCGTAATCTTCAATTCCAGGCGTGCCTGCTACAGGATTAATAGGAGCAGTCATATAGTGTGGGTTTTGGTTAGCCACATCCATATATCTACTATAAATAAATTGACCTCTTCTTTGCATTGATTGATACGGAGCATCAGCTGACCTATCAAACGCGGTGGTATCTACGTTCTGATACTGAATAGGTACTAAATCATAGTTACCCTCTTCTTGGTAATAATTATCTCTTTCTACTTTTACATCTACACCGGAGTTGTTTTGGTCATTAGTAGGAATACCGAAACCATACTGGCTAGGAGTTGCGTCCTGGTTAACCGATCTATATACCGGTTTAGTTCTATCTCCAATTAGTCTAGAAACTAATTCTAATTTAGTAGCTTTACTATTTTCTAATTGTAATTTAAATGTCTTAGTAACAATGTGGCCTTTTCTTACAGTTAAGTCTGCCACTTCATCCACGTAATAACCAGCAAATAATTGAGTAGTTGTATCTTTAGCAATATTGGTAACTGTTCCATCTTCGGAAACAATTTTAACAACCAATTCACCAACTTCTGCCTCAACATTAGATTTAAGAGCATTAATCTGTGCTTCTAGCTCAGCTATTTTATCATAGACTGAGATTGGTTTTTGTTCCGGAGAAAGGAAACCAGATGCAATATTAGTAGCTACGTGAGCATAGTAATTTTCATTTGCGGTAAACGCGTCTCCAACGTGTGTAAATACACCTTGTGCAGTTAGCTCTTCAGTGATCTGAACTTTCGCTAGCTCAGCAGTATTAACCTCAACTACCGCTGCAACATCAGTGGTATCGATCTCTTCTTCTGGGAATGCTACTGTAATAGACTCAGACCAGTCTGATAAGATTGGGTTAGCAGGGAAACCTGCTTCTGAAATTGATTTAACTCTAATTTCAACTAATTCACCCTGATTAATAGGAATATCTAACTGGTTAAAGTTAATCTCTTGGCCGTCTTCAATTTTAGTATCTTGCCATGTAAATTTATTAGAGATATTACCGTTATTATCGATAGATTTAGCTCTTTCTCTAACTTTGGTTTTCATCTCATTCCAATTAGAGAAGATCGCCGCCTTCTCTCTACCAGAATCTGTAAACTTAAGTTGAGCAGCTTCGGCAGCTTTACCTGAAGTAGATAAGTATCTATATTGTACAATAAACTGTACCACATTTTGATCCAATGTATCTGCAACCTGTTTAGGTGCTGGCACAGACCAGAAACCTCTAATTCTGTATTTAGGAGTAATCTTCGCTGCATTAGAAGATGATGATAGAGCCTGAATCTGAGTTACAATTGAGTTATACAATTTAGACTCAGATGTCCTCTCTTCAATTAGAGCATTTAGCTCATTCTTATCTTTATCTTTCTGTACTTGAGACTCGTATTTTTTACTAGCGATTTCAGATCTCTTTTTAGAGATAGTATTGTCTAGTTTTTTAATAGCCTCTTCTACAGCAGCTTTATCTGTTGATAATTTTTTAATTTTATCAGCAGCATCATTTTGTGTTAAGTGCTTATTAATTTGTACAACTTTAAAGTTGTCTCCATTTAATGTAGGAGCATCAGGAGTTACACCAACAGTTGCTGGTGGAATATTATCCTGTTTGATAGACATGATAAACTTACCAAAATCAGCAACATTCTCTTTATAGAAATCTGCTAATAGAATAATGCTACCATCGTCTTGTAGTACTTCTAAATCATTTGTATAGAAGCCTACACCAGGAGACCATCTTTCTGCTAGTAGTTTAGACTGTGGGTCAACTGCCTTTACAAACATTAATACCCTCTCATCAAATCCAACTGGAACCTCAATGTTTAAGTTATTAACTTCAGCTTTGTAAATAGCCAGTGAGCCTGCACCAATCTTAATTGCTTCATATCCCTCGATTAATCTGAGCTCAACCTGGCGAGTTGAAGCATCAAGCTTAGTGATTTTATATCTTGTGTTTTTAGAACCACCTGTGACCATCAGTTCGTCTCCAACGCGGAGTAATTCAGTCTGATCTAGATCCTTATTATTATCAGAGTAGGTTAACTTATCTAATGTATAAAGTTTAATCGCTTGTTTTACAGTTACACCGTCCTCTACTACCTCTCTCTTAGAGTTTGAGATAGAAAGCACATCGAATGAACCGGTGTATTGTGTGGTTCTATAAGGCATATCTCTTAATTCTTCATCAAGAGTATATGCAATATTATTATTAACAATATCTCTGATCGCCGTTAGGTAATCAATATTGTCTTGGTTTCTATAGTTATCATTAAAGAAATCTACTGCTACTTGATTTGTACCATCAAATAGAATTCTTTTTACTAGGACTCTCTCAGTGTCATTTGGAATCTGACCACTTACGTCGATCGACGTAGTTAACATTGGGTTTAAGAAATCCTCTGCAAAATAGTTAGGTTTAGATGCAAAAGCCGTAGGCCTAGCCAAAGACGTAATATCATTTGCAGGAGTCTTAAGTGATGTTGTAATAATATTTTGAAAAGTACCGTCTGGTAATTTCACTTTAGTACTACCCTTACCTAATCCAGTTAGTGCCTTAAGATTATTGTCTAATCTTTCAAGTTCTCTTTTCATATACCCGAACCCAGGTACAGATACTATTTTAGTCCCCTCGTCAGTTAAAATCTCTAACGGGACATCTTTAGCATTAGTGGTTACTGCTTCATTAATACGCTCAAACGTCTTAAGAGAATTGGTATTAATCTCTAGCAGTTTCTTTAAGGAATTAGATATAGAGTTGTTCGTGTTCATATTATCTTAAAATATCTACTTCAAATACATAGTTCGCTGAATCTACACAAACGATCTCAAAGTAAGGTTTATTTGTAATCAACTGTGATGGGTCGATCGTTGCAATGTTAGTAGCAAAACCACCTGGCTTATTAGTCCAGATATTAATATTATTTCCGTCTACATCAATTGTATCGATCGCCACTTTAAAAACCTGACCTTTCGTCCAGCCGTTAGTAGCATCATCAATGTATATATTTAGGTTACTATTTAGCACCTCGTTGTTTAATAAGTTCTTTAAGCTCATTCTGTTTGTATATGGGTTTAGTTTAACCCAAACGCCATATTGGTTTGCCAATGAGTTATCAAATAGGTTTGTGTTAGTTAATGCGCCAGTGGTAATCTGTGATGCAATATCCCATCTATAAATGTCAGATACTACATAACCGTCAACAGAGTTATTGACCTTAATTTTACCAGCAACAGATTTGTCAACCGTAGTACCCTTTCCAGCGAAAATCACATCAGTATTATATTGCAACTCAACCGGGATTGTACCATCAATTAATTGATTAACTTTATCATGCGCATTATTAATCAAGTTAAGTAATGCTTTTGAATCTTGCAGCTGCAGTGAAGCTGCAGTAAAGTCATCTTCTAACTCTTGGATTCTAGACTCTAACTGGGCAGCTCTCGCTGTACCTAAAATAATATTCTCTAAAGAGTCTAGCCTTTCACTTACTTTAGCATATCTATTATTTGCCTGTAGTAATAGATCTGTTGCATTCTCTAATGCAGTTGAAGTGTCCATAAATAGGTCCATTGAGAATGTGGTAAAATCGTTTACCGAAGTCTCAACACCTACATTATCTAAAGATGAATTAAATTTAAGATTTAATTTTAATGAATATGCGTTACCGTTTAATCCAGTTACTTCATTTGGCTTAAACTTAATTTGTTCATGGATCTTAGATCCTGGCCCATAAGCATCAGTAATATCATCTAGAATTAAGATACCATATAGGTTAGTTGCTCTATTCGCAGGAATTGAAGAGCTATATAAATCGTAATAAACTAAAACAGCGTTAAATCTGAACTGTTGTCCAGTTTTAGCATAATCTAAAAGTGATTTTACTTCAGGATTATTTTGAATTGGCTCATAAGAAGCCGTGTCCCAATCAATTTGAACAGAGTTAGTAGCGTTAGTTTGAATATCATAGTATGGTCCTGAGTTTAGGGTCCATTGATCTACTACTGGTTCTAGATTGATATTAGGATCTGGGTGTGTCTGCCCCTCTCTACCCTCAATATTCTGTGCGTTAACATCAGTTGGGTAAAGTTTAGTTGCAGATGTATTATAGTCTGTTGGCTTAAATAACACTAACGGTGTATAACCAATCGAAGTCGGTACATTAATATAAACTTCGTGGTATGTGTTACCTTGATATGCAACGTCATTCTCAGCGTCAATGCTACCTAAATACTTTACTACCTTATCGTAGTTCGAGCCACCTAAGATTGCGTTATCATTCTCAGCGTAAGCCCCTGTTGAACTCTCATTAGAATCTGTTGGTCTAAAATCAATTGCACCAAGTGCGGATAACCACTTAAAGAAAATCTTTTCAGCATCTGATTGCAGTAAGATAGGATCGTAGTCATCATCTTTTAGAAGAATCTCTTCTAAATTCAGTGCATAATTTTGGAATGTTTGTGCGAAATCCACGTTCGGCATCGTAGCATCGTACGGTTGACCAGACGCTTGCTTTAAGTTTACCTCAAAGTCAATCGCATTAGCACCGTCAACAGATTGCGTAAAATCAGGTAGGTCTAGTAAAGCGAATTTACTAAACTCAAAATTGATGTCAGCGCTATTGAAGGCTCTAGTAATATCTCTCGCTGCTGAAGCGAAAGCGTACATTGTGCCACCTTGCGGCTGTGGTATTCTAACTAATGGAGTTGCCATCTACAGTGTTTGGTTTAATTTTTTATGATAATGTAATTGCAGCGCCAGCTGAGCTAATTACAAACCATTTAGATCCAAAACATCTCAATGTCACTGTTGAATTTAATCCACTTAATTCTAATGATGTCCAACCTAAGTTAGGAGCACCAGCACCAGAATTAACTGCAGCGGCATTAACAGACATATTGATTAAAGTAACTTCTTGGCCGTCAACCCCAACTGGAATTGAGAAAGTGCCGTCGATAAAGTAAGTACCTTTATCTAAAGTTGATGGAGCTAAATTAGTAGTCGCTTGTGCAGGGCTACCCGCTACACCAGACTTTACAATTGAGCCACCTAAAGCGACTGAGCCTGTAAAGCTAGCTGCAGTACCTACTTGCATACCAGATGTGTTTACAACTAATAATGTAGTACCGTCTACAACTTGAATTTGCTCAGCTGTTGCACTTGTTAAACCACTTAAAACTGCAGTAGTTGGGTTTAATAAGGCAGTTACCGATGCAAGCTCGTCGTTTAATAACTCAAAGTTACTGTTAATAACTGGTCTAGAAGATGATACCGAATCTGTACCTAAAATTTCAGTAATGTTTGCCATTTTTCGTTTATTTTACTTTTAACATGTTGCGTTTTACAACGTTCTTATTTCCATACGTGTCTTCCGCTTCCAATTCAATCGAGTAGTTACCCGGCTCTTGGAAAATGTACGTAAGCCACATATTATTATAGTATATATCATTCACATTTGGGTTACTTATATTAGTAATCGTCCATTTTGGGTTTCTTGCACCCGGAAATTTAGAAATGTCGGTAGATATAGTAACATGGGTAGATCTTTCAACTTCTGCCCAGTTTTTAAATACTTTTAAATTATCCCAACTAGGGTTATATGCAACTGAATGCACCTCGCCGTCAACTTCAGAAACTGAGTTAGGATTTGCCTTAATAATTTCTACAGTTTCAAAGTCATAAGACTTAGAATATTCTTGTCCTACACATAGAATAAAGTACAATATATCAAATGTATCAATATCACCGTCTGCGTCCTGGTCTTTAAAGATAGGATTATAGTTAAACTTAGCAATGATAGGATCTGTTGAAGCCTCAAGTTCTGCGACAATGGTTTCCCATCCAGTAATATCTGATGCTGAGCTTGGAGTTGCTGACTGAATCTCATGTTCACCAACGATTAACTCATTTGTCGATGGGTTCCTATGTGTAATTTTAAGTACATCGCCCTGCTCAATCCAGTTAATCTTAAAAGATGCCGTTAAATCCGGACCAACCCTCATATTATCCCACCAGTTATGAACAGTGTCTTTCCAACCAAAAGAACATTCGTCCCATTGATATGGCCCAGTGGTCTCAGAGTAACCAGTGTCTGAGAACGGATCTACAAATCTACGTACCATTGAGAATCTAACGCCTTGGTCTTCATCGTGTAGGTAGTTTGCTCTATCCAATGTTTGGTAAAATGTTGCAATGCTATCTTCTACAGACTGTGTATTATCTTGTGGAAACTCCCAGTAACCACCAGACATGTCCCAGTCTAAGAATTTAGAATCCCAAGTTGCAATATTAGCCTTCTTATCTACCTCTAACCATTTGTAAACACCATACAGCTCAATCTCTTTTAACTTAACGTCAAATAGATCTTTTTTCTTATAGTAAGACATGTGGCCAAATAGGTCGTATAGTCTCATCTCGATAGTGTATGCTCCAACATAAGGTAGGTTAAGCGGCAATCTTTTGTAATCGTCGATAGGACCTCTGTACTCTTGGTGCCAATCTCTTGGGCCATCAATAATCCATTCAATTTCATAGACCCAGCGTTTCCACCAGTTGTCCCAAGTTACTTTTAAGTTTGCGTTCGCATCAACAGCATCATCCCATACAAACTGCGCTTCGTCCCAAATATCATCCCAAGACTCTGTTGAATCTAAAATAACTGGACATCCGATTGGAACATTAGTCTGGTCAAAATTAGCATTCCATGAATCCATCTCCCTATCATGATAAGTTTCATAGAAAGTTTCATAGATTGATTTTAATTCAGTTCTTTGGGCCTCTGATAAATCAGCCTCGTGCCCGACATTCAGATTTAAAAATGTTGTATAATTATTAGTAGAATCATCTTGGTCTAATTCAGATTTTAATACCATTGAAGTATCTTCAATAAACAGATCTCTATCTTTAGGCCAAACATCAAATTTAACTCTATGTCCTTCAGAGAAGAAACCAATTGGATTTTGAATCTTCCAGATATTTAAGTTCTTTTGAGAGAAATAATCACCCTCACCTGTAATATCTACAATCTTAGCCTCGAGAGGTAAGAAATCTCTTTGTAGTCTATTCTTTAAACCATACAATTTAATTAAAACTTCTTCCGGAGTATAATCAAACGTTTCTACTACATTCTCAAAATCCCACTGGTCAAAAGTACCATCTGGTTCATTTAATCTATAGACCAATGAAAATCTACTAGTCTTCTTTTGTGTTGCAGAAGGCACCTTGAATTTCAGGCGCTTTCTAGTCATCTCACCCCTAACTGAAGAATTAGGTACTGGAATAGCATGTAATTTACCAAAAGTTTTGGAAGATTTATCTATATTAATCCAATATTCTTTTAGTGTAATCTTATCATAACCAAAGAAATCGATAGCATTTAGGATCGCCTTATATGTACCGATGAATGGCTTGATATTATTTAATTCTAATAATAATTCCTTTCTCTTTCTATTTAGAAGCTGGTAATCCGGATGCATTTCAGAAATATCATGCTCCTTAAATATCATAAAGTCTGCTTCTTCTAAAGATGCACCTAAGTTTGCAAGTAAGACTCTTAATCTTTCGTCTTCTGCTTCAACTTCACCGTAGAACTCTATTCTAGCTATAGTTTGTCCGTCAGCAGAAACTCTCAAGACTCTTTTATGAATCCCAGCATCTTCAGATTCAATTGCAATATTGACCTGCAATGCCACGTTCTCATGAGTATTAATTTCTTTAAAATACTCAGAGTCTTGTGTATCAATAGTTGTAAATGCAGCTAGGTCTAACTCCTGTGTCTTTAGCTCATGTACGTATGCTTTGCCGCCGTCCATGCGCATACCATACATAATTACATTATCAGACTGGTCTCTGCGCAGCGGCTCCCATTCAAACTTAAACTTAGTAATGTTGCCGTCCGGTGAGATCGGTTTATTAATTACCGGATCGCCTCCCAACGTACACTCCTCTAAGATGAACAGGTTGACAGTCTCATATAGACCGACAGAAACTTCAGGCATATAAACGGTACCCTCCCAGACGCCATCGGCATCCTGAGTTAACTGAAGCTCAGTAATTGTACCATTAAAGAATCTTAAATTATTCCACATATTACCTAGTTCTCTCGTCGTCTTTTTCTACCGTAAAGTTCTTGTAGTTCTTTAAATATCTGACCTGATCTAAAAGAGACACAATATAATCGTTTACCAGCATGAGGAATTCTCTCATAGTCTGATTTCTTTGAATGTGTTGTGATAGCTGATTTTGTAAAAGACCATTCTTCTTATAGTCATATTTGACGTTTAAGTTCTGATCTTTTCTGTGTTTAGCTACATTATATAGCCTCTTTCTTCTGTATACTAATAGATCTTTAAATAACATTATTTCAAGGCTTTTCTATTTCCAGCCTGTACTCTAGTGTATATTGTTCTAGGTATAGGCGTTTCATCAAAATTCACACTAAGCGCTGCCTCGGCATTGATACGAGCGTCATCAATAATTTCATCACCTTCACGATCTTGCCAGCCGCCTCTAAAGACTGCTACCTCTTCGTGTTCCATGATAATGTCACCCCATTGATCTAAACCTGCGACTGTTGGTGGAATGGCAGTAGTCTCATCGACTTGTACGGTCTTAACCTCTTCCACGCGCTTAAAGAAAATATATTTTTGTTTGCCGTTACCAATATCTTCTAGAACTACAGGTTCTTGTGGGACTACAGATACAGTCTTAGACTCATAGTAACCCAAGCGTCTAGCTGTCTCCTCTGTTTCTGAAATAAATCTCACATTTACTGCGTCAATACCGTCAATCTCTTCTAAAATGTATACAATATCAGACTTAGGCAATTTGTCTCTTCTTGTAATATTTAATAAGTAGTCACTCACTCTAGCTCTTACCTCGTTGAAGATCTCCTGTTTTGTATAACCCTCAAAATATCTGATGTTAATATCCATGCTGTATTTTCTAATCTGAGGTTTAACAAACACCACTTCAGTAGTTACCATCTGTTGGCCGCTATCCTGAATAACTTGCGACATTTTGTCATATTCATTCTGGTCAAAGAACATCTCATTTTCTGGAATTGAGAAATAGTCTTGCCCAGCTATTAATTTTCTTTTTACATCTGGAATAGCAAAGATATAGATAACATTGTCATCATCTAAGTATTCATCAGACGTTGTATTGTAAGCATCCACATACGAGAACATTCCGTATCTTGATAAGAAATACTCGTAATTGTCCGGAGTTGCTAAGACGTAGGATTTGGAAGCGAGAGGAGCCATTAATTTAGTAAAATCAACAGACTCTGCGTCAGCGCCCATTTTAGGAGCAGATGTGACATTAAGCTCTAAGTATTCGTTTAGATCAAAGCCGTTTCCGTTAGAGTCGGTACCCTCTGCATCCCATTGAAACTGTAGATCTTGAGCGTCTCCTAGATTACCTAAAGAGCCTTTGTGTTTAATATATTCTACTTGAATATCCGATCCAGAAGGCGGTATTGCACCAAAGTTACCTGTTCCAAAATAAATATCTAATCCACCTCCAACACCAGTCTTTAAGATGTATGCTTTTTCATCGCTTAACATATCATACACAGACTCATGCTTAGTCCACTTCTCACCGTTAACCGACACATTAACTTTAGAGTGATCGGTTAAAGAGTTAACTTTTACGTTATATGACTGCATTGGCTCACCAGTACCAGTAAAGACTTGTTGTTCAAATTTACCCTGTACGATTGCCACTTTAGTTCTAAACTTATTAGACTTTTCTAATCTAAATTTCTCTTGCGAAGTTAGTAAAGTATATGGTAGGCCGTTTAACATGCACACTAATTCTGCTCTAGAATCAATATTTAGACCTGTACCTGCAATTTTACCAAGATCAGCACCAACCTTCCATCTAAATTCAATTTCACCAGTTGCTGCAAAACCCCTAGTTGCATCATGACCAGTTAGTCTTGATAAACCATAAATAGATTCTGGTTGTTGTGCTGTATAGATATTTTGCTCTACTAAAGAATCCTCTATGTAGAACATAATTAATTCACCCAGCTCTGCCATTACATTAACAATCTGAGCAAAAGGCGACGCATCAGTAAACAGAGTATTAGCTCTCTTGTATACTCTAGAGATATATGTACGCGCATCCGACTTTATTTGGTTGGATTGCGTTCTTAGTGTACTTAAAAATTTTAGTTCCGCCATTAGTTATTTATCTTAAATTTACCTGTATTTGATACTCGTTATTAACCGTAATATCAACATAACAAATATCTCTAACTTCACCTTTATAGAATGATACATCCACATCAGTGCTATATTTTTGTGCTAGCGGTACATAATTAGATAATTGATTTTCAATCTCATTTCTAATCTGCCACTCGTTTTGGTTTAAACTATAGACTAGATCCTCTAGATTACAGCCAAAATCAGGATTACCCAAAACATCTCTTTTCCTAGTGAAAAGCACAGTCTCGATCTGTGTTAACAGCTGCTGAATTTCGTCAACATTCTGTATCACATTAGCCTGGTAGTTAGGGTCACCAATATATTTAATGTAAAAATCCATCTATATATGTATTCGCCTTTTAAGAGTGGAACATCCAGTCCACACCCTCATCTCCTTTTATCTCCTCAATAATAGACTCTAACTCGGTGTCTCCCATGTCTTTTATTGCGTCGTAGTCAAATTCAACATTACCAGGTAATGCAAATTTAAAGATGCCTAATTTAGCACCTAGGGACTGCTTAATCTTAGCAGAACAATATCTAAAGAAAATCTCATCGTCGTATAATGCACAGTCAGGTAGAGTTTCGTAAACGTGTAGAATTACATCTTGTTTAGGAGTATCTCCTAAAATCTTTAGTTCTCCAGTTAATCTAGAGTATTGGTATGAAATAGGATTTTCTAAAATCATTCTAGACATATCAGCTAAAGACTGATTAAGTACGTAATACTCTAATTCAGACGCAGACTCAGCAGCGCCAGATCCTTCGTACATACCTCTAAATAACATCTTCTCAATAGCAAAGTCACCGCCACTTTCAAATCTTACATCAAAGCTTCCGCCGACATTATTCCAACCTGAACCTAAATCATGCACTCCAAAAACAGAGAATACTGAACCAGAGCCGTCACTATTAGCGCCTGGAAGATTTAAAGATCTATGTTGTTTAAAGTATTGTGAAGAAAAAACACTAGCAGGCACATGATAGTAGTTTTCTCTTACTGCGTCTTCGTAATTTTTATAGAACCATTTTCTAGCTCTTTTTACGATATTAATAATTTCTCTTTGAGGTAGGTTAACTGGCACCATACACGCGCCGGTTAAGTCATCTCCCAGTTCCTGTAAAAATGCGTTAAAACAACTGTCACCAAAGTTTCTTTCCGTGCCTAATTGGTCTTCGTTACCTGATCTAATTTCGCTCATTTTATGATTTTATTTTTGTGCTTACTACCACTTCAGTATCTTCAAATCTAGCATGAGGTCCAACTCCACCTTCTCTAAAAATACCACCTATCATTTTGCCCTTGAAAATAGTATCTCTCCCAAAGACATAACAATTTTTTAGTTCACAGCTGCCGTGTATAAAAGAAGATTCTACCTTTGAATCCATAACCTCACATCCTTTATACAGTTGACATCTTAATAATTGTGCCCCTGAAACTTTACCACCATAGATTGCAGAGTTTTCAATATTACCTGATAACTCACAGTCTACAAATTCAAAGCCATCTAAAATATACGCGGTCTTAAATTTACCATCCTTGACCTGTACCACGGAATAGTCGGAATCATAATTAATAATCCCCTCTTCCATCGAACCGTTAGATAATAAGTCTAAGACTTTGCGTTTAAATCTATCCCATTGCACATTAATTACAGTAGGACTATCTTGTAAATCTACAAGTATATTTATCTTAGGCCAGTGTTTATTTACAGCCCTGTAATCTTTTAGCATTTCAGATAGAGGTTCATTTTTTCTTAAGATCCTCTGTAGTTCAATTTTATTTTCTGAAGTAAATCTAGGATTGTGGCAAGATCTCCAAATAGCCATGATGAAACCATCTGCAAGATGTAAAATATCATCTTGTCTTTTTTCATAATCTTTACCACCTAAATATCTAAACTCTAGATAATTCTTTTGCGCCTTTTCAAAATTAATACCGTAATATTTAGTATTAGCAAAAGTAAAATTATCTTTATTAATCATATTCTCATTATAGTAGAATGCTTCATGCTTAGGCATAATCCATTTAATAGATTTAGCATAAGTTGAATTCTCTCTATTAGGAAAATATTTGTAAACTCTAGCCTCGTCGAATTCTAGGATAAATTTCAACACATTCATGTGCTGAATCATATCTTTATTCTCTAAGTAATCAGGATTAAAAGACATGTTTAGGTGGATAGAAGCTCTATCAGAAGTGTAACCATTTTCACGGATCCACCCTAACATTTTCATAATCATTAATCTGGCATTCCTATAAGGCAGTGCCCCAGTCACTAATTCAATCAGCCCCTTACCACCAGACATGTCTGGTTCCATTTTAAAAACTTCTGCGCTAGGCTGAAAATCAGAATGTGCTTTGTCTTCTAGCTGAATCTTTCTATCTAAAAGTTTAGAGAGAGACTTTTGAGTCTCCTCTAAACTTAGATTAGAATAAAATTCAAACTCGACCCCGATTTGGCTCGCGTTTAAAACTTGATCTCTACCAGAGCTGTTATTTAACTTTTGCATCAATTAAGAGTATGATATTACTTTTCAATATATATCAAACTCTGTGGCAATAGTTATTAAGGTAATTTAAGAAATACCTTCATGGCAGACTCATCGATTCTGGTGATCTGTACATCAATATCGTCACCGGTCGAATAAGTCTCCATAATTTCATCAGGTACTTCGCTAATATGTAATAAACCAGTTACACCTTCTTCGATGTTTACAAAAACACCATACTCTTTTTTGGTTTTAATTTTAGCCTGTACTACAGATGGTATTTGGTATCTTGAACTAATATCAAGCCATGGATTAACAGTAGTACCAACCTTTTGAGTTAGTGTAATTTTAGTATTACTGATAATATCTTTTACAAAGAATGTAATATCTTCGCCTGGTTTAATATCTCTAGATTTAAACCTAGCCATAGTCTCTTCGTTTAATTCATTAGAGTGAATCATACCAGTTAGACATCTATCAAATTCTACAAAGACTCCGTATTTAGCACTACCAGTTACTTTACCGGTTTTCTCTGTGCCAATATTAGCTTTTAGTTCTTCAATTGCATTAGGTATTAATGCTTGTAAATATTTTCTATGTGATACTACGATCGTACCTCTATCTTCTGAGAAGCTTACCGGTACCACGTAGATTTCTTCGCCAATAATAGATTCAAAATTAGCCAGCTTATTGATACCCGCTAATGAACCTGGCATAAAGCAATCGATACCTTGTACTCTAACAATATACCCACCGTTCTCAATCATACTTTTAACAGTACCAATCCATGCTGTATTACCTTCCTCTATACCAGAACGTAGATCCATGAATGTTTTCTGTTTCACGCCGCCGGAAATAGATCCTGTTAAAGTACCTTTAGTTTCTGTGATTAAAACAGCGGTTTCGTCTCCTGGTAAAAGTTGCCTTACTTCTTCAGGCTCTTTATTTGCCTTAACGTAAACCAGTTCTCTATAGCCAATATCTACAGTAATCCATTCTTGGTTAACTGCCCAAACTGAACCTGTATGAATTTCTCCAATAAATAATTCTGGTTTAATCTCCGGGCTATATTCAGTTAGAATATCGTAAAATTCTTGAGCATAGGCTTCTCTAGAATAAACCTTATCCCCGTTTTGTGTTTTGATATGTGGGTTAGGGTTTCTAGTGTGAGATGGACATGTGGCTTCGTATGCATCCCATAGGAATTCACCGTCCTCGTTGTAAAATTGAGCATCAGGGTTTGTATACTCTACTTTTTCTTCAGTAAGATTTTGTGCTGGGGTCTGGATAGTTTCTACCAGTTCGATCGTAGTTGCCTCTTCGGCTGCAGTGTTAATTCTGCGTCTTTTTTTCTCTGACATTTTAATTTATTTAAAAGGTAATAACATATTATATATCTACTTGATAATCCTTTTTATCCAAGCATAATGTTTTCTAGTACTTAGGTATGATAGGTTATCGTCGTTATCATAAGCTTCTCTCTCAAATGAGATATTATAGTAGGCATCTTTGCCATATACAAATAATTTAATAAACCACTCTAACATATAGATCAGATAGAACGGAATAACCAGCAACTCTTCTTGTTGCTTAATATGAATGGACTCATGGTTAATAATTCTAGGAGCTCTCTTTTTCCAATAGCTCTGCTTTTTGTACTTCTCTCTTAGAATTACATAGGGCCATAATGTTATACCGCCAATACGCATAAATATGCTTAGACGATCCAGTATCTTATCACTGTATTTTACAATAGGTGTTTCCATATAAGTTATTTATCATACTCAAAAAAATTGTCATTTTAGGCAAAATAATTGCCTCTAGATTTTTTTATGTCAGAAAAAAGTATTATATTAGTACTGTAATTAAACGGTTAAACAAATGACAATTCAAGAACACAACTGCCCAATCACTAAAAAAACCATCTTCTCGATCAATCAAACCATCGGGGGTAAGAATCACAAATTCCACACTGTAAACTACAACCTGGACTGGGATGAAACTGTTTACAAATACCGAGCAATCTCTAAATGTCGTGCTGGGTTTATGGTAATTTCTGAGGGAGAGAGCAAGCTAGTCAACGCAGTTGGTATGTGGAAGAAGAATGCACTTCAAACTCTTCAAGTTCAATTGCCTAACACAGATATTTACGTCAACGCCTTGGCGATTAAAGCTAACAAATTCGTTATCGTTGAAAACTCGATCTTGGAAAACATCAAGATTGGAACAATCCACTCTCAATTCCCTAAGATGGCTGACCACGGCCACTGGAGATCTATCGGATCTAAGACTTGGGCCGACAACGCTTACAAGCTGGAAGACTCTTTTAAAAACATGACAATCGAAATAATTAAATAATATGGCACAATTTAACTACAAACAAATCAAATGTAATGGTATCGGTGGCTCAGGCTATGGCGCCGTGCTTAAACACCGAGATCAAATTCAATCTATCTGTCAAGAGGTTCGAGATCTACTCGGCGATAAACTCTGGGATAAAATGATTGAACATGCTAATTCAGTTGAAAACTGGGGAGACTATCACCCAGGCACCAGATACTCTAACGTTGAAGATAATAGTTATCGATTAGTAACTGGCATCGCAAAGCACGTGTCTACCTACTTAAACTCAGATGAGTTAATCGAGATGCACGTAGGAGCCGTTCTAAACAACCTAACAATCGACGAAAAGGTTTATATGGTTCTCGATGCACTACGCGACTGTGCGTCTGCAGACCATTGGTATACCTTTGAAAAAGATTGGGGTTAAAATACAATTGGCACAAAGCCGACCATCGGTACCGGTCCAACCGGTGTCGGTATACCTCCAAGATAAAGCAGTTTAAATTCTAGCAGGTGTAGAGCATACGCGCCTGCTACTGCTGTGCTTACCGCCAATGCCGGTGGTTGAGGCGCAGGAAGTACGCTAAAAGACTTGCCAGTGTTCCAGGCTCTTCTTAGATTATTTGCTAATCTGTTTGCACTGCCATAATAGATTGGAATGTAAATACCTGTAAGAGGCGGTGCAATTAGGGCAGGTGGCGCTGCCGGCATATTCTTAAATGGTTTTACAATACACGCATACCAATATGCGATTGTCACCCTAGCCATCATCATATACGGATCTCCACTATAGGCTTTACCATCTGGCGTGGTGCCACTTGCTTCCCACGGAAAATCTACCTCGGCCATTGGTTCCTCACAAGCTTCAGCTGCTTTTTTAGCACAAAGAGCTCTATGATATTCAAACTTAAATAGAGTGCCTTCTGGTAGTGGGTCAATCTCAAAGAACGCTTTCTGTGCGTCTGCTTTTTGTGCAGCTGCTCTCAATTTATTCTCAGGTACTTTTCTCCACTTCTCTTTCCACTCAAAATCCTCGTACTTATTCTTAACCCAAGACTTGCGTTTATCGTATTTCTTTTTATCCTTTACAAATAGGGCTTTAGTTTCATTAGAAATCTCTAAGCTACCGGACTGCCTATCTGGGTGGTAGGTAAAACATGCGACTACATTTGATGTTAAGATCTTAGGTCTTTGACTTGGGAAATCATCATTACCCTCGAAATCATGAGCTACTTGAATCTTATATGGATTAAGTTCACATGCATCTTCGATCGGATATACAATAGCTTTACTAGCAGCTCTCTTAATTCTAGATTCTATCTTATTAGCCTGGTTAGAATTCCAGTTGCTCATATTACTAGTATCTACTTCGCCATGCGCGTCTAAGATTGCAGCCTTGGCAATATCAGATACATTATCGGCTAGCTTTTCCCAATCATAACCAGCATCTTCAATATCAGCTCTAGCCTGATTATTAATACTACGATATGGTCCATTAGGAAAGCCTGAAAATCCAGTAATTCCACTTGAATTGTTAGAATAATTTGCACTACCTATATGACAAACCCATCCGAAATATTTCCATCGATTGTTTGCAGAACCCATTAACTCGTAACCCTGTAATATCCTAGTAGCAAAAATCTTTTCAATCTCTTCTTGAGTCTCTTTACCACTTAGACATGGGAACTGATAGAAATTAAAACGATATAGATCGTACTCATCCTTAGCATCTGCTACAAACTGGTTAAATGCCTTATCATTATCTTTTTCCATCTCGGCCAACTCTTCTTCAGTTGGTGGTTCAACTTCAGGGCAGAAATCTGCGTAGGCTGGATGTGACTCTTTACCCATTTCGATAAGATTACCATCTTCATCGTACTGGTCCATTAGAGGTATGTCACCCTCTTTCAATAGCCTCTCGAATGCAATACCATACCCCTGCTTTAAGATCGTCTCAGCTGCAGGATTATTAGTATGGAACTCAGCAACATGTGTCTGTGCATAATTCTTAACAGCCTCGATATAGTGTTCAGCAACCTTTACACCAAAATCATATCTACCAGATAGAGGGTTTGGATTAATTACATTAACATATTCTGCTGGATTAGATTTTAAACTAGCATTAAGGGGATTACCTATCTCGGACTTAAACTCAGGGAGGTCGTAAGACACAATCGCTCCACCTGGTTTCGTAAACTGCTGACTTGAAATCGTGTTGGCCAAGTCAGGAATGAATTTAGGCCAAAGTGCAGGCATGATTACTTGTTCTTTTGTTGATAGTTAATATGAGTACTAGATAATTTTGCAACTGTTGCCGGTGTTGGCGGCATTGGAGGACCAGAAGGTCCAACACCAGTCGGGTGAATGTGAGCATTATAGTCATCTAATAGAGCTTGTAGCCAGTCTTGTAGAGATTGACCTCTTACTGCGGGCTCGGTCTCATCAGCACCGCCCTCGCCAGTGTTTGACACAAAAATATCACCACAGTCTAAGAATACCTTTTCACCCGTAGAGATTTTAATATAACCATCTTCATCGATCTGAAGCATGGGTCTCTCCTTTGCACCAGAACCTCTTGTAATTACAAGACCATCCTCTGGTGAATGGTAAATTCTTAGATTACGTTCTGCATCGTAGACTAAAGATATAACATCGTGCGGAGCGTCAGACGCTTCTAGAATATCTGCCTTTAAGTCGTCATTCTGATCTACTTGGAACCAGTATTCTGGGTGATAGATGTTGCCATTATCAAATCTAACGGCAACAATATCTCCAACCCTAGGTACGGAGTGTGCGCCTACCTGATCTCTATTCATAGGCGTGGCCCATGGAATCTGATCGTCTGGTAGTTTATCAAATTTACCAAATACTTTTATACGACATCTGCCCTGAAGTAGAGGGTCCTCATTAATAACCACTTCTCCAAGCCAATGTGTCTCTCGTAAATTGTCTCTAAAAAGTTCTTTATCATTCATGGACATTCTCATTTATTGGACCATCTTGGTCTGGTGGTATATCGTCATAAACTCTCTTAGGAGAGATAGGACCGTCTGTGTCTGGCGGAGTCGGGTCGTATACATTGTCTTCAACAAAGTCGACGACATTATCGATCACACCATCTAATGCATTGCCTAAGGCACCTGCAGCTGTAGTTTTAGCACCAACTAGATCTCCAATTACGTTTGCTATAGAATTAAGGCTACCGGTTTGAATCGCAGCAGCTATATTATTAATCTTATTTCCAAGGCCATGTACATTACCCAGTAATAATCTACCTAAAACCGCCTCTTCAGCCTGGTTTAATAGATTAGCAGCAGCGCCACCAATAGGATTACCATGTACATTATCTAATCCATTAGCATCTAAGCCAACCGAGTCTTTTAAGTTACCAAACGCAGCTGTTGCTGAATCTCTAGCATCAGCCAATGTAGATTCTACTTTACCCAAAGTTCTATCCTTTAGTAGATCCACATATTTTTGAGTATTGCTAGGGTCTTTACTATCACCAGCAACTGTACTCTGAGTCTGTTTTGGATCGACTGCAGTATTTGCAAGATCTTCTGTTCTAGGTACTGAAGGTGCGTCAACACTCTCGTTAAATAAGTTCGGTCCTAACTTCTGGTTGATCTGTCTACAAGTACCCCAATTAATTTTAAGGGTAGGTCTTTTCGCCTCTGGATTTCTAGTCATATCCGCAAAGTAGTCCGCGATAGAGTTAATATCCCATTCACAATGTGTAAATCTCAATGCTAAGAATGGTCTCGCCTCTGCACTATCACCTACAGTATCAGTATTAAATCCTTTATGTAATTCTGTAATCGTGCCACCGCCTGTATTAGCAGAGTTTAATCTAGAATCAGGATTATCAGTAATACCTAGGTTTCTAGCGTCTGTATCTTTCTGGAAGACTCTAATCTCAGAGACGTATACATCCATTGTAAATTCTCTTAAATTTCTAGGTACCACTTCAACGAATCTCTCAAAGTCAAAACATGCCCTCTTATATAGATCCATTAGACCAATTGCTGTAAGTTCAACATTCTCTTCTAGACATTCGATCTCTAATGCTGGTTTTTCAGCGCCTCTCCATGGCTCTAGCATATCACCATAGTTAAGTGCGACTTCAAGCCCCTTTAGACTCTGCCAGAACCAGGGCATTTCTCTATTAACCTTCATCAAGACCCTATTGAAATTCCTTAAGTTTTCAGCATACTTCTCACCTACATCGGTTCTAACTACTTGAGTTAGATAACGTTCTGCTGAACCATCAAGTAGGGGCGAGTGCCCAACATCAGGATGGTCGTGTTGGTGGAAAAGAAACATAAAGGTCAGATACGTAGGATCCTCATGGATCGTTCTAATCCTTGCTCCTTTTCTAAATGCATTTCTACTTAAATCTGCCATAGATTATCTATCTTAATTTTCTGGTCTTAGATTACTAGATCTAGTAGGCCATTCTCTTCTAATTAAAGTCATCTTTGTGGTTATCCCAACCTCTGGATCAAACTCATAGTCTATCGTTTCAACAATATAAAAACCTGTTAAAAACTTATCCATCATTTGATCGTAGTCTTGATCCTCAACATCAGTCGGTTTTGTCGCACCCATTGGGCGTTCTTTTAAACCTGCTTCCTCTCTAAATCTATCCGCTGTTTTTTCAGCCTCAATCTTAATAGAATCATAATGGTACATCAAGACCGGTATCTTACAAAATTTATAGATTGATGGATTAAAGCCAGGTACTGATACCTTTAGCTTCATCTTCTCAATCTCCATTTGGTTTTGCTTATTGTGTAATTTTGTGTAAATAGCGTTCTTATGAGTATTACCTAGACCATCATCACCGGCGTTTTGTCTACCCATATATTTGTATTTGACTTGGTCTTTATACCTTTCGTCTTTTCTATTACCTTTTAGTGGTTCGTCTAACTCAGATAAGTTTTCGCTTTGTAGTGGTTCAATCTTGAACTCCTGGAATCTTTCACCTTTATCAGAGTTGTTATCATAAAATTGTATGTTCCTAGCGTTACCTGCAGTTAAACTAACTTTTTGTGAGTTATTAATCAATTCATGTGCCTCAATATAACAGCTTAAAGAACTAAAATCCTTATGGTTAGTTAATAACATAGGTACTTCAATATTGTCAGCGTCAGTGGTTTCATCAGAGCCACCTTCAGCCTGTAAAGATACTGCGAATGAAGTTAAAGATTTAGTTACCTCATCTAGGCTAGGATTTTTAGAATTAAAAATCTTATTAATATCTACAAAGTTTAAATAATAATATTGGTCAATATACCATTTAACAAATGCCTCATCAGAGATATAAGCATTATCCATAATATTTTTAATAAAATCCATATAGGTTTCATACGCCTGGATTCTAGACTGAGAATCATCAGTAGCGTCCACGTTAGTAGCAAGACCTATTTGTAAATCTCTTACTAAAGTTTCTAAATGGCTTAAAGATGTATCTGCATCTAATACCTGACATTCTTCGCCGTATAGCTTAGGTATTTTTGTAATACCCTGTAATGCAATAACAGATCCTCCTTGTACACCAGCTGGCATGGGCTGTTGCTTTACATCTACAATATCAAAGTCCATGTGGACTGACTTAAAAGTCTCTTGATGCTTTGAGTTTAATAAAAGAGTAAAGTGGTCGCCATCTCTTGGCATTGAGTCCACACTAAAGTTACCTTCGCGATCTTCAAATGAAATCTCACATCTAGGTATTAATCCATTTAACTTTAACTCAAATGACTGAATATCATTAGGTGGAATCTGAATATCATTACAAACGATAAGGGGTTCTAGCACACCCATCTCTTTAGACTGCTTATCTAAGTTATCAGAGCCTGATTCTTCTGCCAGCGCATCGAATTTAATTTCAGTAGGTAGAATAGCTGGTTCTACTACCGCTAAGATATGATTATCTAACTCCATCTTCTTTTATTAGTTACAAGGAGCTCCGTCGTTAGATACACCATCTGCATTATTTGTAGATTCTGGTGCATCGCCAGAGCCAGCGTTTGTAGCACTTTCAGTAGCAGAATTACCTCTACCACCACCTGAACCAGAAGATGTCTTACCTTTACCGACGTTCTCGTTTAATAATTTTTCTAACTGAGTTTGAGTTAAGCCCGCACCGCCACCGAAACCACTTCCGGAACCAGAGCCTGATGTAATACCTACACCACCCCCTGCAATATCATTTAATACCTCATCAACTACTGGGTCAACTGGGTCAACTGTAGACTGACTTAAATTAGCAGGGTTAACATCAGCATTTTGAGCCTGTGCACCAAAAATAATGTTGCCTTCTTTATCAAACTTATAGTTCTTCTTACCAACCGGAATTACGTTAGGCGGTAGAAGAGTCTCTTTATTATATTTCTTTTTTAGGGCATCCAGCCTTCTTTTATCTTTCTCCTGAAGTCTTTTACCCTGGATAAATTGATTCTTAATAGGGTTGTCTTCGAATGCTGCAGGTCTCTCCAGTGTTGAGATCGGTAATCCTGCTGGCGGAATTTCTAACACATCCCCGGGTTGTAGTGAAAACGGATCAGAAATACCATTCCATTTCAATAGGTAATCAACGTGGTCTTCTCCACCATAGTATTCTAGTGCAATTAGATCAGGTCTAGTTACCTCGTCTTCTCTAACCACATGCTCGCGATACACTACATTTGCTTTATTCTGTGTGAATATCATAGTAGGTTGCGCTAAGATATACTTAGTCTCGTCTGCCGACTTTCTATATAAACTTCTAAATTTCATATTAATTAGCCGTTTGACATGTTTGACCTAGTAACGTATCTGTTACCAGACATTCTACTTCTGTCTTTATTTCCATATTGTGACATATCTACTACATCATCTAGAGACTTACCGTCTACTTCTGGTTGTAAGTACATTCTACCTCTACCAGCATTAAACATAGATTCAATCTCTGATTTATCTCTAGGTCTACCTGGTTTTAGTGTCACTGTCATCTTTAGTTTAGAAGGGAAACCTTCATATCCAACTGGACCCTCGAATTCAAATTTAGCATCTTCTAAACACAGGTTACCACATACTAACATTGGGTTCATTGGGTTACCAATTGTTAAGTGCCATTGTCCAGTAGGGTCACCTGTTAAGAACGCTTTAATAATATCTCCTGAAGAAGGCGAGCCCATCATTTTCATAAGACTACCTCCAATCACGTTGTCTAAGATCTTAGAGTCACCAAGTGCATTAATACCTTTACCGTTCTTTAAGCCCTGAACTGCATTACCTAAATCGCCAATAATGTTACTACCCATAGACTTTAATTGACTACCTAGTGATTTTAAATATCCACTATAATCACCTGATTTTAATTTACTAAAGTCACCAAATGGTTTACCAGTAGAACCAGAACCTGTTCCTCTAACAGCACCGCCCCAGAAAGGAGCATTGTTATATGTCATAGCTAGTAAATTAGAGAGTACATCCATGAATACTACTCTAGGAGATGTATTATCAAATCCTCTTAAGTCATAATAGAAATTAAGAGTAAAGTCATTTTCAAACTTAAGTCCCTTTTCGTCTCTTGCTCGTACCGATGCTATTTTATTATATGGCCCGTACACATGGTTTGGATAAGTAGCACTTAATCCATCAAAACCATTACCCTTCTCTCTAATTGCATCAGCCTGCGCAGCTGTATATCCATTAGCTCCGGACTCAACGGCTTTTGAAACAGGATTACCATCGATAAGAGAACCTAAAGTACCTCTTCTTTTATCATTGCTAGCACCAGTTACTGTTTGTACTGAAGATTCAACATCTTGCCATCCAAATCCAGTACCAAACTTAAGTATTTCTTTCATATCATTTCCTAATTTAGGAGAGAGCCAAGTGATTGCTCTAGCTAAATCAGGTTCTGAAATGTCTAACTCTTGGCCGGTATCATCGTAAGTTCTAGCATTAACAATATCATCACCTACTGGAAATGAGAATCTTCTTAAAGTAATTAAGAAGTCATTAGAGATTTGGCCATAGTGTTCTGCCTGAATAAAGTCTCTATATGAATATGTGAATCCTACACCACCTTTATTTTGAGAATACTCAACAATACGCTTAGCAGTAGGGTTTAAGATATTATCCTCATCACCGTGAATTGTTGCTGCGTTCCACTCTTTAAATTTAGGGTCATTCTTACTTACACCACTTGCATGGTTTCTATAGTTTAACAGAGCCCATGCGTTAGATTTAGATCTAACAGTATTTATGCCAGGAATAGTTTTATCCGGATCTTTTACCTCATAAGCTTTAGAAGCTAATGGGTTTTCACCATATAAAGACTTAGGATTAATAGGAGGTGCTGGAGACGTAGTAGTATTACCAGCAGCAACAGCTTCTTGTTGCTCTTCTGGTTCAGCCCCAGCTGCAGCAATGTCTGTATTAGCAGTAGCCTCTTGATTTGTACTAGGAGGTGTGTATGGCGTGCCGTCTGAATTTAATTTACGATTACTAACTGTCATTTTACCAGTTTCGTCGTCTTCGTAAATATATTTAGGTGGCGTGGTAGATGTTACACTATCTAAAACTAATGGCATATTAAGTCCCTATTTGTTTTTTATATATATCTGCCGTATATCAGGATATTATGTTTAGACCCACTCTCCGCGGTCTAATTCTGTATGATCGGGTCTATAAAGTATAGTATCTGCCCAATCTTTATCTTTAGGGTATCTCTCACCTAAAAACTTTTCTAGAGCTTTTACGTATTCGCCTTTACTATGGAAGTAATATTGACCAGTATACGTAGACCTATTTGTAAGCTCATAGAGTTCTTTTAAGGCCACTTCTGTTTGGAAGTCTTGTATCTTATTAAATAGTTCTTGTTGTTCACCCTTGGTCTTCACACAAAAAACTGAGTCAACAGTGATAAGATATTGCTTCCATTTATCACCATCAAAAACTCGATCTTCTAGCTCTTTAACAGTTTTATATTCTTGTCTTTTTAAATTGATGCGGGTTTCTTTACCCTCAAAGTCTCTAATGAATCTACCACCAAACAGGTATCTTTTCAAGAAGACAATGTTGTCGTAGAATTTCTTAATACGTAATTGATACTTTGGGTTTACATCATCGAACTTAACGTCGTAGATCAGAGCGCGGACCGGAATAAGTACATTAGGGTTTTGTGTAGTTGAGATTAGAGCCTGTACATATTCACCTTTAGTAAATATCTTATGTTTAATCATGGTCTATAAATCTAACATTATCAAACTTACTGAGTACACCTCTTTTAGGATAGTCACATCTGTTGATAATAATTAGATCCATATCATAGGGATCTGCCGTTAGATCAGCTATAAATTGTTTAAAATTTAGTACGGCAGGGCCATCTAAGCTTTTAAACATGTAAAGCAACTTTGCCTCTTCGTTTTCCGATTCTATAGTATCATCGATTAATTTTTGTATTAATCTTCTAATATAGAGTGAGACAATAATATCTGATGGCTCCTCGCTATACGGGTCGCTCTTAACCAATCTATTTACTATATCAAAGTAAGATATGGTTAAATCATAATCACCAGACTTAGCTAGTTTTTCAAACTCAGTCCTAGTTTTACACCAAACACCTTCTATTTTTAGTGTCATTTCTTTCTTAAAGACTGCAGCCTATTAAGTTCCTTCTCCAAGGCTGCAATCCTTGATTTAATTTCTGTTTCGCTGGGCACATATTGAGTACCCCATTCAGTTTTAACTACTACTTTATCGTGGTCTAATTCACTGCCGGTGGTCATACCTAGATCCAGAATCAAGTCTTTTAGGAACTTAACTTGATTTGCTCTACCAGCAAGACCTTCAAAATCATATACTGTTCTTGAAGTGAATTCTTCACCGCCACCATTGACGTTATCATCAATCAAAAATTTTAACACACCGTTGTCAGCCGGCTCGATAGAAATAGTAATCATCTACTGTAAATTATTTTTGTCTAGCGTCTCTAGAAGCCTTTGCTTCTTTTTGTAACGCTCTTCTTTTTTTCTTATCAGACTGATAAGTTTCTTTGTCCTTAATCACACTTAGAGCCCATGCTTCTTCTAGCATTGCAATTTCTTTATCATTATAGCCTTGAGCAGACCATTGATCTTTTAAGCCAGGCACTCTTTCACCGTCAGCATTAGTGTAACCCTCTAAAATTTGCTCTAATCTAGCAGCATTGCGAGCTTCGCTAGCATCAACATGTTGTTGGTGGATCTTTCTACCATTCTCCATGTTCTGTTGTCTGAGTTTAGTTCTCACCTCACCTAAATATGGAAGCTTACTAAGGTATCTAAGAACACCTTGTTGCTTCATCATATACCTTCTTTGTTTTCTAGAAGTTAATATCGGGCGCTGCTCCTGTTGGTTGTTTTGCGTTTCTTCTGCCATTGTAGTAATTATTAATAAATTCTTCTGCTTGTGGTTTTAATTGTTCTTGTAAGTTATCTATCTGGCTCATAATTAATAGCAAAATTTGCTCATTTAAATCAGCCTTTGTAATGTCCATCTGATCTTTAAATAATTCATAAACATCCTGAGATGGAATATTTAAATTTAGAGGCATTGTAATAGTATTTTTAGCGCTTAATTTTCTAAGCATCTCTAACATCACATTTACTTCACCTGCTGGTTGTGTCTGTTTAAGTGTCTGTCCCGGGGCTACATTTAGAGGTTCATCAGTAACGGATGCATTAAATGGCTGTGAAAGTCTCTCCGCGTCTGCCATATCTTTAGCCTCTATTAATACTTCAGGTATTACGTTTGTAAATACCTGTGACCCATCTGTAAAATACGTAAACTCGCCCTCGACACGATCGACAATTACTATTTGGCCAGCCTTCTCGGTCTTAGACCACACTAGAATCTTTTCTTTAGTCTCAGTAGTACTCATATCTTTTTTATTTAATCTACTAACCAAGGTCAACGCTGAGTTGACTATTTGGTTTATTATTGTTATACTCACGATCTAGAAATTGTTTAATAAACTCGAAAGAGGCATCGGGCCCAATGATCGCATCTCGTTTCATAAAGGTGACTACCCACCTCTCATAGAAACGTTCTTCGCCATGTTCTGCTAAAAATTGTTTTAGGTCTTCTACCTCTGGTAGAAACATCTTGTTAAATCCCATAGTTTTAAAATTCAGTATTAAAGAAAAATGTTTGAAATAGTCTGCCGTTCTCTTTGTTTGTGCCAAAGTAGTCTAATGAAGCATGGAAGTAATCACCACGATAAACCACTAGTCTATTAAACACATTAGCCACTCGATCAGTCATCTCCCATTTGGTATAGTCTTGAGCATCTTCATATACCACATCTAACAGGGGTTGATTAACTCTACCGTCTTCTAATCTTGGCGTGCCGTATAACCCAGTCTTCTTGTGTCTAAATAATCCGGTCCCACCAGAGAGTGGTGCGTCAGGTGTCAAGTAAATTATACCAGCCCAAGTGGTTGTACCATCTGCATGAATCCAGGTTCTATCCCTAGATGTAGTATATTGGTATGAACCGCAGTAGCTTTCTACGTGCTCTGGATCTGGCCAATAGATCTCGCCGTGTACTGGGCTTAAATGTTTAGCAAAATAATCTTTTACCGACTCTGATAGATGTGGTACGGTCCTGTGGCCTGGATAATTACCATCTACTTCAAAGTCTTGCTCTAGTGCAAATTGTCTAACCTCCTCTGGGTTACTATAAAAATTATCTATAATTGTTAAACTAAATGCCATTAATAAATTGTTTTAATCCTATTAGTAAATGACGGTGGAAAGAATCCCTCTTTATTTATCAAGCTTCTAAAACACGCGTCCAGAATATACGTAACTGCCCAATCATCTTTAGATCTAATGCTCCTACCAGCACCCTGCTGAATAGCAATACCTGTTTTCCAATCATACCAGCCTGGGAATGAACTCATCTTGGCCTTTACTAGCGGGTCGCCTAATGATGGATATGGTACTTTAAAAAAGATCTGGAATCTAGACTTCTCGTCCTTTAAATCCAGACCTTCTAGTAGTGATGGTCCCACCAATATTTTACCATCTATCTTATTGAAGAGTTCGATCGCACCACTACGTTCTTTTGCAGAGTCATAGGTGATAAAACTGAACTTGTGTTTAGATTTAGCATTGATGTAGTCCATGAACTCATAGGACCCTGCATGAATGATGCCGCTTTGTCCTTTATGTTTCTCTAAGATCTTGTCTAGTGTCTCTACTACTTTGGGGAGATTTTGTTCGCGTTCTCTAAAAGACAGTTTGTGCCTATTGACGAAAACGATGGGGGATTTTTTGTAGGAAAATTTGTTGTCCATTCTAATCACCTTTGCATTACCCATCTTAGTATGTTTTGCAAATGCTCTAATATCACCCAACGTTGCTGACATAAAGACTTTAAAGCCACTCTTCTTCTGTAAGAATTTATCAATCATCATTGCCTCTTCCAAACATAAGAACTGCACCTCATTCTCCATCTTCTTAATAACGATCGCATCCGTGCCAAGCTCCTTAATTATGTCATGATAGTCATCAAACTTGCACCAGATGTCTTTAAGCCTGTCCATTCGTCCGAAAAATTGCTGCCATTCTTTGGGCACATCACCAGACCGATACTGGCGTTTACTACGCTTCAGGGCCGCTTGTCTGACCTTGCGATATACCACGGCAATACCTCTGAACTCGCTGATGTGCTTCATAAGCTCTTGGTGATCGTCTTCCCGCATTAAGCGGTCAACGATGTCTTCTATTCTGTTATCAGATACCCAGGAAGCTTCCAATCCATGTTTCTGTATAAACCTGTTTACTTCTCTAAATAACTTAGGTGTACTAGTGTCTATCCTAGGACTAAAGTGTGATTGTACAATACTGTCTACCTTATGTGCTTCATCAAAGAATACAAAGTCTCTCATAGGAAACGGTACTTCTCTGTCCTGTTCTTCCATCTTATCCTCTACATAATTCCTTTGTATTAGATAATATGAATAGTTGAAGAGAGCTACAGGTAGCTCCTTCGCGCGCCGCCTAGCCTGAAGATACCCACATTGATTCCAGCAAGAGAGTTGTTCGGCTTGTTCATACCCGATACCTTTCATCTTACAGTCACCTAGTGAGAATGGCAGATCATTTACAATACATTCATAGTTATCCACACCTCTAATACTGGGCCAATCCAATTTGAATTGTTTAAAGTCTTCTTCATACTGATCTTGTAGCATCAGATCAGATGTGACCAAATACCCGCGTTTGCCTAATTCTTTAAGAATGTGTGCGGACCACATAGCAATTAGTGATTTACCGCTTCCAGTTGGAGCATCTAAAATGATAGTGCCTTCTGGATCCTGTAGATAGTGATTGCAGATAGCCTCAATAACTTCTCTTTGGCCCTCTCTAAATTGGAAGTCCTTACCGAATATATTCTGCTCTAGTGCTAGGTCTATAATTTCGGTTACTCCGCGTTCCAGCATATTACCTCATTTACTTCGATACCAGCTTGTTTTAATAGATCTACACCTGACATATCTCTATAGTCCTCTGAGTAGAATACTCTTTTGATACCTGATTGAATAATTAATTTTGCGCAGTCAAAACATGGACATGTTGTTGTATAAAGATCTGCGCCCTCTGAGCTTAGCGTGGACTTACTAATTTTAGCAAGTGCATTAGACTCTGCGTGTAAGACTTCTCTTTTAGTTACCTCTTTTGAACAGCAACCATTATCACAAGTATATCCTTTTTCTTCTAATGTTAGAGCGTGGTCAGGATTTTCGTAATAACGCACTTGTTCCTCTTCACAACCATTATCAAAGCCATGTGGTGTACCGTTATATCCTGTTGAAATAATCTGCTTATCTTTAACGATAATACAGCCAACGCGCCTGCGTTTAGCATACGAGAGCTTGGCTATCTGATAAGCCATCTGCATATAAATTAAATCTACCGGAATTCTAGGCATATAAAAAAGAGTCTATGTTACTAATGTTATACATAGACTCTTTAAAAAGTTTAAAATTACTTAGATCTTAATACGAAGGAGCTTCGATAATACCAGCCTTAACTAGAGTGTCGATAAAATCTCTAAATGGCATACCTTTTTTAGTACCTGGAATGCTTTTAGAGTTTTCAACAAACTCACCGTCAAAATAATAACTATTACCATTGTCGGCAGCTGCTGCGATTAATTCACCCATCATAAATTTAGAAGGCACTCTTACTCTGCCTTTTGCTACAGCCTTAACTGAGTCCTTATCAAATCCACTTAGATACATCATTTCATCAGCAGTACCTCCGGGTAATGATTCTCTACCTCCAAGTCTAGAAATTGCAGCACCTTCTTCGGTGTCTCTTTCTGCATAGAGTGCTTTAATGATAGCATTAGCAAGCTCAGTATCTTTACCTGGCTTCATGCCCTCATTAATAAATTGTTCAAATAGTTTAATGTGTTTCATAGTCTTAATTAATGTATCGGGTTCCAGGGTTGAATCCAGTATTCCCAAAATATTTGTTTTACTTTTTTCATAGTTAATATTCAAATGGAGGTACTGTATCGTCGTCAGTCTCCATACCATACCAGACGCCTTTGTGTTGCCAGTAATACCATCCGTATTTATCGTCAATAACCACCTCAAATTTACCTTTCGGCAAGTCTACGTATTTCTTAGGAGCTCTGGCGATATACTTAAGTACAGGTACACCATCGTCCCATGTTTTCTTAGTAGATCTAGCCTCAACACTTTCTCCGTCACTAAATGCCATGTGGTATTCAGCTCCTTCGATTTCATCTGCTAATAGCATAGTAGGAGTCTTATCAGACTCATGCACGGCTTTAATATCTGTAGCCTTAAATTCGTTAAGCGGTTTGATATGCTTCATAATTATTCTGCGCCCCAAGCCTCTTTCATTTCGTCGATCTTCTTTGCATAAGCATCTTTAATCTCATTACAAGCAGCCTCGTACATTTCTTGGGTTAATTCTGTTTCTTTAACTTCACCGTAACCTTCTTCCATCGCCTTAGCAGCAAGAGCAGCAGCAAGAGCAGCATTCTCTTTCATGTAAGACTCTAATGTATGGTCTTGGTAGTCATCTTTTTCGTATGCACATGCAGCCTCTTTTACTTTGTTGTAAGCTTCAGCCATCATGTCTTCTACTGTAGGATTATCTTGTTCTAACTCTTCAGACTCATCGTCGTCGTCATCGTCATCATCGTCGTCATCGTCGTCATCATCGTCATCATCGTCATCATCGTCGTCATCGTCGTCATCATCATCGTCATCATCGTCTTCTTCAGATTCCTCAGATTCCTCAGACTCAACTTCATCCTCTTCTGTTTCTTCAACTTCTTCTTCAGCAACCTCTTCTTCTGTGGTAACTTCTTCAGTAGCTTCAGGAGCCTCTTGTTCAGAGTTTAACTGAACTTGATACTCTTCAAATGATAGAATTTTTTTAGCCATTTTTATATGTTTAATTTTTATTAGAATACTTTTTGTAAGTTAGCGGCATTATGCCATAAGATACCATCTGCAACATATACATCGCGTTCCTCAACATCTATTGTATATGCTGTAATTGTTTCTTCAACTACTTCTTTAGATGTAATCTCAACCCATGTGTCATTAATATAGAATGAATCCCCAATAACTACATCAACCACTTGTTTAAATGATACATTATTAGCAGAGTCTTTTATTAATACAGGGTGCTCTTCTGTAACCTTTGTTAAACCGTTATTAAAGTTAACGTATTTACCGAATTCAGAGCTTTGGATTGCCACAACTTCAGCAGATTGTGATGAAGCAGAGAATTGATTAAGTTGGCTTGAGTATTCTTGCCAAGTTGAGCTTGTTTCATCATGTCCAAGTCCAGAAATATCATAAGATGCTAATATATCACCCACTTGTAGGTTTTCTACTAGTTTAGTCGTACCGTCCGCCAGATTTATCACAGTCCCAGCGACGTGACATGATTGGACTGCATCAATAATTACACTATAGCCAATATTAGAACCGGTAACTGTACAATAAATATTACCTATAACGTCATTATTTGCGTCATTGGGGAATCCACTATCAGCGCTATCAACTTGAAACGAAAACTCCCATTTATTAGCAGAGGAAACCCAAGTAGCAGCGATAAAGTAGATATAAGTCGGTGTGGTTAAATATTGAGACCATCCACCGGAGGGAGCCGATGTAATGTTATTGCCATTTGCATCCTGATGTGCTGCCCATAAGCTAAATGTACCAGCAGCAACTGAATCAGGATCAGTGTTTGATAAATTTCCTGAAGTAGTAGATCCTTGGTATGATGATGGATTCCCTGGGGTAGGATTAACACCGTCACCATTAAATCCGCCTCCTAATGCCCATGTAAAAGTAGGTTGTGGCGGTTGAGTTGTTACGATCGCCGCCTGTGTAATTGTCAACACATCTTTAACATCACCGTTATCTGGGTGTGTAATTACTAAATATGCTGTTCTGCTTAATCCTGGTAAAGGTCCTGCCATTTTATTCTGTATTAATTTTTAGCTATTTTCTGTATATGTTACTGTTACACTTCCCTCAGTATTATCTATTCCACCGAAGTTAGTACCGAATCCGCCGCTAACTCCTGTAATCCAAGTAGGTGCGGATGTTTGAGTTGTTCCAAATTCGTCAGTCGCCCAATAGATTTTACCCGCACCAGCTCCAGAACTACCGGATTCATAAGTATATGTGAAAGGTACGCCTGAACCCGTACCGCTATCTCTACTGATAACATCTACGAAGCTACCTGCTGCACCTGCTAGATTTTTAGTTGTACTTTGGAAGTTAACGTCCTGTGCAATTGGCGCTGCAGTTGTAGTATTCTGTTGCCATATTGCATATAGTGTAGCATCAGCTCCCATCCAAGATGCACCTTCACCGTAACCTGATCCCGTACCAGAACCGTCCGTATTCCATTCAACGAATGAATAACCCGTCCTAGTAAATCCGTTTGCAGCTATTGTTAGAGGTATTGGGCCTGAAGTAGGCGAGGTGCTACCACCAGTTGCTTGGTTACCATCATAAGTCAGTGTGTAAATAGAAGGAGCTGCCGTAGTCGGAGCTGCCGTAGTCGGAGCTGCCGTAGTCGGAGCTGCCGTAGTCGGAGCTG